GGCTCGCGGGAACGGCCGGGAAGCGGCTCATGCCGCCGTGGAGTTCGGACGACCTGTCGCGGGCGGTGGGTGTCGACCCGGAGCGCTTCGACCGGCACACCGCCCTGGGCGACGTGCGCTGGGTGATAGCGCAGTGGGACGCGGTGATGGGTTGATGCGGATCAACCGGACGTGGCGGCACCGCATCGACTCGTCGCGCCACGGTGCCCGCAGGTGGGTCGTCTACGCGGCGGTCGCGCTGGGCGCGCTCGCGGGGGCGCACCTGCTCTGGTCGTGGCTGTTCGCCGTCCCCGACACCGTGGCCGCGCAAACCCGCTCGACCGTCAACCGGGCCGCGGTGGTGTCGTCGTTCGCGCAGGACTTCGTCACCGTGTGGCTGACCGCCACCGACCCCCACGTCCTCGACGCGTTCGCCACCCCGCCCGACGCGATGGTCACACCCCCGACACCCGCGGTGGTGCTCGGCGCCCCCAACGTCGTCGCCGTCGAGCTGGTCGGCAACGCCGGCAAGAACGCAGCCGCCGAGCAGTGGTCCGTCGTTGTCGGCGTCACCCAACGCCCGTGGGAGTCGGCCCCGCCCACCCGGGCCCTGTACCGGGTGTCGATCCTGTGGAGCAGGTTCGGGCCCCGCGCGACCGGCATGCCCGCCCGCGTCTCCGGGCCCGGCGCGGGCGCGGACCTGCCGGTGGCCTACCCGGTGACCCTCGGGCAGGGCGACCCGCTGTGGACGCTGGTGTCCGGCTGGGCCGCCGCCTACCTCACCGGCTCGACGCCGGTGAGCCTGTACATCACCACCGACTCCCTGATCAGCGGCCTAGGCGGTGCCTACCAGTCGGCGACATTGACTGGGCTGCGCGCCGACACCAACCCCGCCGCCAAACCCGCCGAAGGGCAGCGGATACGGGTCTACGCCCAGGTCGACGCGCTCACCGCGCAATACGCCCACACATACATGAGCTACCCCCTGACGCTGCGCGGGGTCGGCGGGGCGTGGAGAATCGCGGCCATCGACCGCGCCCCGGCGATGATCGCCGACGACGACCCCCAACCGGTAACGCAAGGAGACAACAACCATGGTTGAGACAACCCAGGCCGCGGCGGACCTGTTTTCGGCCATCCCGTCGATGTGGAGCGACGGGCGGGTCACCGCCGCGATCGTCGTCATCGCGATCGGCGCCATCATCGCGATCGCCAAGATCCACCACGGCATCGGCAAGGCGATCGGCCTGTTCCTGGGGGCCGTCGTGCTGGGGGGTCTGGTGCTGGGATCGACCGGCGCCCTGGCGTCGATCAAACACACCCTCGACAACCACGGCGGCATAACCTCCGGCGACTACGGCCGCTGACCCGTGAACGACGAACGCGCGCGCGTCTACACCGACGTGCGCGACTTCCCCATCCACGTGTCCTACATGGACGAGCGGACCCGCATCTGGGGCGCCCCCTACCGCATCTGGGACGGCACCGCCGTGATCGTCGGCCTGTCGGCGACCGGGTGGGCGATGTGGCACTGGCTGGACTCCGGGCACCCCGTCATCATCGGCATCCTCGGCCTGACCCTCACCGCCGCGGCGAGGTGGCTGGCGAAGATGATGCCGATCTCACGCCCGAGCCCCGCATGGCGGGCCCGCTGGCTGGCCACCGCCATCACGGCCCGCCCGCGGCGCGCCGACACGGCCGGCGGCGACCCGTGGCTGTCCCCACCCAAGGCGGTGATCGGCAACCTGGTGTTCACCCACGGCGGGGTGTACGCCGAATACCTTCTGGCCGGGCAGCCCGGCGGGATGATGCCCCACGAGCAGCGCCGCGCCGTAGCCGCGCGACACCGCCCCCTGGTGCGCCAACTGCCGTCCGGGTTCGTTCTGTGGGGGGTGTGCGCCCCGGTCGGGCGCCGCGAGCTGATCAACCGGATGCTGCGCGGCCACACCGACCAGCCGCGCTGGGTGTCGGAAGTCCGTGCATGGGAACCGGCCTTCGACCGTAAACAGTTCTGGGAGCCGGTGTTCGGTTTGCGGGTGCCCGTCGACGCCGGACAGGCCGGGCGCTCCAGCGTCGGCGGGCTGGCGAAGACGTGGAAAACCATCGTAGGGGCCGAGCCCGACAACGCCGGAACCCTCGACGGGTACCGCCGCTTCGCCGACGAAATCCTCGCCAAGATCCCCGCCGAGTTCAACCCCGTCCCGGCCACGCCCCGCCAGATCCGCTGGTGCTACCACCGCCACTGGACACGCGGCACCGACACCGAGCCGTTCCCGCACGGGCCCGGCGGCCCCGAGCGGTTCGACCCCGCCCACTTCCTCGACATGCCAGCCGTCTTCGACGAGGGCGACCAGGCCGGTCGCACCGGCCCGTGGTGGCGCCGGTGGCTGCCGTCGCTGGCGCCGGTGCTGCGCATCGACACGGCGGGCGGTAATTCGTATCAGGCGCTGCTGGCGGTCGACCAGCTGCCCCGCCAGGGCCTCGCGCATCCCGGCGCCGAATACCTCATGTCCGTCTACGACGTGCCGACCGACGCGCAGGTCGACTGGTACGCCCACGTCGACACCCGCTCGCGGGAGCGCGCCCTGGTCGGGGTGGACCGGGCGCAACGCAACCTCGACGACCAGGCGTGGCAGACCAGCGGCCGCGGCGATTTGGCGCGCCGCTACGACTCGTCGGTCGACTACCGCCAAGCCCTGGAGGCCAGCAAGCTCGAACGCGAAACACAAACCACCACCGTCGTGGCGGTCGGCGCCTCCTCCCGCGCCTGGGTGCTGCGCGCGGCCGCCGCGCTGCGCACCCACATGGCCGAGGACATGGAGATCGTGCTGAGCGGACCGGCCGGCGCGCAGCGGGCCCTGTGGTGCCTGGGGGCCACAGGCGCCGCCGACCAGTCACCGCGCTCACAGTTCCGCCATCCCACCACCACCACCGAATGGGCGCGGTTCGCGCCGCTCGCATCGGCCGAACTGGGCAACGACACCGGCATCCTGCTGGCCGCGAACCTGTCCACGGCCCGTCCTGGCCCGGTGTACGTCGACCTGGAGGGCTCCGCGGCGCGGCGCGACGCCCCCGGCATGCTGTGGTTCGGCCCGCCCGGCGGCGGCAAGTCGCAGGGCTGCAAACGCGTCGCCGACGCCCTGATCAAACGCGGCTCCCAGGTCACCGTCATCGACCCCGGCTCGAAACGCGAATGGGAGCACGCCCTGGCGCACCACGGCGACGCGGTGGCGGTGATCGACCCCACGGCGGGCCGCTGGTCGATCGACCCGCTGCGCCTGTTCCCGCGGGCGGTGGCGGTCGAACACACCCTCGACCACCTTTTGCCGCTGCTGGGCGTCGAACCCGACTCCGCAGCCGCCGGGCAGCTGAACCTGGCGCTGCGCGACGAATCCATACCGAGCCTCGCCGCGCTCACCAGAACGTTGCGCCCCGACGGCGAGCACCCCGAGCTGGCCGCCAAGCTGCGATCCTGGGCCGGCGTGGACTACCTGCGCGGCCTGTTCGACGACACCCTGCCCGTCCCGCCCATCGCGCAGCACGACGCCGTCATCTGGCTCACCCACTCCCTCGAACTGCCCACCATGAGCAACACCGACAACCTGCACCTGTACGGCCGCCAGTCCCGGCGGGCCCGCGCGGGTCTGGCCGTCTACGGCCTCATCGCGGCCCTGACCCGGCTCACCTACACCAGTGCGGGCCGCGACCGCTGGGGGTGGCTGATCTGCGAGGAGGCCCGCACCTACCTGGCGTCCCCGGCCGGGCGGGAGGAGGCCACCCGCACAATCACCCAGGGCCGCAAGGAGCACTACGGCCTGATCGTCATCTCCCAGCACATCGAGGACTTCGACGGCATCCCCACCCAGGACCTGCCGATGCGGATAATCACGCCGTTCAAACCCGCCGAGCGCGACTACGCCCGCGCGGTGTTCAAGCGGATGGGCATCGACCCCGACCAGTACCCCCAGGTCCTCGACACCCGCACCGCGGAGGGCCACGGCTACGCCTACTTCATCGACCACCTGGGCCGCGCCGGGCTGGTGGACCTGCTGGCCCCGGTGCAACCCGAACTGGTCGGCGCGTTCGACACCCGCAACCTCGACCAAACAGTACAATGCCTACATGATGGATCCGGAAGACGCTGAAAACGACTACTGCGTTCAAGGCAAGTTCGACGGGGTACTTGCCCACAAAGCGCAGATGGACGGACGCTTGTACGTGAGCAGATGAGCGACATGAAGCTCTACCAGTGGCGCACGCCGCACGGCTGGCTAGCAACGGAGATCTACATCGGCGACGTCAGCATATGCGTGGCGCCGGACGAGGACGGGCACTGGCATTGGCGCATCGGAGATGAAGGCGCCGACTGGCAGCCCATCGAAACGCTCGACGACCTGGCACGCTGCATCATCAAAGCACGCGGAATCGTCGCAATCCTGTCGTATCCAGGGTCCCAATGACGGCCGCCGCAGACCACCCGAACCAGCCACCCAGGCGAAGCTGGGAGGAGCGCCACCAGTTCGGGTGGGACGCGCTGGCTGTCGCCATCGACTACTACTCGACGCTCATGGAGGAGTGGGATGACTGACCACATCTGCCCCATCTATGACTGCCGCTGCCCAGCCGGAGACGCCGCCCGCATCGCATTCGCACGGGTCAACCTCATGATCGACGAGAAACACCCCGACGACCAATACTGGCAGGCCTGGGACCAGTTCGAGGCCGCCACCATGACACGCTTCGAGCAATGCCGATGCCCGACCCAGACCTGACCGCCGCCAAAAGGGTCCTAGCCGTACTCACCGGCCTGCCCTGCGACAACACCTGGTGCAACCACCCCGTCGCCTACACCGTCAACTGGCACGGCTGCCACCACCAACTCCTATGCGGCCCCTGCTGGGACAAAACCGCCAAAGTCCTCGAACACTACGGCCAATGCCCCTGGTGCCACACCATCTACCTCCCCGAGCACCTGGTCAACGCCGAAAAGCTATGACCACCGCACTAGCGGCCTGGCTGCACACACACACCCACACCCGCCGCGCCTGGCTCCTCATACAGGCATTATGGGCAACGTGGATCACCGCACTGATGACCGCACCCCACGCCGCAGCCTCCGCAGCCGCCGACGAACTCTCCTGGACCGGCCTCAAAGACAGCTACGGCGTGCCGATCGGAGCGCACGTCGTGGCGACCGTCCCCATGCTCGAAGCCCTGGACAAGCAGGGCACCCCGTTCGGCGTCGACCCGGCCCAGTGGGGCCCGGCCTTGGCGGACAGGATGGTCACCGCGCTGGGGTTGACCGGCCTGGGCGGGGTGCTGGCGTTCGAGTCGGCCGCGCTGGCGTTTCTGTGCGCGGTGGGGATCTGGCTGGTGCGGTTCGCCCTGTCGACGACGTGGCTGGGCTGGCTCGCCGCTGCGGCGCGCCCGATCCTCGTTAACGTTAACGCCGTGGAGGCGCAGTTCCACCTGGTCGCCGGGGTGGGCCTGGTGTGCGCGGTGGTCGGCGCGGTGGTGGGTGTGATGCGCGGGGTGGGCCGCGGTTTGGGCATCATGGCCGGCGGTGTCCTCGTGTTCGCGGCATCGCTGTTTCTGCTGCGCGACCCCCTGGGCGAGGAGACGGGCGACAACGGGGTCCTCGGCATAGGCCGCAGCCTGGGGTTTCGCATCTCGCAGGGCTTCGGCAACAACGGCCCGCTGACATCGGGCGGCATGGACGCGCAGCTGGACCGGCTGTCGTCCTCGCTGGTGGACGTGCTGGTGCGCCAGCAGGTGGAGCAGGTCAACTTCGGGCACGTCATCGACTCGGTGCCCGGCGCGGCGGCGGCCTACAACGCGGCGCTCATGTCGCCCGACCCGACCGTTAACGCCGCGCACGCGGTGGGGGTGTACGACCCGTCGGCCCTGGCGCACGCCCAGCAGCTCACCGAGGGCTCGGCGGCGCTGTTCGCGCTGCTGATCTGCGTGGTGGGTGTTGTTTTGCTGGCCGTGTGTTACGTGGGCGCCGAGGTGGTGCGCATCGGCTTCAAAGCCTTCTTTTATGTGCTGATCATCGGCCCGGCGGCGCTTTTGGCGATCCCGCCGGGCCCGCCGCGCCAGTTCGCCAAGCGCGCCGCGTTCAGGCTGGTGGTGTTCGGTCTGGAGACCCTGGTCGCCACCGTCGGGCTGGGCGTGTTGGTGATCCTGCTGTCCGACACGGCCCGCGGCACACTGCCCGGCGTTAACGGCATGGCTGCTCCGATGGCCAAACTTTTGGTGATGGCGATGATCGGGGTCGGCGGCGCGTTCGGGTTCCGATACTTGCTTAAGTCGCTGTTCGGGGACCGTGGGATCGCGGGCCCGGTGCGGGCGTTTCGGGCGGTGTCGGGCGGTTCGGCCGCAGCGGAGAGAACCATCCAGGAGGCCGGGCACATCCGGCGCCGAGCCCAGGCGGGCGCGTCGTGGCTGTCGTTGGCGACCAGCAGATCCGCCGGGCCGCCGCCGCCGGCCCGTCAGGCCCACCCGACACCCGCCCCGGCGCGCACCCAGAGCCAAACCGCGAGCCCGCCCACAGGCCAGACCACAAGCCAGCCCGGGCCCGCGAGCCCGGCCCAGCCAGCCGGCCCGGCTCCGGCGAATGGGCGCACACCCGCCCCGCCGCGAACGGCAGCCGCCGCGGGCACCGCCGCCACCATTGCCGCCGCTGCCCTCCCGGCAGCCGGTGCGGCCAAAGTCGCCGCGGGCGCAGCCAGGATCGCCACGACGAGCGCTGCTACTCAGGCGCGGTCACTCGCCGCGCAACCACCCGCCGCGCCGCAAGCCAACCCGCCACGAACGACCACGCCACCGTCCCGCACGCAACCCCAACCCTCCGCGCCAACCCAACCGGCCGACAAAGCCGCCACGCCGACCCGGCCGCCCAAGGCAGCCACACCCGCGCGCCCAGGCCCCAAACAGCCGCCGCCCGCAACCCCGCGCGAGCACCCCAACGATCCGCCGCCACCCGCGCGCACCCCAGGCAAACCGCCCGGCCAGTAAAGGGATGATTCGATGAGTGAAGAAAGCCTGCTGAAAACACGGCTCACACAATCTGCCCTTGATTTCGAGGACGTAGGGACCGAGCCGCCCGACCACCGTTAACGACACACCCCGCCGCAAACAGGGCCCGCCGCAACCACGGCGTTATCCTGAGAACGCCGAAGAAGCGAGACCCCCGTGTTCCTCACGCGCCTGCTGCGGGCACGCCAACCCGACCCCGAACCGCCTGTGACGCCCAACTTCGACGCCCCGGGGCTCACCCACCACTGGCAGCTGGTCGAGCGCCACGAAATCAGCAGCGACCTGGCCGACGACCTGCCCGAGCACGAGAAGGCCGCCATCATCTCCGACGCCCGCCTAGCCGCCGCCGAGTGGGCCGCCCGCGAGGGTGTCGGCGTGACCCACGTCGAAGCGTTCAAACGCCGCCTGCAGGTCGGCATCCGCTTCGAGCTGACCGTCGCCAAAGCGGTCGCCAACCCCGCCTGGGACGAGTTCGAGTGGGTGTGGTCGTCGCGATGGCGCGACTGGCAGCGCCGACTGGGCGCGCTGCGCCGCTACGAGAAGCACGGCCGCGCCCATCCCATCCGGGCCCTGCCCGGCGGTGCCATGGTGATACCGCTGCACCAACGCCACCAACACGAAAGCGACCCCACCTAGTGGGCGCGGCACCGCAAATGGACCTAGAGGAGCTGGCCGCCCTTTTGGGGGAGCACGCGCTCGCCGTCTACTCCTGGGGGCCGGAAGGTTGCCGATGCCAAGAATGGGACGGCGACAGCGCTGATCACCCGCGGCACCAGGCGGAGATGATTATCGCCAGGTGCGGCAACGGGTAGCTACCGCCGCCGCTAACATCGACCCCGTGATCGGGGTCGCGATATCCACCTGGCGCCGCCCGGACACCCTCGCGCTGGCCCTGAACGAGTGGGCGCGGCGCCTCGCCGGGGTGTCCCTGCTAGTCGTCAACCACGACGAGCAGGGCCGCGGCGTCGCCGAAACCAAAAACGCCGGGCTGGCCGCCCTCATGGCCGATCCCCGAATCACCGACCTGTTCTTGGCTGATGATGATGTGTCTCCCATCGCCGACGACTGGGCCCGCCCCTACGTCCAATCCCCCCACCCCCACCTGATGCACTGCTGGGGAGCCAACCGCTACGAACGCGAAATCGACGGCCACACCATCTGGTCGTGGCCCCGCGGGGTGCTCCTGTACGCCAGGAGGGCGGTCGTCGAGCGCGTCGGCGGCATGCGCCCCGACTTCGGCCCGGTGGGCGGAGAGCACGTCGAATGGTCGCGCCGCGTCCACAACTGCGGGTTCACCCCCCACCCGTTCATGGACGTCGCCGGATCCAACCGGCTGTGGTGCTACGACACCACGGCACCGACCACCCTGCCGAAAACCCGCTACACCGACCGCCGCTGGAAAACACGCCGCCAACGCCTCCTGGAGTCCTATCGGCACTCCACCGAACACGTCGCTTTGCCCCTGCCCGCCCATCAGTTAACGTCACCGCTGTGAAATGGTCGCCCGACGAGGGGCTGATCACCGCCGTCCGGACCGGCCGCTGCACGCAGCGCTACGCGACCATGACACCGGCGGACCGCTCCTGGGTCGTCGCCGGGCTCACCCGCGCCGGATACACCGCCGAACGGATGGCCGAACTGATGGGCTGCAGCCTGCGCACGGTGCGGGTGATCAAAGCTGAGCCGATGACACGCATGGCCGAGCTGCTGCAAACCGAGGCCGCCGCGTTCGAGGCCGAACTGTCCCTGGCCCGCTCCGAGCACGCCCGACTAAACTCCGAGCTGGCGTCGTGCACCCTGGCACAACGACGGATGCGCGCCAACCTGATCCGCGTCACCTCACCCCGGATCACCGAAGGCCATCCGCTGTGCGCGCGGGGCGTGCACCGCATGACCCCCTACAACACCTACGAGAACGGCGGCCGCCGGTGGTGCCGCGAATGCCACCGCATACGCGAGGCCGGGCGACGCGCCCGCAAACGAGCGGCCCGCACCGAAGCGCAGCCCAAGACGAGGATAAGTTGACCTGATGGGATTCGGCATCATCGGCACCGCCCACCTGGGCGCGCCGCGGCGCGTGCACGGCGACTACGACTACCTCGTCACCGGCGGCATGGGCTTCATCGGCCGCCACACCATCGCCGAGCTGCGCCGCCAACACCCGCAGGCCCGCATCGTCAGCCTCGACAACCTCGCCACCGCGCAGCAGGACCGCACCGACCCGTTAACAGAGTTCGTGGCCGGCGACGTCGCCGACACGTCACTGGTCAACCACCTCGTCAGCAGATGCAAAACCGCCGTCATCCACCTCGCCGCCGACTCGCGGGTGCTGCCGTCCCTGCACGACCCCGCCAAAGTCCTCGACACCGCCCGAACAAACATCATCGGCACCGCCAACATCCTCGCGGCGATGACCAAAACCATCGACCCGCTCACCCTCGTCTACGCCGGGTCGTCCACCGCCTACGGCGACACCAGCGTCCCGCAAACCGAGACGGACCTGCCCAGCGTCAAAAGCCCCTACGCGGCGACGAAACTGGCCGGCGAGCTGCTCATCAGATCGTTCGCGGTGACATTCGGGCTCGACGCCGTGGTGCTGCGCTACTTCCAGGTGTACGGGCCCGGCCAACCCACCGAAGGCGCCTACGCCCTGGTCACCGGCGTGTTCATGCGCCAGTACGCCGCCGGGCAACCGTTAACGATAGAAGGCGACGGCACCCAGACCCGCGACTTCGTCCACGTCGCCGACGTGGCCCGCGCCAACGTCGCCGCCCTCGGGTTGCGCAGCAGCGGCGGGCTGCCCATCAACATCGGCTCCGGGCAGATGCACTCCGTCGCCGAACTGGCCGACCTGATCTCCCTCAACCAGGTCCACGTCCCCGCCCGCCGCATCGACCTGGCCGCCACCTGCGCCGACATCACCGCCGCTAAGAGCCTGCTCGGGTGGGAACCCGAAATCAAGTTCGCCGACGGGATACACGCGATGCTGGCCACGCTGGGCGCCCAGCGGCGCGAGGAGACCAGCGGCCACGACATGCGCCCCGGCCCCTACCTGGCGCCCAAACCCGACCCGGCCGACCCGTGCCACCGCGGCCAGTGCTACAGCCTCCTACGCCACTGCATAGAGCTGTGCGAACCCGGCTACGGCCTGGAGTTTGGCGTGCAGACCGGGCACTCGCTGGAGCTGATCGCCCGCCGCCTGTACGGGGTCGGGTTCGACAGCTTCAACGGCCTCCCCGAGCCGTGGGGCCCCTACCCGAAAGGCATGTTCGCCCACCACCCGCCCGCGATCCCCAACACGCGGATCGTCGTGGGATGGTTCGCCGACACGCTGCCCACGTTCGACTTCACAACCGTGCAGCCGCTGCGCCTCATCCACATCGACTGCGACCTGTACAGCTCCACGAAAACCGTGCTTGAGCACCTCGGCCCGCACCTGGCGCCCGGCACGATCCTGGTGTTCGACGAATACCTGTACGACTGGCCGCCCAACGAGGCCCGCGGCGGCGACGAGCAACGCGCCTGGCGCGACTTCACCCAAACCCACCCCGTGCGCTGGAAGGTGATCGGCCACGCCGCAGGGGCATGGGCCATACAGGTCGCCTAAGGGGGTATGCCGATGGGCGGTAATACGGATCGGATAGACCCGGCGCTGCTGGGGCCCGACCTCGGGGCGCAGGTGTCCTGGCCGGTCACCGACGACCCGATCCCCGACTCTCCGATGGCCCGCTGCTTCAATGACACCTGGCAGATCCACAAGAACGACAACTACATACCGGTGTACGAATCGATTTTCAGCCCCTACCGCGACAGGCCGATACGGATGCTGGAGATCGGGGTGAGCCGCGGCGGCTCGCTGCAGCTGTGGCGCCGCTACTTCCACCCCGACTCGATAATCGTCGGCTTGGACATCAACCCGGGCTGCGCACGGTTCAACGACCACGAGCATGGCATCTGCGTGCGCATCGGCGACCAAGCCGACATTGATCACCTCAACGAGCTCATCGACGAATTCGGCCGCTTCGACATCGTCCTCGACGACGGATCGCACCTACCCACCCCCACCCTCACATCGTTTCAGCACCTGTTCGCCCACGGCCTCGCCGACGGAGGCGTGTACCTCGTCGAGGACCTGTGGTTCTGCTACATGCCCGTCGGGCAAGACGAGCACTGCCCCACCTTCGTCGACGTGGTCAAATACCTGATCGACGTCATGCACCAGGAGTGGGTCGGCCACAACACCCTCGACGCGTTCAGCCTTGAGGGGGCCCGGCTGCTCGCCGAGCATCCCGGCAGCGCCGACCAGATCGCCTACGGCACCGTCGACCCGCTGCAGGCCACCGTGTGCCGCGTCCCCAACCCGTACCGCATCCGTGAGCACCGGGTGCCGCTGGCCGCCACCCTCATCGCTGGCATCGAGGTGTACGACGGCATCGTGGCCATCCACCGCCAGCCCCGACACCCGCCCAACGTGCTGCTGAACGTGACAGGAGAATTCTGATGCCTGACGTGATCATGTTCTGCTTCGCGGGACGCGAGCCCAACATGCGGCTGCAACTGCCGTTCATCCGGCGGATATTGGACGAGCATCCCAACATCCGCTGGGACTGCTGGAATTTCGCCGGGAACTGCGGGATCGGCGGCAACCGGCAGGACTCCGACCGTGACTACGTGGCGTCGATCAGCGGCGAGCGGATTCGGGTGATCAACGACCACGGCCCGATGCAGCACAACGAGGCCTACCGCTACTACGCCAGCAACAGCGCCTACCGAGATGTCCTGTTCGTCAAGCACGACGACGACGTCGTGTTCTGGGAGACGGCGCGCTTCGACCTGTTCCTCGACGCCGTCGACAAGCACCGCGGCGCGTGCGTGACCGCGAACGTCGTCCACAACGGGGCCTGCGCGCCCCTGCAGCCAACCTGGCGCGACGTGACACGCCTGAACGTCCCCATCCTCGACATCCACAAGTCCCAGGAGTTCGGCGACGTCTGCCACCGCCACTTCCTCGACCACCCCGACGCCTACCTGCGCCAAACCCCCGAACTGATCCGCACCGACGACTGGCTGTCCATCAACCTGGTCGGCTACGACTGGCCCACCCTGCGCTACTGCATCGACACGATCGGCACCCCCCACCCCGAATACCTCGCCGGGCGGCACATGCTCGTGAAGGGCAAATGGCACTACGGCAAGACCTTCGGCGACGAGGGCACCTTCCAGACGCTCAACCGGATCATCGTCAAAGGCTTCTGCGCCGTCCACCTCACCTACGGGCCGCAGCGCCAACCCGAGCCGAAGCTGGCACGGTGGCGGGCCCGCTACGCCCGGGTGGGCGCCGACTACCTCGCCGACGCCGCCCCCGAAGCGCTGCCCCTACCCGCCCTGTCGCCCGACGTGGTGCGCGGCTACACCCACGAGGCCCCGCCGCCGCCGCCCGACTGGCACGCCCGCTACCGAGGGGACGGCTGGTCGCGGCGCAAAATCATGCGCACCGTCGCCAACAGCCACCGAGGCGTCGTCAACAAGATCGGCCGCCAAAACGAGGCCCAGACCGCCGAAATGTTCGCCCGCATGATGTCCTGCCCGTCGGAGGCCCAGGCCGCGCAGTTCGCCCGACAGTGGGCCGCCTGCACCAACACGAAAGCCGAGCGGGACCTGATCCTGGCCTGGTGGCCCGACGAGGACACCGACTACGGGCTCTGACCGCTCACTTGGTCTTGCGGCCAGTCTTCTTCGGGGTGAACGGCGGCGCCTTCCGGTCCCCGAAGTTCGCCAGCTTGCCCTTGCTCTTCTTCTTGGCCATGCGGGCGAGCCTAGTCAGCGGCTCGGCGCCGCGCCCCGATCAGCGCCGGTGAGCAGCCGGATCTGCCCGGCGGTGCGCGCCCCCAGGTAGGCCCGCAGCCGCGCCCGGTTACGGTCGGTGGCGGCACGCTCCTCCGCGCTCACATGCGCCGCGCCCCCGGCGAACCGCCCAGCCGGCCAGCCCGGGGTGTGAAACAAGTGGTACGCCGGGCCCTCCACGTAGCGGGTCAACCGCCGGGTGCACACCGCGAACGCCCGCACCATCGCCCTGTCGTCGTAACCCCAGCCGGCCATCTGTTCGTCCCACCGACCGACGGCGCGCATCGTCTGCGCAGACACCACATTGACAGCCCCGACGGCGCTGCCCCCGTACATGGTGCGCAGAGGCTTGATAGTCGCAGGGTCCACACCGGCCCGCACCGCCGCACTGCCCTCCGGGCTCAGGTAGTGGTACGAGGTCATCGGCACCACCAGCCCCGGCGCGGCGGTCGCCATGTCCACCGCCAGCCGCAGCGAGGACGGCGGGACGAGCATGTCGGCCTCGACGAAACAGAAGCAGCCCACCCTCCCCGCCTCGGCGACACCGCGGTTGTAGGCCGCCGAGCGGCAGAACGGGCCGCCACTGCGGCCGTCGTCGGCGACGATCACCGGCCAGCCGGTCACCTCAAGCCGCTGCCTGACGACGACCAGGTTCGCGGCCCGGTCGGGGTCGCCGCGGTCCCGATAGGGCACGACCACCGCCACCGACGTCACGGTGCGCCTAGTTCTGCGGTGCGACGAGCAGCCCGGCCCGGCGGGCGTAGCCGCGATGCGCCGCGCACGCCCTGCGGTACCGCGCCGTCCCCGGCTGACGGGTGTAAGAATGCCAGAACGTCACGCAGCCGCACGGGTGCTCCCGGTCGGGCCCGTCGACGGCCACTGCCACCGACTCCCGCGGCGTCTCTGCGGGGCCCAGCCGGAATTCGCCCATCGGGATCGGCGGTCCGTTCGGGATGTCGGTCATAAGTCACACCGAAGGCGCTCGTCGAGCCATTCGACAGCCCGCAGCACGACCATCGAGTAGGCCAGGATCTGATAGGTGATCATCGCCATCCACACCTGCACCACCTGCTCGTCGTCGGTCATCGCGACCCGCAGCGCCTAAACGGTCTGGCCATCACGCCCTCCTCCTATTCCCCCGCCGGGTCGGCATGTGCCTGCGCACGGCACGGCGCCCGGCGGCAGTATGACCCCCGCCACTCGTGCCGCCGGGGATCGCCACACCGTGACGTTCATACAGTGGCAACGCGCGGTAACGAGGCGAATACCCGATCACCTTGGTGATCGCCGAAAACATGCCCGCCTTGTGGGATTCCTTGTGCGCGAACCGTTCTCGTAGATACGGGTTTGCGTAGAAGTAGCGCATTTGCTTCTTGGAAACAAAGCCGAACGGCAAGCCGTGCCCGTGTCGTCCCTTACGGTGCCCCGTGACCGTTCTACGCGAATGGCCCCGGCGGTGTGCCGTTGTGTGTCGGCGGGTGGCCATCAGACATGCCTCCATCTGGCTCGGCGGATGATCTGGCTGACGTACACCCGATGCAGGCCATACTCCTCGGCGAGCACGAGTTGCGTGACACCGCCGTGGGCGTATCGCGCCCGGATGGCCAGGACGATGTCGGCGCTAATTCGGGCGTTGCCGTTGCCTTCACCGCGGTTATGGGTGTTACCGGCGGCGTGGGTTCTGCCCTTCATGAACGTGCTGATCTTGGCGCGGGTGGCGTCAGTCATGTCGTAGATGGTGTGGCAGCCGTAGCACATCGGTTCGTAGCTGGTGATCAGCATCGGGTCTTCGCCATGCTGCCACGCCCAGGTGCGCGCAGGCTCATCACACTGGATGCAGTCGTAGTTGCGTGCGGGCCCGTAGGTGAGGCGGACAATCCTGTGGACGCGGCGGTACGAACCAGTGTTCTTTAACGGCGGTATCCAGGTTTGAACCCCGGCGATGCCATCGCAGACCTCAGCGACCATGCCGCCTCCGATTGGCCTGGATGGAGGCGGGAGGTTCCCGGCGCCGTGTCATAACAGCTCAGTGCCGGCTAACCACGGCACGCCGTGTTCGACTGGAGCATGTGACTCCACTTCGACATCGGCTTGCCGCGCTGAATGGTGGGATTGCGTCCCGCGGCCGTGTTGAACACCGACCGCGACTTGCCCCGACCCCTGCGCCTACGTCTGCGTGCCATGGACCCGATCCTATTGCTGTGGCGTGCGCTCACGCCGTGTCATCGGGCCGCGCGGTCGGCGAGGCCCCGGCATCTGCCTGCAGGGACCTGAGGATGCCGTCCAAACCGGTGCTCTCATCAGAGACCAAGCCCACAAACGCGGCGGAAGGAAATGTGCAACGCAGCAGCAGCGCCGCCTCCACACCGCCGGGCTTGCGGATCAAATCGCAGTTCATGGTCACCTCCTCAGCCCCGGGCTGATCGAACCAAATCTGGTTGTTGACGACGATGACCACGTGATTCACGGCAGCCTCACCTCCGCGGGCGCCGATTGCACAACCCTGGCAATCGCCTGGACCATCGCCACGATTGCCTCTTCCTCCGTGAGCATCGACTCCACAACCTTGGCGAGTGCCTGAACCATCGCCAACGTCTCGCCGAAATAAGCCGCCACGGTCTCGCCGTTGAACGGCTGACCCTCACGCTTTTCGACGTCTGCCTCGCAGTCGGCGATGATCATGCGAACAACATCCATACGCTTAGCCGGAGTGCTACGCGTGTCCGCATCCTCGACCTCGCGCGCCTGCCTGTCGAGTTCGTCGGCGATCGCCCGAGCCCTGTCCGCCTCCCAGCGCAACTTCGCGGCGCTGGCCGTCATAATGCCTCCTCCTGGTAGTCGGTGCGCATGGCCAGATGTGTCTGCTCCGCGGCGGCGGCGGCGATACCCTCACCGAATCCCCGCAGCGTGGCCGCCGCCATCCGCCAGCCGTGCGCGGCCTCGCCGAACCCCAGCTGGTCCTTCTCGGCCGCATAGGCCTCGAACCGCTTAATCAGGGAGTCCATCGAGACGCATGCCGAGGCACGGGCCTGCGCATAACCGGCGCGCCAGCCCTCGCTGTAGCCGTAGGCGTAGCCGGATCGCACTTCATGGGTGTCGGCCATTTAGGGCTCCTTCGATTGTTCGGTGAGGTAATCGGCATGCGAGGGCAGCGGCCAGAACAGGCCGCGCCGAAGACGCGCCACGACGGAGAAAAGCTGCTCATACCGCAGCGCAGCCACCACCGAGCGCCAGGCGTCGTTCAGCGTCAACGACGACATCTCCCTACAGGTCGCGCCACTCATAGCGGCATCACCCCGACCGGCCCGACCGACTCGATAGCGTCCAAATTCCAGACGCAGCCGCTGGCGCAATCCCAGCCGTAATACCAGCCCGGCCCGAAGCGCCGGGAGTACTGGTAGGGGGCGATGATCAGCCCGTCGTACTCCCCGGCGACCCGATGCCAGTCGACCGGCCAGGAGCCGCGCACGTATTCGTGAAACAGATTCCAACCGCGCATCAGGCGCGCATCTTCCGTCTCCACCGAATACGCGGCGTGAAACCAGTCGATGTCACCGGGGGTTCGCAGATGCAGCACGTCGTTGCCCGCGGCCAGCTCGACGGCATGCGGGACCGCCAGCTGTCCGAGTGCGAAGCCCTCGTCGTGGCACCAGCTCGGCCAATCGTCGTCGCCAGTCACGCTGACCCAGAAGCCCCTCGGCTTCATGAACGCCCGGGGTTCCCCCTGCTCGTAGAGCCTGCCGCGGTTGAACACGACCGGCTCGGCGGCGTAGTGGATCAGCTCCATGCTTCCTACCCTATAACACGATGGTGGCATTGTGGTCTGCGACATGACATGACCGCTAGGCCGTGCATCCGTCGTACTGCAGGCACGGGCACAACCGGTGCCCACGATCCCGGCACCTCGGATGCCCCATCTCCCCGCAGGTCAGGCACACACGGCACTGCCCCCACCCGCGGCCGTCCCACGAATGCTGCATCGGCATATGGCCGCAGCCCCGCGGCGCGCTCATGACGTGTCCCCGACCTCGATGTGGTGCTGCGGCGCCCCGACCGGGATCAGCGGCCACGGCTGGGACGGGTCGACGTCCTCGCAGTGCACCATCCGCGGGATCACGATCGAGTACAGCAGCGACCCGCTCACGTAGGCCCTGGAGCCCCAGCAGCGTTTGAACGTGCCGTCGGGACGAATCGGGCCGTCGCACACCGCCGAGCTGCCGTCCCACGCCGTGAGGCACGCGGGCGGCGCGTCGGCATGCGCGGCCGGCGGGTGAACCACCCCGACCGCCGCGGCGGCGATAACCGCCGCGGCCAGCCGCGCATACATGGTCCTGCCCTGGGGTTTCATGACTCACCTCGTTGCGTGGCGGGCGGTCGGCGTGTGCGCTGTCGGCACCAGCCGGCCGTGGCTGATGTGCGGCCCCAGGTTCGGTGTCAGCTGCGAGTAGCCCGCGTCGACCACCGGCTTGAGCGCACTGTTGAGGCCGTTGTAGACCTTCGGCGGCAGCACACCCTTGATCGGGGACAGGATCGGCAGATCCTGTGTGGGCACCATGTAGGTGGTGGTCACCCCACCCTTGGCGTTGACGGTTCGGCTCATCTGAACCGCGTCCGCCGGGCTCGACAACGCCGCCTGGGTGTGCAGCGTCTCACTGGTGCCCGGCACCTTCAGCAGCGCGCCCATGACCGCATTGACATCAGCCGGCAAGTCCCACGGCCGATCGGGGAAATTCGACCAGCCGTCGTACTGCTTGTACACCAGCGTGATGCTGTACGGGCTGTCGGTCGGTATCTGCCCGACCGTGTAACCCAGCACCGGGATGCGGGTACCCACGGGGAACAACGACGCGACGCCCTCGTCCGGGTCGGCGAACAAGTAGAAACTCAGCCGGCCCGGGGACGGCGGGGCGGCGCTGTCGTCGAGGGTGACAATCTCACGCTCGATGAGCAGCGTGCCCTCCGACTCCCCGCTGACCACCACCGGGTCGCCGGCGTTGATCGCGGACATGATGGCGCCGTTCAACATCGGCAGGCCGACCGCGATGGACTGGTCCCCGGTCAGCCCGGGGGATTGCAGCGTGCCCCAAGCCGCGCCGGCCTGCGCCGGCCAGTACACCACGTTGCCGGGCGGTGTGGGCCCGACCCAGTTCTGCCCGGTCTGCCGGGCGTGTTGCTCGTAGAAGGCCTCCCCGTTGCTGCCGAGGATTTTGGCCACTAGCGGGCTCTTGGGCACCGACGCGCCGGGCGCGTCGATGCGAACCGTGTCAGCAGCGAACACTGGCGCGGAAGCGCCCACGGCCGCCGCCAGGGCGACACCCGCGACCGCGACCGCTTTAGCTGTCCGTGTTTTCCTCATGGTCCTTCTCCTCCCTCTGGCGATTCGCCTGGCGTCCTCGCCCAACTCGCCCCGCCGCGCCGCTTTCACAATCGCGCGGGCCGCTGCTGGGCTGGTCTTAATGAGGGCGCGTGCCTCGGCTATCAGCCGGCGAAGCTCAACCTCAGTGCTACTGATTGGCGTACGGGTGGTGGTCATAATTGCTCCTCCGTTGTGGTAGTGGCCAGGGGAGATTCGAACTCCGCATCATCGCCCTACCCGGGTAGCCTTGGTCGGGGAGCCGATGCTTTTCATGGTGCCCTCCTGGGCCGGTGGTTCGGCGTGGGTTCCCACCTACCCCCATTATACGCCGTGGAGGCATTGTAGGCTAGGGGGTTAGGATACCGCCATGGCGAGAACCGCCCCCAAACCCCCGAGCGGCCTGATCGACACGACCACCACCATCGCCCCCGACCAGCTGAACTACTACCACCGAAACGCCCGCCGCGGCGACGTCAACGCGATCATGCGGTCCCTGCTGAAACATGCCCAGTACAAGCCGCTCACCGGCAACATCGGCACTTACACCGGACGGCCCAACGAGATCCTGGCCGGGAACCACACGCTGCGCGCGATCCGCCAGCTGGCCGCCGACGACCCGGCCGACCCGCGGTGGCAGTCAGTGAAGGTCCATTGGGGCGACTGGGACGACGACACCTGCCGCACCATCAACCTCGCCGACAACCGCACCGCCGAACTCGGCGGCTACGACACCGCCGAGCTGGTCGCGCTGCTCAACGGCGTCGACGACACGGACCTGTCGAGCATCGGCTACACCGTCGAGGACGTATCAGATTTGCGGGCGTCTCTAGAGGAGCAGGACACGCCGATCGTCGATCAACGCCCACCGCGCCTCGGCGAAGATGGGCTGATCGACAGCAACGACATCACCGAAAACAAGGAAGGCTACGCTGACGCGGCGAGCCGGCTGGTGGTGTTGGTGTATCCGATCCCGCAGTTCGTTTGGGCGCAGGAGCAGTTTGGGAAGTTCCGGGCGGACCGCGGGATAGACACCAACACGGAAGCTGTGTTGGCGCTCCTCGCGGATTACACCGGCGTGGCCCCGCCGGAGGCGGAGGGGTTCGAGCCCGCGGGGGTGGCTGTTGAGGGTTGACGCGGCGCGCCTGCTGACCCGCGAGCAAGCCACCGAGCTTGTCGGGCTGAAACCGGCTGTTATGACACCGAACGTGGACGCGCCTGCGTTTGTGCACGACGCCGACACCGGCGAGCTGATCCTGGCGTATCTGCCGCTGGAGGATCCGGGGCCGCTGCGGCGGGCGATGCTGACGGTGGACTGCTCGTCGGGTGTGCAACGCAACCGCAACTACCGGTCGCAGTCGCGCACATTCGGATACGCGCCGCGTCGGCCGGTGTTGCGCCGCGAAGGCTGCAGCCACACGTCGATCTGCATTGAGCAGCCCGACGTTGAACAAGTCCTGGAGAACTACGCAGACCAGCTGGGCCGGACCTTCAACAGTTTCGCGCCCGAGGTGGTCGAGGCTAACCGCGTCACCTTGGGTGACGTGCTGCCGCAGTGGCGGCTGGGGAAGGAGAAGCTGTGGACGTCGGGGGTGATCAACAACACCGCCGCCCTGCCCTATCATCGGGACGGTTACAACTTCCCCACCTGGTCGGCGATGTCCGTCATCCGCAGGGGCGTCCGCGGCGGTCACCTGCACGTCCCCGAATATGGTGTGGTGCTGCCGTGCTCTGACGCGACCGTCGTGTTCTTTGAAGGTTTCAGGCACGTTCACGGCGTCACCCCGATCGTGCGCGTGAAGAAGGGCGAAGGGTATCGGATCAGCGTCGTGTATTACGCCCTGCGGGGCATGAAGAACTGCCGCGAAGCCGCCGAAGAGACAGTGTTGGCCCGCCAACGACGTACCGAACGCGAGGTCGAGATGGCTAAACGGCTGGCCGCCGGCGAAACTGGCATCCCTCAATCAATAGGCGGCCGCATAGACCCTCGCAAGTTGGATAGACGTGTCTCCTCCGTTAATTGGCGGTTCAATTCCGAGTCGCCGCCGCCGAAGGCCCGGGCAGCCAAGCCGAAAGACGACGATGAGGGGTCTCGTGCTGATTGACCAGCGGCGGCTGGCTGATTTGACGGAGTTCGCCCGCGTCGAAGCCGAAAGCCGCGACGTGGAGCCGTGGGCTGACATCATCGCCGCCGTCGAGCTGCCTCGCGAGCAGCGCACCTGGCTGATGACCTTGTACAACACGTTCGACGACCTGCATTCGGCGTGGTCGTGTATGCGACGCTGGCCCACCCCCGCCCGGTGGGGCGCGGCGCCCGACCGCCACGAGGCGGCGCGATTCAACTGCACGCAGGAGCGCCGCAACCTGCGCGGCGGCCGGGTCCTGCAACGCTTCGCCTCCTACGCGGCAATCCTCACCGGCCGCACCGAGGAGCAGTGGATGACCGTCGGGCTGGGAGCCGACCCGGGCCGCAACTTCACGCGCCTCACCACGCGGATGCGCACCGTGTGGGGGGTGGGCCGCCAATCAGCTTTCGAGTGGGCCGAATTCGCCGGCAAAGTCCTCGGCCTACCAGCCGACGCCGCTGACGGCCAACTATGGGAGTCGTCAGGGCCCCGGCGTTGTTTGGAGCGGATCTTTCACCTCGATCAGCCGAGCCCCGCGCAGCTGCACGAGGCGGCCAACGTGTGCCGCGAATGGCTGCGGCAGGAGGGGGTGCCGCTGGCGTGGGTCGACTTCGAAACCGTGATCTGCGACTACAACGTGGCCCGTGACGGGCGTTACTACCCGGGCCGGCACCTCGCCGCCCTGCGGGAGGAGATCAACACGCTACCCGACGCCGCCGACAGGGCCCTACTCGGCGCGGCGTGGGACTCTTTCGTGCCTGAGCCGTGGCGCTCCATCCGGCCCGGCATCGACCCCGCGAAGATGAATGTTTATCGCGACTCGGGGAAGATTATTCAATGGCCGTAGAAGACCCCGCCGCGACAGCCCGGTTCCTGGGCGCCTACTGCAAACAGTTCAACGCTGGGGCGTTCGCCCACCCGACCGGCAAAGAACTCGCCGCCCACCCCGAGTGGATAACAGACGAGCAAATCGGCGACGAACGCGCTGTGGTCATCAGCCGCGTCTTAAGTCGCGACTCGGTGCGCACCGACTTCACCGGCAGGAAATTCGCGATCCCCGCCAGCCAGCGAATCGCCACCCTAGTCGCGCACACACCCAACCTGCTGCCGCAGCTGAACCGCTACGCCTACATCATGACCTACGCCGAGGACCGCCAGCTGAACGCCCTATGCGCCACCCTCGGCAGGCGCATCGTGGGCACTCGGATCACCGCAGCCGCCGAAATCATCCACTGCTGGGGGCCGCCCACCGACCAAGCCCACTACGCAGCCTGGGACCGTGCCACCGTCACCGAAGTCGGCCACACCGACCCAGCGACCGTCTTTGGGTTCGTCACCGAAGCCGCCGCCGCCACCGGATGGGACGACGACTACCCCTACTACAGCGACGGCGGCTGGAGCGCGGTATGCCTCAAAGGGTTCTGGCCTGACGACCCCAGCCGCGGTGTCAAACCCTCCGAGATGCCCAAACCGTGGAAAGCCGAGCACCGCAGCGATTTGACTCGCACCGCCCAATGGACAACCCTGGCCCGCCGAACCCCGTCGTTGACGGCGTTCGTGGAGTCGGTGCCGTGGTGGCGGCGCACCGAGCGGGTTCGGCTGCTGAAGATGAAAGCGGGATCGCGGCTCGCGCGTCACAGCGACATCACCGACCGCGACAGCGGCACCCGCGACGGCCAGATTGTCCGGTTCCACATCCCGCTTCTCACCCACCCGGACTGCCTGCTGCACACCTGGGACCTCGACGGGCTCCGCCGCGACCACCACCTACAGGCGGGCCGCTGGTACTACCTCGACGCCCGCAAACCCCACGCCGTCACCAACCGCGGGCCCGTCGACCGCATCCACCTCGTCGTGGACGTGCTCTGCGACGTCGACGTGCGCCGCCACATCGCGCAGGCCCGCCAATGCGTCTGATATACCTCGCCGGTGGGCCCGGCTCAGGCAAATCCACCCTGATGGCGGCCCTGACCAGCCGATACGATCGGATGCCGTGCTACCGCGACAAACCTCCGCATGATGTGCTCGTCGACCGGGGCACCGGCGCGGCGGTGGGCGCGGAGATAGGGCGCCGCCGCGCCAGCTTCGGCGGCACCGACGCCCTAGCCTCCACAATCATCAACACCGCCGTCCCATGGGTGGAGTCGAAGCCCTACCCGCTGATCCTGGCTGAGGGCGCCCGCCTGGCGTGTCAACGATTCCTGCTCGCCGCCACCGCCACCTACGATGTGACGTTGGCGCTGCTCGACCACCCCCAAGCCGAAGGGTGGCGCGTCGCGCGCTCCCAAGCCAACAACCGGTTCCAAAACGAGGCCTGGGTGCGGGGCCGAATCAGCGCCAGCCGCAACCTCGCCGACAAGCTCGACGGCCGCGAGCGGATCACGGTCCTGCGCGGACACCCCGACGACCTGCAACCAATCCTGGCTGGACTACTCGCCGATGAGCACCACTGAGAAGCAGCACGCCGTCACCAACCTGACAGCAGCGTGGCCGCCCGAGTCGCGCAACGCGATGCTCGAATACCTGTCCGCGGGCGCGAAACGCAAGATCCTGGCGGGGACGTACCGCGACGCCGCGAACCTCGCCCAGGTCATCGACCCCCGCTACGTCGTCACACCGGCGCTGCAACTCATCGCCACGCACATCGAGACGGTGCTGCGCCGCCCCCGCCACAACCTGCTCATCAACATGCACCCCCAGTCGGGCAAGACTCAGCTGTGCGCCGTCTACGCGCCGCTGCGGGCCCTCATGCTCAACGCCAACTGCCGCATCATCCTCACCTGCTACGCGGCGTCGCTGGCCGAGGAGTCGTCCCGGCGCTGCCGCGAACTGATCGAGCAGCACGGCACCGGCGTCATCGACCCCGTCACGGGCGTCGCCGCCGCCGACAAGCTCGGCTACCGCCTGGCCTCGGGATCCAACCGGGTGAACGCCTGGAAGATCGCGGGCGCCCGCGGCGGCATGGTCGCCGTCGGGTGGGGCGCCAGCCTCACAGGCAAGCCCGCCGACCTGTTGATCATCGACGACGTGGTCAAGAACCAGATGGAGGCTGACTCCGCCAACCACCGCCGCAAGATCTCCGAATGGTTCTCCACGGTGGCGCTGACCCGACTATCACCCGACGCATCCATAATCCACATCAGCACCCGCTGGCACCCCGAGGACCTGGCCGGGCAGATCATCTCCGGGGAGGCCCTGCAGGACGACCGGTTCAAGACGTGGAAACACATCAACATCCCCGCCATCGCCGAACGTGGCATCCCCGACGCGCTCGGCCGCCAGCCTGGGGAGGCGATGGAATCCGCGCGCGGCTTCACCAAAGAATCCTTCGAGGCCATCCGCCGCGAGGTCGGGGAGAGGACGTGGTACAGCATGTTCCAGGGGGTCCCCAGAAACCCGGCCGGCGGCCTGTTCCTGCGGGCGTGGTTCGAGCCCCGCGCGGTCATAGCCCCCGCCGACCCGGTGGCCGTCATCGTCGGGGTCGACCCCGCAGACACGGGCCGCGACGACGAGACCGGCATCATCGCCGCCGCCCTCGACCAGGACGGGCGCATAATCCTCACCGAGGACTGGTCGGGGAAGTTCACCAGCGACCAGTGGGGGCGGCGCGCCGTCACCCTGGCGTTAACGGTCGGGGCCCGCGAGATCTCGTTCGAGGCCTACAGCATCGCCACCACCTACAAGCAGGTCCTCGAACACGCCTACCGTGCCATCCACGCCGACGCCGCCGCCAAGCACCGCAGCGGCGCCGACCTCACCGACATCGAGCGCAAGGCGCTGGGCGAGTTGCCGCCGTTCACGATCCACAAGTGGCGCGGCCCGGCCCGCGTCGACGCGGTCGGGCGCAGCGCCGTCCTGCGTCAGGCGTTCGAGACACGGCGCGCCCGCACCGTCGAACACAAGCTGGCCGTGTTCGAGGACCAGGCCGCCGACTGGTTCGCCGGGCAGCACTGCCCAGACAGGGTCGCCGCCGCGGTCATCGCCCACGACCGGCTCGACAAACTGTCCGGAGGGGCCCGGATGACGATAGCCACCCCGATCAACACCCGCCCCGACCCCGTGTCGAGATTCAAGACGCCCGCCGCGGTGCAGACGCATCTGGCCCGCCGACTTGGACGCCGGTAAAGGGCGTTAACGGCTGCACCGTCCCCCGTTAGATTTGCGGGCGAATCCACACCGTCACGAGGACAGCACGTGGCCGCCCCGAAGCTCTACCACTGGCGGCGTGTCCGCAACTTCGGCGACGAACTCTCCGCATGGATCATGGCCCGCCTGAACGTCGCCTACGACGCCGCCGAGCCCCGCGACGCGAACCTGGTCATCTGCGGGTCGGTGCTCGAACACCTGCACCCCGGCTGGGTCGGCACCGTCTGCGGCGCCGGCCTGCTGCGCGAAACGTCCACGGCGGACCTGTCGCTGGCGCGGGTGGTGGCGCTGCGCGGCAAACTGACCGCCGCCCGCACCCGCGGCCTACCCAAACAGCCCGTCCTGGGCGACCCCGGCCTGCTCGTGTCGCGCTGGGCGCCGCAGATCGTCGCCAAACACGACCTCGGCGTGGTGCCCCACTGGTCCGACGACAGCCTCGCGTCCCGGTTCCCCTACGGGCTGCTGATCGACCCGCGCCGGGCGCCCGGCGACGTGATCCGCGACATCGGCGCCTGCAAACGCGTCGTGTCCTCCAGCCTGCACGGCCTGATCGTCGCCGACAGCTTCGGCATCCCGCGGCGGGCCGAGCTGTTCCCCGACGCCGGCAAACCCTACGAGGGCGGCGACTTCAAGTACCGCGACTACGCCTCGATCTACGACACCCACCCGCACTGGGGAGAGTTCTGGCGCGCCCCCTACACCGTCGTCGAGGCCGTCAAGAACCGGCTGCGCGACGCCCTGGCCGAGGCGACGAACACCCCCGTCCCCCGCATCGACATCACCCCCCCGCCCGACGTGCCGCCCCGAACCCGCGGGCGACGTCCCCTGCTGAGCCTGCTCGTCCCGTTCCACCACGACCACACCGACAGCGAGCACCGCGCCCGCGTCTGGGCGTGGCTAGCCCGCCACTGGCACGCGCAGCTACCCGACGCCGAAATCCTCATCGGCCACTGCCCCACTCTGCCCTACAGCAAGTGCCGCGCCGTCAACGAGGCCGCCGGCCGCGCCCGCGGCAAAGTGCTGTGCATCCTGGACGCCGACGCCTACCCCGACGCAAAAGTCATCCGACGCTGCGCCGCCGACATCATCGCCGCCACCACCGCCGGGCGCAGGCTGTGGCACGTCCCCTATCGCCGCCTGTACCGCCTGTCCCGCGACTACACCGAGACACTGCTCGAAACCGACCCGACCCGGCCGTACGCGATGCCCTCACCGCCCAACGGCGCGTGGCTGGAACCCGACAGCCGCAACACCGTCGCCCACGGCTACCTCTACGGCGCCATGTGCATGATCATGCCCACCGAGGCCTTCTTCACCGCCGGGGGCATGGACCCCCGCATGGCCGGATGGGGCGGGGAGGACATCAGCTTCCTGCGCTCGCTCGACACCCTGTACGGCCTGCACGAGGTCGTCGACGCGGACATCTGCCACCTGTGGCACCTGCGGCCCGGCAAGGACTGGAAAACGCGGACATGGCAGGGCCAGGCGGCGGGCCTGGCCAACTCGCGGCTGGCGCAGCGCTACGCGGCGGCCACGGGCGAGCCGGGGTTCATGCGCCAGCTCGTCGCCGAGTACGCCCAACCCGCCCCGCTGTCGATGGAGTACCTGCGGCCGGCTAGAACGAGCCAGGCGGGTGCCCGGCGAAAACGAGCGCCAAGTCCTTGAGCACCGTCTCGGCCTCCTGCTGAAACGCCGGGGGCAGGCCCGTCATGTCGGGCACGATCTGCGTGAGCCACCCAAGGGCAAGCGACCCGAAAATGACCTGCACGGTCGTCAGACCCGGCACTGACTGCATCGCGGGCTCCTCTGCGTGGTCCCAGCGCATAATAATGCATCCGAAGGGTGGGAGGCGCCGATGGACATCCCCCTGACCGTGCTGCTGGTCGTGGCCGCTATCCTGCTGACCGTTTTCGCGGTCGAGACCTGGGAGGTCCTAAGAGACGAGACCCATCACCCCAGGTAACAGCGCCATCGCGTTAAGATAACGATGAGAATACGCTGAATTCGGGTGTCGAGAACCCCTACACCGCATGGGGTGGCGAGTAGGGTAACCCGCCATGACTGCCAAATCATATGTAATCGGTGCTGCCCTGCTCGCCGCGATCAGTGTATCCGCAACCCCCGCCCAGGCGCAGCCGCTGCCACGCGACTGGGGCTCGATCGCCCAATGCGAATCGGGCGGCAACCCGGCCACCAACACCGGCAACGGCTTCTACGGCATGTACCAGATCCAGCAGAGCACATGGGTGGGGGCCGGCGGCCTGCAGTTCGCCGCCCGCGCCGACCTGGCCACACCCGCGCAGCAGACCATCGTCGCCGACCGGATCATGGCCACCCAAGGCCCGGGCGCCTGGCCGGTGTGCTCTAGGAGGTAGCGAACAGCGACAGCGGCCCGGAGACATCCGCGTCGATGTCGGCGGCGCTCGCAGCCACCAGGACCGGCCGGACCGTCACGTGGACCGCGAACTCCTCGCCAGCCTCGGCGAGACGTTTCGTGCCGCCCCAATGCACCACCTGCGAGTCGTCGGCGATAACCGGGCCGGTGATCGCGTCAAAAATTGCGCGTGCGAGCTTGTCGGCGTCGGGACGCTTCACCGCCTGCGGGGTGCGCCGCGGCGTCGACTTGGGCCGCGGCAACACGACGTCCAGGTGCACGCTCACCGCGCCGGTCAGCAGCGGCCGCCCCCGCATCGCCACCCGGGCGGCCAGGGCGACCCGCTGCCGCCACGGCCCCACCTGCGGGTTGTCCTCCACCAGGTTGACCACGACACGGCCGTTGCGGTCACGCACCGGCTGCCTGAAACGGTCGGTGACGACGAACGACCGCTTACTCCCCTGCGGCTGCGCCTTCCCGGGCACGGTGAACCGAATCGGCGGGCCCATGAACCTGACCTCGGTCACAACCCAATGATAATCGTGGAGGTGTTATCGTGCCCCCCGTGGGACAGACCCTGCTCATCCTGGCCGTCTACGTCCTATCATGCTCACGCGTGACACGGCTGATAAACAGCGACGTCATTCTCGACCCCGCCCGGGTGTGGATGGCGCACCGTGCCGCCGCCGCCAAAACCGGGCGCGACGAGGCACTGAGCCACGGCCGCCACCACCACGCCGAACGGCTCGAACGCGCCACCGCCCGCTGGAATAAGGCGGTCTACTTCGTCGGCTGCCCGTGGTGCGTCGGGTTCTGGATCTGCCTCGCCGCGGCCTACCTGCCTGTTGCGCTCATCGGATGGCCGTGGTGGGCTGTCGTGCCGGTCGCGCTGTCGGCCAGCCACCTCGTCGGCGTAGCCTCGGCGCTGGACACCGAAGACATGCAGATAGAGGAGGAGAAGCCGTGACCACACGGGTGGCTGGCAAACTGGGGCGACGCCCGGCACTGCCGCCGGAGCAGAGGTTCGCGATCAAATGGGTCCACGAATACGGTGCCCTACCGGCACCGGCCTACCCGATAGACGTGTCCGGCGGCATCACCGACTGGGGCATGTACGGCAACGGCCCCGACCCCGACTGCACGCTGCGCCCAGACGGCGTCGGGGACTGCTCCTTCGCGGCGCGGATCCACTACCAGATGGCCGTCGCCGCATGGGGCCACGAACACCCGCCCACCGAAACCCCCAACCAGCTCGTCGCCGAATACCTCCAATACGACGACGGCATTGACCAGGGCGCCGTCCTCGCGCAGCTGCTGCTGAACTGGTACCAGACAGGCAAAATTGCGGCGTTCGCCCCCGTGCACCCCGACACGTCCGACGCCGCCCTTCAGGCCTTCCACGGACTCTACGTCGGCGTGAACCTGACACCCGACGCGCAGGACCTGTTCGCGGCCGGGCAGCCGTGGACCGTGGCCGACGGGCAGCAGCCCGATCCCGCCCTGGGGCACTGCGTCCTGCAGGTCAAAGCCGACGGGCACCGATTCAACGACTACGTCACATGGGCGGAGGACCAGCCCGCGACGCTGGACTGGTCGGATCTGTGCGTCGAGGAACGCTGGGCCGTCATCCTGCACGAGGACACCGTCGCACCCCTCTACATCGACGTGTCTGTGCTGCGCGCCGACATCGACGCCCTCGACGCCGCCTAGGGCTTGCACGCCGCCGCGCTAGGCTGCCGCCAGCCCCAACAACCAGAAAGTCGAGGCTGGAGCCCCTAGAAAGGGAGGCTGATCATGGCACGTAGGCGAATGGGCGGCAGGCGCCGCCGCGTGGGCACCACCGGACACCGGCACCACGCAGGACACACCCACATCGCGATCGCTGTGCACCACAGCACGCACCACCACGCAGCCCGCGCGGTAGGGCGCGGTGTGCGGCGGCGCGGACGGCGCCGGGCGCGTCGGCTCGTCTAACCCCCGAACCAGGGAAACTGCCATGGCACGACGCAGGCATGGCGTCCACGCCCACGCCGGTGGGGCACACGCCCACACCGGCGGGGCGGCGGGACGCATGGGGAGGCGAGCAGGTCGCCGCAGCGCACGCAGAGGCGTCGCACGGCGCAGGGGGCGCACACCCAAACTCGGCACCGGCGCCCGATTCCGAAACCTCACCAAACAAGGTCTAAGCCCTCAATTGGCTGCGTGGATTGGAAGACGGAAATTCGGAAAAGCTCGCTACCAGGCTCTTTCTGCCGCCGGTAGGCGGCGGCGGAGGCGTTAGCGTCCTCTGCGTGAGAGTGCAGCGCACTTTCGGGAGCAGAAACCTTTCCCGATTTCGCAGACGGGTCGATGATAAGTCGCTCCGCACCGCCTGCAGGTCTGATCAGGCGTTCGGCGAGGTGAAGGTGTGCCTTTTGGCGGAAGATTCCGCCACGCTTCGTGCTCAATCTGGTGACAGCGTTTACATAACGTTTCGAGGTTCGCCGGGTCACTGTTCCGGCGGTTCCCGTCTTGGTGGTGAATCAACAGGAACCTCGTGCTGCCGCATCGCTCGCAGGAGTCTTTGAGGTGGCGGCGATAGTGAATGGGAGATCGGCCGTCGACGTACATCGGGTTGTCGACGCCCAGCTGGAATGTCCCCTTCCGCTCGGCGGATTGCAAAGCGCCAAGACAGGAGCGCGAGCAGGCGCGGGCGGTGTCGATCCGTTTGGGCGAGATCGTGAAGACCGAGCCGCAGTGTTCACAGGTTTTCGTGGTGTTGGTGCGGTTCCATCCGGCTTGGGTGCCTTTGGCGGTGCAGGACAGGGAGCAGAAGCGTCCGGTGCCACTGCCTTTCCGCCGTTGGAAGGCGGTTCCGCAGTGCTCGCAGGTATAGGTAATCATGGTCGGCATAGGCCAATTCTAGCGGCGAGGGCAAGCATGGAGGGGCGCTCGCGATGCGGATGACCATCGACGTGCTGATGATCGCCTCTGCTGTCATAGCCGGTGCGATAATCGGGGCAGCGGCGGCCGTCCTGTGGCCGCGCGAGTGGAGGTGGATGTAAATGGGAGGCCGTCCCTCTCGCCAAACCCCGGCGGACCGCCGATTGCGTGAAAACCGGGGCAAGCCGCATCCGATGCCCCAACCGGCGCCGGTGTCGAAGGAAGTCCGCAGGAAGATGGGACACAAGTAATGGCCATGATGAAGAAGATCCCGCGGGGGATGATGTCGCAGCCGGCGACGGCGGCGCAGGCGGGTGTGACCCGCTCGGCGGCATCGGCCGGTAAGTCGGCGGCGAGCACCGCGTCGATGCCCCGCATGCCCCGCAAGAGACCCTGATCAACGGAAGTTCAAACTGCCAACGAAGGAGTTAGTTATGGCACGTCGACGTGGCAGCCGCGGTGGCGGCCGGGGTCGGGGCGGGTCGAACGCCACGGCAGGACAGTACGGGTCGGGTGGCACCCATGCCCAGGTGGCCGGCGGGGCGACCGCGCAGGTGAGCGGACCATCCACGTCGCTGCCCCCGGGTGGGCGGGGTGGCGGGCGCAGGCGCGGCCGTAGTGGCTAAGAGCAAACGCGGCCCATCCGCTGTATGCCCCGGCGGCATGGCCGACGCAGGCATGGACGCGGCAGCCGAAGCAGTGCCCGTGAGGAAGAAGAAACACCGGAAGAAGGCGGGGCGTCGTCGTGGCGGCTAAGAAACGCGCGACTCGCCGCAGAACGTCCACGCGCACCTACTCGGGACGCCGCGGCGCCGTCACCTACCAGATCACGGTCGGCCGATCCAGGGTGACGCACCGCCCAGCCCGGCGTCGGGGCCGTCGTGGCTAGGCGCCGACGGACCGGGGTGAGCGCACACGCCGGCGGTGCCCGCGCGTCGGCGAATGAGATGTCCGTGCGGTTCCGCGAGATGGCGTTCCCGCATCCGTTCCCGGTCGGTAAGGCGGGCCGCGCCAGCGGCGGCGGATACACCCGGGCGGCCCGGTCAGGCCGGGCGCGGAGGCGCCGTGGCTAGAAAACGCCGCGCTGGGACCACGGCGCATGCCGGCGGGGCCCACGCGTCGGCGGGCTACAAGCCGCCCTCGTCAACACCGGCCTATCTGCTCACCGGCGGGCCCCTGCCGGGGACGCGGCGGGCCTCGGGCCGAGCACCACATGCGGAGAACGCCTCACCAACCCCACCGCGAACGCTGAAAAGGCGGTGCCGTTCTGATGAGCATTCCGAAGCCGCCATTGGGTGCGAACCCCATCGCATGTGCAGTCTGCTTGAACATCGACAACCGCACCCGCAACCCAGCCACCACCATCGTCAACGGCTTCGCAGTCTGCGACAGCCACGCCGAACATCTGACCGGCGAGTACACCGACTTCGCCGCGCTGATGCGGCGCATCAAAACCACCACCACCCCCGGAGAACCACTGTGAACCTCGATGAGCTGCTAGTGCAGATCGACACCGCGGTCTACGAACTTGAGTCTGAGGCTGTCAAGGCCGCCATTGAGGCGGATCGCTTGCGCGACGAGAACGCTGAACTACACCTGCGCGTCGCTGAACTCACCACCGAACGCGACGACGCCCGAGCCCGAGCAGCGCACTACGCCCACGACAACCGCATGCTATGAGAATCGGTTCCCTGTGCTCCGGCGCCGGTGGCCTTGACCTCGCCGTTGAAACCGTTTTCAACGCCACAACCGCCTGGCACGCCGAAACCGACCCCGCCGCCGCCAAAGTCCTCACCCACCGCTGGCCTGACACCCCCAACCACGGCGACATCACCACAGCCGATTGGAGCACCGTTGAACCCATCGACATCCTCTGCGCGGGATGGCCCTGCCAACCCTGGTCCGCAGCCGGTCAACGCAGAGGCGCAGCCGACCACCGAGCCATCTGGCCGGCCATCACGCGCGCCGTTCGCCTACTACGACCACGATGGGCGGTGCTGGAAAACGTTCCAGGAATCTTTGTTCTCGGGGAGTTTGCCCGAACAGTCGGTGACCTGGCCGCGCTCGGGTATGACACGCAATGGGTATGCCTACGAGCTTCCGATGTCAGTGCCCCCCACCAGCGCGAACGAGTGTTCATCTTGGCTGCCGACGCCGCGCAGCACGAGAGATGGATCAACGACGGAGACGAGTTACGCCTTGGGCGGCGAACGCGACAACAGCAACCGCACACAGGGCGAAGTCCTGCTTCCGACTCCTCGTGCGACGGACGGCACGAAGGGCGGCCCGAACCAGCACGGCTCATCGGGGGACCTGATGCTGCCCTCAGCGGTGCTGGACCTGTAAACCTGCTGCCGACACCCCTTGCCCGCGACTTCAAAGGCCACAGCCCCGCTGACATGAACCGCCGCAACCCGAATATGTCAGCCATCACAGACCTACTGCCGACACCCGCCGTAAACGACATTGGCGACAACAAGACCATTGAGTGGTGGGACGACTGGACCACCCGCATGAAAAACCAGCACAGCAACGGCAACGGCCACGGCCCATCACTAGAGATCGAAGTGCAACGCCCACTGCTACCCACGCCGCGTAGCAGCGACTGTTTCGGTGCTGGCGTCCACGGTGACGGCGGCATGGACCTACGCACCACCGTGCCACTACTCGCCACTCCGAGCACCGCTGACGGTAATGGTGGTCACCTGAACCGATCCGGTGACCGCAAAAACGAACTACTGCTACCTGGCCAGGCCCGCGACATGGTGACCAGTTGGGGTAAGTATGAGCCCGCGATCCGCCGCTGGGAACAGCACACCCGCCCCGCCCCACCACCCACCGAACCCAACACCAAAGGCAACCCCCGCCTATCCGCCGCGTTCAGTGAGTGGATGATGGGCTGGCCCGAAGGCTGGGTCACCGCCGTCCCCGGTATCAGCCGCAGCGATGCCCTGCGCGTCATCGGCAACGGCGTCGTGGTTCAACAGACCACCGCAGCCCTGCAATGGCTCCTACACGCCACCCAGGTGACCGCATGACCCCGCGTGTGTACACCCCCGCGACCATCGCCGCTGCCACCGACCGCCGCTGGCTCACCACCAACCACCGCATCAGCCGCGACTGGATGATCCACGCCAACTGCCGAGGCTGCGACCCCGAACTATGGTTCCCCCACGTCCCGGCGTTACGGCGTGCGCGGCGCCAACGCGGCGGCCAGGCGGGCACTGAGGCGCCGAAGGGCCTAGGTCGCACGCCGGGTGCCTATCGTTGACGCGTGACGGTCCCCGCCCTGCGTGTCGTGCGCCGTCCCAAACGCGCCCACCGCCACCTGTCCCTGGTGGCCGCCAGCCAACCCATCGAAACCCCGCAACGCATATTCAGGACCACCGTCTCCGGGGTCGTCGCCGACGACGACTGGCAAACCGAGGCCTGGGACATGTACGACGCCGTCGGCGAGCTCCGCTACTACGTCGGCTGGCGCTCCTCATCGTGCTCACGGGTGCGCCTCATCGCCTCCGAGATCGACCCCGACACCGGCCGCCCCACCGGCACCTGCGACAACCTCGCCGCCGCCCAAGTCGTCAACGGCATCGCCGGTGGGCACCTCGGCCAAACCCAGCTCATCAAACGCGTCGTCGAATGCCTCACCGTGCCCGGAGAAGTGTGGGTGGGCATCATCCAACCCGGCGACGAGCCCGCGCAACGCTGGCTCGCCCTGTCGAAGGACGAGATCTTCAGAAACGGCGCCGGGGCGGAGATCGAGCTGCCCGACGGGTCGCGCCACACCCTGTCCATGCCCCGCGACTCGCTGATCCGCGTCTGGATCCCCCGAGCCCGGCGGGCGTCGCAGCCCGACTCGCCGGTCCGGGCCTGCCTCGGGTCGCTGCACGAGATACACCGCACCACGAAAACCATAGCCAACGCCTCCAAGTCCCGCCTCATCGGCAACGGCATCGTGTTCGTGCCGCAGGAGATGTCCCTGCCGCCGATGAACACCCCCCTGGCCGCCAACCAGCTCGGGCCGCCCACCCCGACGATGGACGGCACGTCGGCGGTGCAGCAGCTGCAGGAGCTGCTGTGGCAGGTGGCGCAGACGGCCTACGACGACGAAGACTCGATGGCTGCCCTGATACCGATGTTCGCCACCGTGCCCGGCGACCAGATCAAAAACGTGCAGCACCTGCAGTTCGAGAACAACATCACCGACGTCGCGATCAAGACCCGCAACGACGCAATCGCCAGGCTCGCGATGGGATTGGACGTGAGCCCAGAAAGGCTCCTCGGTTTGGGGCGAAGCTCAAACCATTGGTGCAAAGACGACCAGACTGAAATTCTGACACAACGCGGCTGGTTACGGCAGGATCAGCTGCGAATCGGCGACATGGCGCTGACGCTACAGCAAAGCGGGTTGAGCGAGTGGCAGCCAGTGCTGGACATCTACCGTGCTGACGTGATTGATGAGCCGATGCTGTCAATGGAGGCGGCGTCTCATTCATCGTTGTCCACGGCAGGGCATCGCTGGCTGGTGACTCACGTTAGCAACGGGAAATGGCGATGGACGACCAGCGGTCAGGGTTTCGCCAAGGCGGACCGCATACCCGCCGCTGCAAGATGTGTGTCGTTACCTTCTGGGCCGAAGTACTCGGATAGTTTCGTTCGGCTCGCAGCTGCTTACATGTCGGACGGCTCGCGGTTGCGCTATGAGTCTGGAACAGAATTCGTTCGTATCGTCAAGTTCGATGCCGATGAAATCATTGCTTTGCGAGCGGTGTGCCGTGAAGTGTTCGGGCGTGACGTCTCAGAGCGCCATCACCCGACCAGAACACGCGCCGGGCTGGCTTTCGTGCTGCACGCCGATGAGTCACAAGCGCTGTTTGACATCACCAGCGAGCATAAGGCGCTCAAACCCGAGTTCATTCTCACGTTAACGGAAGCGCAGCTGCACCTGTTCCTTGATGCGTTGATTGAGCTTGGCGACGGTGTCGCTTTATCGCATGGTGCTCGGACCTTCTTCCAGGTGGAGCCGTCACGACTGGACGCCATCGAGATGGCAGCGATCCTCGCTGGCTATCGCTGCACCCGCGGGCAACGTAATCAGCAGACCGGTTTCGGCACGACTCCGCTCCACTGGCTACGAGCTGGAACGGCTCGTAAATGGTTTGCTCCCTATGTGGCCGAAAAGTCCTGGCAACGTTACTCCGGGGTCGTCTGGTGTCCAACCACCGAGAACGGGACGTGGTTCGCGCGGCGAGATGGAAAGGTCTGCGTCAGCGGAAATTCGGCCTGGCAGTTAGCTGACGAGGACGTGCAGCTGCACATTTGCCCCGTGATGGAGTTGCTGTGCGCGGCGTTCAACGAGCGCATCGTCGGCCCTGTGTTTCAGAGGATGGGCATCGACCCCACCCGCTACATGCTGTGGTACGACGCCACCGGGCTGACCGCAGACCCCGACAAAACCAACAACGCCACAGCGGCGTTCGACCGGGGGGCGATCACCGCCGACGCGTTGCGCTCCTACCTGCAGCTCGGCGACGACACCGGCTACGACCTGTCCACCCTCGAAGGGTGGAAGGTGTGGGCGCGCGACCACGTCAGCAAGGACCCCACCCTGCTGTCGGTCCCGCAGCTCGTCGCGCTGCTGGGCCCCGACGTGGTGAAGGTGACCACACCGCCCGCCCCGCCACCCGAGCAGCCCGCAGTGCCCGCCGGGCAGCGCCCGCCCGCGCTGCCGTCCGCGAAACCCAAACCCGCAGCCCCCGCGCAGCAGGAGCCGCAAACCGAGGAGGAGGAGGCGGCCCCGGCCGCACAGGTCCGCGACGACGTGCACATGGGCATCGTGGACCTGATGGTGTCACGGGCACTCGGCCTCGCGTCGCGGCGGCGTCGCGGCACCGGCGACCGGTGGGACGAAGCCCTCGAAGACGAAGTGCTGGGTCTGCTGAACATCGACGGCGAGGACGTGCGCGCGGCGGTTCGCCGCAGCGTGCGCCACAAACTCGCCGCGCGCAACGGGGAAGGAAGCTGAACCATGTGGCCCGACCACGCCGAGGCGATCGAGGAGACCGTTAACGCCGAGGAGGCGCTGGAGGACGCCTACACACAGGCCCTGCACGCATGGGCGCCCCACGTGCAGGCCGCTGTCCTACCCGAACTGGACGGGCAGATCGTCACCGGCGACGACGACCCGCTGACCGCCGCAGCCACCGAAATCCCGCCCAACCCCGACGCTGTCGGCTCCACCCAAAACCAGTGGGACGCCAGCGCGGCCGAGCACGTGCTGCCGGTGGTGGAGAAACTATGGGACGACGCCGCACTGGCCGCCGGGATCGGAACCGGGACACTCACCGCCGCCCTAAGCGCAGCCGACCTGCTGGCCGCAGCGAAATCGGCGCGCGACGACTTCACAAGCCGCTACAGGGACACCGCAGCGCAAGTGCCCGCCGCGGTGCGAGCCGAACTGCAGGCCATCATCAAACGCGCGCCCATAGGCACCACCACCTCGGCGCTGCGCTCGACCATCCGCAAAGCCATCACACCCGGATCAGCGCTGCTGCGCGACCTGTCGCGACGCGCGAGCTACCACGCCGCCGGGATCCTCAACCACGCCCTCACGGCCGTCGCCAAACACACCGCAGGCGCCGACCGGCTCGAATGGCTGTGTGTGCACCCCGACACGGTCGTGTCGGCTGTCGGCGTCACCCACCTGGCGCGTCGCCGCTACGAAGGCACCCTTGTATCGATTCGCACAGCTTCGGGGTCGGCCGTGGCCCTCACACCGCAGCACCGTGTACTGACCGGCCGCGGGTGGGTGGCCGCCCAGCTCCTTCACGAGGGTGACGAGCTGTTCAAGGTCGGGGCCGTTAACGCCCCGGTCGCACCACACGTACAGGACGGGATAACCGTTATCGGTGATGTGGTCGACGCGGCGATGGACGGTCGCCCGCCCCAGGTGCGGTCCGTGGCGCGAGGTGTGGATTTCGACGGCCACACCGCTGGCGAGTATGTCGACGTTGTAGCGGCCGACCGCGACCTGCCGATCAACATCGAACCCGCTGGCGGCGAGATGCTCGGCGACCTGCTGCTCGCTGACGCCGACAGTCTGGCTCATGCGGCGATGCTTGGTGCGCGCCATCGCAACCACACCCTCGGCCGGTTTGGCGCGGCCCCGGTTCTTGTCGGCAACCATGCCGTAGAAGGCGGCCTTGACATCGGCGGGAATCTTCGACACCCGGACCTTGCCAGCGGCGGACTTATCCCGCAACTCGACACCGGCCGCCGCGACAACGGCGGCGATCAACTGACCGGAACAACCGTATCGCTGGCCGAGCGCGAGCCGGGATCCCCCGGCGAGATACGCGGCGACGATCTCGTCAGCGTTGGCGCGGATGTCGCCGCGCCGCCGGGCCTCGACACCGAGTTTCTGCGCGGCCCGCGCCTGCGCAACGGCCTCGGGTCGGGTGAAACGCATCCGGGTGCCCTCGGCGCGGGTCCTCAAAACTCCCGCGTCGCGCAGCCTGCGGCGAACCGTCCCGGGGCTGCCGCCCAGGTCCACGGAGATTTCGACGGGACTCCATCCGGCGGTATACCTGGCGACGACCTCATCGACGTCGAGCCGGACCCGCTTGGTGCGTGTGTTCGCGACCGGGTGGTCAGAGTGGGGCGAATTTTCCATAGCGGGTACGTGTACGACCTTTCGACGCGTGGCCATTGGTACACGGCGAATGGACTTATTGCACATAATTCTATACTCGACGAACGCACCCGCGACACCCATTGGGAGGCAGACGGGCAGGTCACATCGATCGGCGGGATGTTCGTCGTCGGCGGCTCTGAAATGGAATTTCCAGGGGACCATAGGGCCCCAATACGCGAATGGATCAACTGCGTGACCGGCGAGGCGCTAGTCTCCTGGCCTGGGCAGCAGGTATCTCACGCTACGAAGCGGCGCCACCGCGGCGCGTTCGTCCATCTGCTCACGGCTGACGGTCACGACCTCACCATCACCGCGAATCATCCCGTACTGACCGACGCCGGATACGTCACCGCTCACCTGTTGCGCCCAGGCGATCACGTCATCGCATCCGACCCCCTCAATGCCCCACAGGTAGATCACATGCCAGCCCGTGCTGATGAGGTCTATCGTGCGTTTCGCGATGCGGGGGTAGAGCAGCGGGTTGTAGCGAGCGGCGTGGACTTCCACCACGACGCGCTCGAAGGCGACGAAGTCAGCGTTGTACGGGCCGATGGTGACTTGTCCGAGGAGTTCAACCCCGGCCTTCTCGGCGGCGGCGACGATGCAGCGCTCGTTGGGCTGGGCAGCGGAAAGGGTGACGCCGCGCGTGCGGGCTCTGCTGTAAACGGCCGTCTCGACCTGGCCGTAGTAGCCCCTGGACGGCCTGGCGGCCGTCGACCGGCGAGCCTCGTTGGCGGCCCGGGCGATAGCGCGCCTACCCTCACGGTCGAGTTTGGCGAACCTGATCCGGTTGGCTTCGCTGCCAGAACGCACAGGAAGTCCCTGGTCGCGCAGGAGACGGACGATGGTGTCTCTGCTTACTCCGATGGTGCGCGCCATCTGCAGCACGCTTATGCCCTCGGCATGAAGCCGAGCAAGCTCACCGCTGTCGACGTTTACTTTGGCGACCATGATGTCTTCAACTTCTCGACCACCCAACAATTCTACTTCGGCAATGGCATTGCCGTGCACAACTGCCGATGCAGGCTGATCGCCCTGGGTGCAGGTGAGGAGCCTAAACTGCGGCGCGTGCCCGCCGAGGAGGCGGCCAAACGCGCCAAGCGCGGCGTGGTGCACGCCGAAGCGGAATCGGTGACCGCAGCGACGGAAGAGGTGGAGCAGATGGGCACCGTCACCCAGATCGATCCCCAGCAGCAGCCCGGCGAGACGTACCGCACGTTCACGGCGACGACCGCGTTCCTCGGCGTCCCCACCACCGACCGCCGCATGCTGCACAAGAAGATGGACCTGAAGATCCGGGCAGCCCCGCGACCGCTGATGTGGATGTCCAAGACCGGTGATGGCATGGGGGGGCACCAGCACGCGTCCACGGTGGGCGTCATCGAGTCGGAGCAGGTCAAGGGCAACAAGATCGTCGAGTCGGGGTACCTGCTGAACACCCCGGACGCCGACGAGGCGGCGATGCAGCTCGCGCACAAGGTCACCCGGCCGTCGGTCGATTTGGGCGGCGCGGACTGGCAGATGACCGACGAGGACGGCAACAAGATCGGCGAGGAGGAGTGGCGCAACCTGTCGCCGGGCACCAAGACGTACCGCACGTTCACCGCCGGTGAGTTGATGGGCACAACCTTGGTGTCCACGCCCGCGTTCGGGGCGACGTCGCTGACGCTGCACCCGGAGCGCGAGACGCGGGACGTGGCGCTGGTCGCGGCGGCGGTGCAAAGCGCCCTGTTCTACGAGCCCCGCATATACCCGGCGTCGCACTTCTCCGACCCGCAGCTGCCCGGGCCGGCCCAACCGACGATGCTCGACGACGGCCGCATAGTGGGGCACATCGCCTGCTGGGGGGCGTGCCACCGCAGCGTGCAGAAACTCTGCCAGGAGGCGCCCCGATCCCCGTCCAATTACAGCCACTTCCACACCTCCCCGGCGGTGCGCCTCGACGACGGCACCCGGCTGCCGGTGGGACGGTTGACGATCGCCACCGGCCACGCCGACGGCCGCCTGAGCGGTGTGCCCGCGCAGGCCCACTACGACAACACCGGCTCCTGCTGGGCGCTGGTGCGGGCCGGGGAGGACGAGCACGGCATCTGGGTGTCCGGCATCGCCGCCCCGTGGGCCGACGCGGACCTGGTGGAGCAGGGCCTGTCCGCGCCGCTGTCGGGCGACTGGCGCGACTTCGGCGCCGGCCTGGACCTGATCGCCGCCCTGTCCGTGAACACCCCCGGGTTCGTCGCGGCCTCCGGGTTCGAGGACGAGTGGGGCCAGCAGCTGACCCTGGTGGCGTCCCTCGGACCGGACCCGACAGGGTCCCGCGGCCCGGCCGCGCTGACCCGCGACGACATCAAACGCGCGTTCGCCGAGGTCCTGTTCGAGGAGAATGCGCGAATCGAGCGGGAGTCGGCCCTGACGCGGGCCGCAGCGTTCACCCACCCGCCCACCCACAACGAGCGGGTCCGCGACATGCTGACCAGGGCCGGGTTCTAGCCCCGCGCGGTGGTGCGTTCGACGCGGCGGCGTTTACGCTGTGACCGGAGCCTTGCAAAGGGAGGGCAGTAGACACGCCATGCAACTGCGGCGGCGGCCGCCGCACCATCCCACCGTCGCCCCCGGTCGGCTACTACGTGGTGCTGCCCGACGGGACCGAGATCCCGGCGGTGCACGCAGACCCGCCCGAGAAGCCGTTCCTGCAGGCGTGGCAGGCGCGGCGCAAAGCAATCGAGGCCGGCGGCGGGACGATACGGTCGGTGAAACGGCGACCCACGAGGTGATGCACACCCGATAGATACCCTGCGGCGTAGTAAACAGGCCCTTCGATAGAGAGTCAGAGCGCCGCCGTGGCTTTCCAACTGCCGGAGCAGCTGCCCACCACCGTCGCAGAGCTCGACGAGCTGCTGAACCAAGCCCGCGCCGAGATCCAGGAAATCCAGCGCCGCGACGAGGAAGGCGAAGTCCTCACCCAGGACGACGTCGACGAACTCAACCGCCTGCTGGACGCCGTCGACCAGGTCAGCGCCGCCAAGGCCGAGGCCGTGGCCGCGGAGAAGGCCGCCAAAGCCGAGGCCGAGGCCAAGGAGAAGGAACGCCGCAAGGCGGTCGACGCCGCGCTGCGGCGCGCCAAGAAGGTCACCGAGGTCAAGGCCAAGCCCGAACCGGTCGCCGAGGAGCCCGAAACCGAGGAGCCCGAAGCCGAAGACGGTGAAGGCGAGGCCGAGGAGTCCGAGCAGCCGGTGGAGGAGGCCGAGGAGCCTGATGAGGCGACCCCGAACGTGCCCGCGGTCCCCGAGGACACCAAGCCGGTGCCCGTGGCCGCCGCCGCGAAACCCACCAACGGGCGGCGCCCGGTGCGATACGACGGGCTGGGCAGAAGCGACGACGTGCCCGCCACCCGCGAGCCCGGCTGGGAGATGGACCCGTCGTGCCCCGGCTACCGGCCCGGCATGGGCCGTATTGGGTTCGCCGAGCTCGGCCGCGCCATCGACTCGGTCAAGCCCGGCTCCCGCAGCCGCAACCGGCCCAACAAGTTCTCGCCCAACGCCATCTACTCGGCGCAGGTCCTGGCGAGGCTGGCGCGGGACATGGAGACCGCGGCCGACGCGCACGCCCTGTACGCCGCCATCAACGCGGCCACCGACCAGAAGGCCCTGCCCGGCGGGTCGCTGGTCGCGGCCGGCGGGTGGTGCGCCCCGTCCGAGCAGCTGTACAACTTCTGCGACGTCCCCAACGCGACCGACCTGATCTCCCTCCCGGAGATCGCTATCAACCGGGGCGGCATCCGCTGGCCGATAGAACCCGACCTCACCGCCATCTTCAACGACTTCGAATGGTTCTACACCGAGCCGCAGCTGGAGGCCGTCGACTCGGGCGGGGACCCGACCGCGCAGAAGAACTGCGTCGACATCCCGTGCCCCGAGGAGTTCGAGGAGATCCGGCTCAACGCGCTCGGGTACTGCGTCGAGGCGGGCATCCTGCAGACCCAGGGCTGGCCCGAACTGATCACGTGGTTCATGGAGCAGCTGGCGCAGGAGCATTTAAGGGCCCTGTCGAAGAGGACGATCATCGACCTGGTCGCCGGGTCCACGCACATCTCGATCAACCCGAACTACACGTTCGGCGCGGTCCCGGCGCTGCTCAACAGCCTGGCGATGGTGGCCACCAACCTGCGGCTGCAGAAGGGCCTGGCCCGCGACACGATCATCGAGGGCGTGGCCCCGTCGTGGCTGGCCGAGGTGATGCGCGCCGATTTGGCGATGCAGGAGGGCGTGTCCAACAAGGCCGTCACCGACGCCGAGGTGCTCGGCTGGTTCGCGGCCCGCAACATCGCCCTGCAGCTGGTCGGCGACTGGCAGACCCGCGACGCCGGCACCCCCGGCGACCTGACGATGGGCGTGTGGCCCGCCGAGATGGACATCCTGCTCTACCCGGCCGGGACGTGGTTCCGGTCGATGAGCAACGTCATCGAGTTGGGCGTCATGTACCCCAAGGAGCAGCTGGCCGTGAACCGCTACACGCGCTTCTTCGTCGAGGACGCCCTGGCGGTCGGCAAGCGCTGCTACCAGTCGCAGGTCGTGACCGTCCCCATCTGCGTGTCCGGTGCCCTGTCGGAGCGTGTCAGCGTCGCCTGCGGCCCCTACACGGGCGTGCGGGAGGCCGGCAGCCTGACGGTGCCGTCGACCTTCCAGCCGGGCGGCGACTGGTCGTAGCCCCGCAGGCCGGAACGGAGGACTGATGTCGCAGGCGGTGCTGCAGTCCGCCCAGTTCTACCCGCCGCTTGAGCACCCCAACCCCCACGGGCTGTACGCGGCGACGAACTGGGGTGTGCCGCTGTCCCGCGACCCCGCCGAACCGGCCGGCGACGACGCTATCCCCCGCTGGCTGGACGCCGGGGTGCTGTTTAGGCGGATCAACTACCAGGGCGAATGGGCGTCGGGCGTGTGGGGGGCGCCGTGGTGCCGCGACCCCGAGCAGACCTCCGGCGACGAGGAATCCAAGTACGGGATACGCCCGCAGTTCCCCGGCCCGTTCGAGGCGGTCACCGTCTGGGCCTACGACGAATGCGACCCCACCCTGTTCTCGCAGGCCGAGATCCTGGAGCGGGTGCAGCAGACCCTGCGGCTGCAGGAGCAGGTCAACGTCGAGACGATGCTGGCCGCCAGGATGGTCGCCGACCTGGAGGCCATACCGGGGCAGGTGGTGCACCGCCCCACCGTGCACCAGGCGGTCGGCTACCTGGAGGGTCTGCTCGCCAAAACCAACACCACCGGCCTGATCCACGCCTCCCCGGAGGCCGCAGCCGTCGAGTACGGCATCGTGCTGCCCGTGCGCTCCGGGGTCCTGCAGACACCCTTGGGGCACCAGTGGGTGTTCGGCGGCGGCTACGTCGACGGCCTGCAGGACCTGCTGGTGGCGACCAGCAGGGTGTACGGGTGGCGCAACGCCGTGCAGGTCCGCCCCGTCTACGACCAGTACACCTACACCATCGCCGCGATCGCCGAACGCAGCGTCGTCATCGGATACGAGCAGATCATGGGCGCCGTCTACACCGAGAGCGTGGAGACCAGCGGCGTGATCCCGGGAGGGGAGCTGTAAATGCCCAGAGGTGTGATAGCCGAGGTCGTCGACGGGGTGGCGACGGTCGAGTTCGCCGACGCCGACGCCCGCGTGCAGGCCCTGACCAGGCTCCTGGACGTCGGCGGGCCCGAATCGATCCAGGTGGACACCCGCTCGGGGCGCCGCCGCAAGTACGTGGTGGCCGAGGGCCACGCCCGGGCGGCCGGGCTGCTCGACGGGCCGCCCAGCAGCGTGTCGCCCCACGGGGACAGCGGCTACGCCGCCGCCCTGGCCGCCGCCCACGAGGACGCCAAGGCGGTGACCGGCCCGGCGCAGCCCACCAGCCGCAACACCTACAGCGGGCAGACCCCCGCAGAGGTGGCGCTGGCAGGCGGGCACATCCCCACCGCCGCCCCGCCCGGGCCGGCCCGCAGCCGCCGCGGGAAGATGGCCACCCAACGCGACAAGCCCGAGGAGAGTGCTGAATAGTGACAAGAATCGTGCTCACGCGTGACACGCCTCCCGCGAGTCACTGATCGAGGGGCACTGACGGCCGTGATCGCCGGGGCGTGGATCGTCAGCATCGCGGTAAGGATCTGGGTGCCGTCGACCGCGCCGATGTTCGCCACCGTCGACGCCGCCATGCTGGGGGTGGTCGGATACTGGTTCGCGCAGCGGTCGGTGCGCCGCGACAACGGCGGGTCGACATGAGCTGGGACCAGTGGCTGGTCGTGGTCGTTGTCGCCGCCGGGCTGCTCGGCATGGGGGCGGTGGTCGGCTGGGTGTGGCGCGACTCGATACCCGACACGCATCCCCGGCGCATGCAGGTCGTCGTCGCCGTCGTGTTCGCGCTGATCATGGCCGGCTACACCGCCGACACGGTCAGCCTGCAGCACAGGCTGCGCGCCCATAGCGAGGGCCAGTTCGCCTGCGACAACCTGATGGACAACCGTCGGACGGTCATCGCCAACGAGGAGGAGAAGGTCGACACCGCCGCCGCAGCCCGCGCGGACGCGTTCGTCGCCGCCCTGCAGGAGGCGGCGCAGACCGGCGGGATCATCGACGCCACCAACCCCAAATTCGTGCAGCTTGAGGACGCGCTGAAAGCCGAGGCCGCGGAGCGCCGGAACATGCTGGCCGTCACCGCGGCCAACCCGCTGCAAGAATGCTGAACCATGACCGTCCCGGCGATCATCTACCCGGTCCGCGACGGCGAGCACAACCCCGAGCTGGCGTATTCGCTGCGATCCCTGGCCAACCTGCCGCACGGGCCGGTGTTCGTGGTGGGCTACAAGCCGACGTGGGTCCGCGGTGTCGAATACATCCCCGGCGGCAACGCCTCGCAGTGGCCGCGGGCCAACCTGTACAACAACCTGCGGCTGGCCTGCGCGCACCCCGGCGTGCCCGACGAGCTGGTCATCATGAACGACGACATGTACATCACCGCCCCGGTCGACTCGGTGCCCGTCCTGTGGCGCACCCCCACCATGGAGGCCTCGCTGAAGGAGCTGGTGCGGCGCGTCGGCGCGCGCGGCTGGTGGCAGGACTCGCTGCAAACCACCCTGCGGGCCCTGCGTGACGTGGGTGTCGCCGAGCCGGGCTGCTACGAGATACACACCCCGTTCCCCTGCGACCGCGACCTCATGGCCCAGACGCTGGCCCGGTTCGCCCACCTGACACCGCACAACCCGCCGCAGTGGCGCACCCTCTACGGCGTCCTGCACCACCGCGACCCCAAACTGCACATCGACCCCAAGATGCTGCGCCCCGGCCCGCTGCACCACCCGTTCCACTCCACAGAGGACCACAGCTTCAAATACTTCCGGTCACGCTTGAACGAGATGTTCCCGCAGCCCAGCCCGTACGAAACCGAGCCGGTTGTTGCACGCCATCCCGTTACTGTCAGGCCAAGACCCGCCAGGGGTGCCCGAGCCAGATAGGAAAGTCGCAGGAAGAAGACATGTCGACGTTTCCCCTGCTTTTCGGCGAGGCACTGCGCGCAACCCGCATCAACAGCTGCGGCCTGCCGATAGCCGGCGCGCAGAACCGCATCTGCATCGAGGGCTTCGTGTCGGTCAACCTCGGCCGCGAGATGAAACAGGCCAACGACATCGAGCAGATCAACGCCCAGGGCCTGGTGTGCGTATCCGACCGCACCCCGCCGGTGCGCAAGTGGTACAACGTCGACCTGGAGATCTGCTCGATGGCCACCGGGCTGGTGTCGATGTTCACCGGCTGGCCCGCCGTGCTGGACTATGCGGGCAACCCCGTCGGTGTGCGCGACAAGTCCACCGTCGACCCCAACTACGGCGTCGCGTTCGAGGTGTGGACGGGCGGGCGGGCGTCCACCGACTGCCCCGCCGTCACCAACGACGACGGCGTGTTCACGTCCGGCGGCACCGGCAAGTCCTACGGGTACCTGCTGTTCGGGGTGATCGAGATCGCGGTCACCTCCGACATCAAGATCAGCGCCGACCTGCAGACCATCACGCTGAGCGGCATCACCACACCCATGACCCAGTGGGGCCGCGGCCCCTACAACGTGGTCGACGTCGGCGCGAACCAGGCAGGGCGGCTGCTCACCCCGTTCCCGTCCGACCCGCACATCCACATCGAACGCACCCCCGTCCCCCCGCCCGCCTACACCGAGTCGGGGGAGCCCACCAGCCTGGAGATCGCCAGCATCTTCACGCCCCCGAACTACTACTTCGGCGGGCCCGCTGGCCAGGCCGCCTGCAGCGTCGCCCCGGCGCAGAACATCGGCTCCTGGGAGTGACCCGTGGGCCAGATCCTGGTCGTGGCCGGGCCGTCGAACCGGGTGTACAAGCTGCCCGGCGAGATCCGCGACGTGACGATCGACTGGACGTCTGACCTGCCGGCCGGGACCAGCATCGTCGACACCACGTTCGCCGCCGCCGACCCCACCCTAACGCTCGGGCCGCCCACCTACAGCGGCACCCAAACCGGGGTGCGCCTGGCCGGGGGCAACCCCAACACCAGCTACAGCGTCCTGAACTCGGCGTACCTGGACGACGGGGAGATCCACCAGTACCCGTTCACCGTGGCATGCGGGAGCAGCCCCGGTGCCGGCTGACACGGCCGGTATCACCGGCGACTTTCTGTTCGAGCGCCGCGACGCCGCGGGCAATCTCCTCGAAACGGCCCGCGGCCACAACATCGTCACCGACATCGGCAACCAGCTCTACGGCGAGCACGGCGCCGGTGTCGGCAGCACCGTCGCCGTGCCCACCGGGATGCGGCTGGGCACCGGGGCGGTCACCGGCGCCAACACCCCCGCCAACACCGGCACAGGCGCCGCGCTGGCCGCCTACCTGCCCGGGTCGGGGCTGGCGCTGGACGCGTCGTACCCGCAGTCCACGCAGCCCGCCGGGCCGGGGACCGCCCGCGTCATCACCTACAAGTGCACCTACCAGGCCGGCGAGGGGACGTCGGCGGTGCCGATCACCGAGGCCGTCATCGTCAACGACAACATCACCGTCGACTCCGCGTCCGCGGCGGCCAACACGATCGCGCGGGTGGCGGTCGCCGGGATCAGCGCCAAAGGCCCCTCCGACACCCTCACCGCCAGCTGGCAGCATTCGCTACTCGGGTCCTGAGCATTAGGATGGCTGCCGTGTTCGACGCGACCGTCGCCATCCCGTGGCGACCCACACCCGAGCGGATACCCACCCACGACCGGGTCGTCAAATTCTGGCACGACCACGGGTTCGACGTGATCGAGGCCGACTCAGACCCCGCCAAGCCGTGGCTGGCCGGGCAGGCCCGCAACAACGCCGTCCGGGCGGCCACCACCGACATCGTCATCGTGATGGACGCCGACATGATCGTGCACGACATCCGCCAGATCGACGCCGCCGTCATCAAAGCCGCACAGGGATTCGTGGTGTGGCCCTACACCGTGTACCGGGCGATCCCCGCGGCCTGCGTCGACGAGGACGACCTGTACGGCTGCGAGGTGCTCGTCGAAAGCGCCAACGAGCACCCGTGCGGGATCGTGGCGCGGCGCGACGTCTACTGGGACCTCGGAGGCTACGACGAGGGCTTCACGCCCGGGGTGTGGGGCTGGGAGGACACCGCGTTCGCGATGGTCGCCCGCACCCTGGCGCCGCACGGGCGGATACACGGGCTGCTGTACGCGTTCGACCACGGCGGCGCCCACGACATGACCGACGACAACCCCAACAAGCCCCGCGCCTGCCTGTACACCTACGCCGAGCAGGACCCCCGCCTGATGAGGGCCCTGATCGGCTTCAACCCCGCCCGCCGTTCACCATGACGACGACAACCAACCCGCGGCCCGTCCAAGGGGCGGCGAACCTGCTGGTCGCCGACTTCTCCCAGATCACCGACTCCCACATCAAACGCGCCAACGCCGGCAACACCGTCGAGGCGATGGTCGCGGCCTACCGCGCCGAATTCGGCGCCGCCGACCCGCCCAGCGTGGCGGAGGTCACCCAGAACGCGCTGATGTTCATGCACATCGCCGAACATGAGGCCAAGGGCACGGAGATGATCTGCTGGTGTCTGGCCGACGCCCTCTCCAGGCTGGCGAAAGGCAAACGAGGCCGATGAGCGACATGTTCGTGGTGTGCCCCGCCGGGGTCGTCACCGGCGGCCCGGAGCTGTGCCACAAGTTCGTCGCAGCGGTCAACCGCATCACCCCAGGCCGCGCCGCGGTCGTCTACTTCCCGTTCTCCGGGCGGCACGTCACCCCCGAGCCGTACCGCCGCTACGGGGCGCCGGTGGCCACCGTCGAGGACTTCACCCCCACCTCGACGGTGATCCTGCCCGAGGTGTACGCCGACCTGGTGGGCACCGCCCCGCCGTGCCGCCTGTGGTTCTGGTGGATGAGCGTCGACTACTTCGTGGCCGGCGCCACCGACGTCGCCGAGCGCGTCGAAACGCTGCGCCGCCGCATCGACCTGCACATCTACTCCAGCGAATACGCGCGCCTGTACCTGGAGGCCAACGAACTCGGCCCGGCCGCGCGGCTGTTCGACTACGTCGCCGACGAATTCCTCGCCGCCCCGCCCACCGGGCAGCGCCGCGACGTGGTGGCGTTCAACCCCCGCAAGGGCCTGTGGCGCACCGAACGGGTCCTAGGGGCCCTCACGGCGCGGTTCGGGGAGCACGACCAACCCAAGGCCGTGGCGCTGGAGGACATGACCCGCGACGAGGTCATAGAAGTCCTCTCCCACGCCAAGTGTTACATCGACTTCGGGCCGCACCCGGGCAAGGACCGGCTGCCCGCCGAGGCCGCGTCGCTGGGCTGCTGCGTGGTCACCAACCGCCGCGGCGCCGCAGCCAACCCCGTCGACATCGCCATCCCCACCGACCTGAAAATCGACGACGCGGAGGAGGGCTGCGAGGAACGCGCCGCCGATCTGATCCACGTGATGCTCACCGACTACCCCCGCCAGACACGGCGCTTCGACGGCTACCGTGCGGTGATCGCCGCCGAGCCGGCCCAGTTCGCCGCCGACGTGGCCGAGCTGCTGGCCCGGTCCGCCCCCGGCGCCGTCCACGAAGCGACAGCCGGGTGGGAGCAGATCAAAGGCGAGTACGTGTCGGTGGCCCCCGCCGAACCCAACCGGCTGCTGGTTATACGGCCCCTGTGGCACCACGTCGACGTCGAATGGCTGCTGATGTGGGACGCGATGGACAAAACCCACGTCACCGACGTGCTGACCGTCAACGGCGCGTGCCTGTCCATGGCGATGCAGGACATGGTCGACCGGGCGCTGGAGCGCGACGACTGGACGCACCTGGTGATCCACGAGCACGACAACGTAGCCGACAAGGACGCGTTCGACAGGATTGCCCGCTACGGCGACGAGCACCACATCGTCGGGTCGCTGTACTGCATGCACGACCCGCCGCACCGGGCCTACGCCTACCTGCCCGACGGCGAAGGCAACCTGCGCCAGATCAACGCCCGGGCCGTGCAGATCGGTCTGGCGCGCCCCGCGCTGTACGAGGTCGCCGCGGTGGGGTTCGGGTTCACCACCATCGCCCGCTGGGTCCTCGAAAAATGGCCCGCCGACCTGAAAATGTTCGTGCCCGACAGTCCCGACGTCGGCTACTCGCACGACCTGTGGTTCTGCCAGACCGCCCGCACCAAACTCGGGGCGCGGGTGTGGATAGACTTCGGGCTCGTCACCGGCCACCTCACCAAGAAAGCGGTCTGGCCGGCCGACAACCAACGCTTCCTGGGCCGCGACGACCCGGAACTGTTCCCCGACCGAAAGCCGGCCAAGAAATGAGCGACATAGTCATCGGCGCCTCGATAGAGGCCACCGCCTCCGTGTACACCGCCGGGGAGAAGGTGCTGGCGCTGCACGCCCTGATCGCCTCCGACATCACCGACGCGGCGTTCCGCGCCCAGGCGAAGGAGATCCTCGGGCCTACACCCTGAGTCCGTAGAGTCCCGCGTAAGCACAAGGACCGCTCACAGAAGGGTGCCCGGCTAATGGCTGATGGCCTCGCGACAGTCGCATGCGCCAACGCGCTGCTCAACACCCTGGTCGGCACGTCGTTTTCCGTCTCGTCGCTCTACATCGAGAACCACACCGCCGCCACGGGCGCAGCCGGGACGACGGGCGGGTCGACCGGGTCGACGGTGCGCCCCCGCCTGTACATGGCGGCGGCGGTGACGGGAACGATCACGATGAGCTCCACCGCCCCCAGCTGGACCAACACCGGGGTCACCGAAACCATCACCGACCAGGCTGTCTGGTCGTCAAGCTCGGGGGGCACGTTCTACTGGTCGGTGCAGCTGACCCTGTCCAAGGCGTGGGCGTCCGGCGACACGCTGACGCAGAACACCTGCCAGCTAGCCCTTTCGCCGCTGGCCGCCTAAGCCGCGCCCGGGGGCACACGGTGGCTGGCTAGGCTCGGCGCATGACCACAGCACCGCGCGTGCAGGGCCTCATCGGCGCCCTGCAGGTTTGGCTGGCCGCCCACCCGACATCCCCGGAAGCCCCCGACGTGAAGGCGCTCATCCAGGTGTTGGGGACGCCGGCCACGGTGCCCGCGCCGGTCGCGGGCGCGCCGCTGCACGCCCTGGTCGCCGACCTGGCCGCCGTCCTGGACGCCTGGGAAACCAGCCACCCGCTCACCCCGCCACCCCCTCCTCCCCCACCGCCGCCGCCGGTCCCGGTCGTCACGTCGGTCACCCCCAACACGGGCGTCGACACCGGCGGCACGACCGTGTCCGTCGCCGGCAGCGGCTTCACCGGGGCCACCGCGGTCGACTTCGGGACCGCCCCGGCCTCGTTCAGCGTCGTGTCCGACGCCGCGGTGTCGGCGGTGTCGCCCGCCGGGGCGGACGCGGCCGTGGACGTGACGGTGACCACCCCGGGCGGCGTGTCCACGACCAGCGCCGTCGACCGGTTCACCTACACCCCGCCCCCACCCCCGCCGCCCCCGCCGCCGCCCGGGCTGCCGCCGCTGTGGAACGCCGCACCGCCCGCCGGGGTGTGCGCGGCACCGAGCGGCCCCTACGTCGGGGTGCCCGGCGACTGGGCGTACGGCATCCAAACCACAACCGAGGTGTTCGACAACTTCGACGGCCCGGCGGGCTCCGCCATCAACCAGACCCTGTGGCAGCTCGACAGCATCAACCAGGGCGGCAACCAGACCTACGACCCGTCCACCGACCGGGTCTACCTCGACGGCGACTCCAACGTGGTCCTCAAGGCCACCGGCGTCGGCGGCACCTACAGCAACACCAGCTGCGACCATCCCTACATATCGCAGCCCGGCGACACGTGGGCGAGCATCGCCGCGGCGTGGGGCACCAGCCCCGCGGTCCTGCGGGAGTACGTCAACCAGGGGATCCTCAACGAGGGGGTCACCACGCCGTTCCCGCCGGGCACCGCCATCACCATCCCCAACATCAGCGGCCGGTTCACGTCGCGGCAGCGGTTCAACATGGGGCTCGGCTGGTCCGCGGCGCGGGTCAAGTTCCCCAAGTCCGTCGCCCAGACGTCGGGCCTGTCGTGGTTCCCCGCGGTGTGGCAGCTCTATGTCGCGTACAACCAGCTGCCGGGCAACTATCTCGAAATAGACATGATGGAGATGTTCGGCGACTCCACGAAGTACAACACGCACGTCTACCTGCACAAGAACCCGATGACCACGCTGCAGGACGAGCTGCCGGTGCCCAACGGGGTCAACGCCGGCGACGACTTCCACACCTACTGGATGCTGCGCACCGCCGACGAGATCCAGATCGGCGTCGACAGCCTGATCATGGGGGCGTGGACGTCGGCTAACGTGCCGGCCGGGGTGTGGCCCGACACGCAGCAGAGCGTCTATTGGATCATCAACTTCGCCATGGACCCGGGCTACCTGGCGCACCCGAAAGCCAGCGACTTCCCCGCGTACATGCTCGTCGATTGGGTGTGGTTCAAACCCCTAGCGCTGCTGTGAGGTAACCGTGGCCGTCGCCTATAGCGCGGTCGGCGCTGGGGCGCACGGCACCAGCATCAACGCCCTCGCCTTCACCCACGCTATCGGCGCCTCCGACAACTGCCTGATGGTGGGGGTCGGCGCCTACTACGGCAGCTCCGGCTACTCGAGCTGGACCCGGTCCTGCGGCATCACGGCAGCGGCCGTTACCTGCGACTCGGTCGGCGCCGGCATCGCCAACGGCAGCTACACCGGCGGCACGGCCCAGACCTGCAGCCACACTGTGGTGCACAGCAGCCAGAGCCTACATAGCGACGGGGGATAGCCGGTGGCTGTCATTTTCGATGCTGTCGGCGCCGGCAACGATGTTTGGGCGCAAACCACGGCGACAACCAACATTTCGTGGGCGCATAACGCGGCGTCCGGGGCGTGTGTTATCGCCGGAATGGCCAGCCGCGACACCACAACTTCATCAGCGGCCAGCACCGACACCAGCGAGTCCTGCAGCTACAACACCGTGGATATGGGCGCGGCGCTGGGCACGTCGAAGCACAACAACTCGAACACCGGCTACGGAAACACCACCCTGTTCGGGATGACCGGAGCGCCCAGCGGCTCCAAGACCGTCGCCGCGTCGGTGACCGACACCAACAATGAGGTGACCGGCCTGGCCGGCTGCTCGGTGTCTTACCTGGGTGTCGGCTCTATCAGCACGTGCTCCACCAACGGCGGCTCGGGCACGACGGCGTCGATTTCGGTGACCGCCCCGGCTGGGGCGATGATCGTTGTGGCGTTCGGCGCCCCCAACGGCAGCTTTTCCGCGTTTAACGGCTCAACACGGTACAACCACGCCTCGGCCGGCGGCACCGACGCCGGTTTCATGATCGGCGACGTCGCGGCCACCGGTTCGGCGCAAACAATCTCCGCGACAGTCACTAGCGGGTTCTGGTCGGCCATCGCCGTTATTCTGCTGCCGACCATCCCCGGCGCTGTTTTGAGCCGCGGCACGTCGGTTTCCGGCCCGACCGGCTCCACCTGGACATATACGGGCGGGGCGGCCACCTCCGCCAATGCTTACGACGGCACTTTCGGCCTGTACCCGGTCACTTACTGCGTGTTCACAACTTCAACCGCCAATGCTGTCGGCACCATCACGCCGGGCGGGTATTTCGGCGCGGCGTCGGTGCCCACCGACGCCTCTATCACGATCAACGCGGTCTTGCGGGGATATGTCAACACCGTGGCGCGTTGGGCGAGCATCACCGCGCAGTTGTTGGACAGCGGCGGCTCGGCTATCGGGGCGGCGCAGACGATCACCCTGACCACGGCTGTATCGACGGTCGCGTTCACGCCTAACGTGGCGCCGACGCCGGCGCAGATCAACGCTGGGTTGCAGATGCTCGTCACCGCAACTCACGACGGCACGTCGTCGAGCGGCATTTTCCGCCTCGACAACGTCGACATCACGATTTCTTACACGCGCACGCCCGCCGACGCCGCCCAAACCGTCACAGCCACAGGCGCAGCCACCATCGCCCACAACGCGCCCGTCGACGCCGCCGCAGCCGCCGTCGCATCCCCCACGGCCGCCCAGACCGCAGCCCTGCTCGCCAACGCCACCCAGACCGCGACGGCCACGACCGCCGCCACCCTGGTCGGTGCACTGCAAGCGAATGCGGCGCTGACCGCCACCGCCGCCGCGGCGGCGACCGCTACCCGCGCCGCCGTCTGCGATGCCGCGCAAACCGTCACCGCCGCGCCGACAACAACCCTGACCGCAGCGCTGTCCGCCAACGCGGCCCAGGCGGCCATCGCCACATCCGCCGCCACCGCGACCCGCGCCGCCGTCTGCGACGCAGCCCAGACGGGCATTGCAACCAGCGCAGCCACCCTGGCCGCGGCACTGCAAACCAACGCCGCCCAGACGGCCACCGCCGCACCGACCGCGACCCTGACGGCCGCGCTGTCGGCGAACGCGACCCAGACCGTCGCCGCCAGCCCGGCGGCGCTCGCTGCCGCGGCGCTGCTCTCCAATGCCGCCCAGACGGTGACCGCGGCAGCGGCCGCCGCCGCGACCGCAGCGCTGCAGGCCAATACGGCGCAGACCGTCACCGCGACCGGGTCGGCTTCGTTAACGGCAGCGCTGCTCGCCAACGGCGCCCAGGCGGTCACGGCAACACCGGCGGCAACGCTCACCGGGGCGCTTCTGGCCAACGCCGCGCAGGCGGTGACGGCCGCCCCGGCTGCGACCGTCGCGCACAACACGCCAGTCGACGCCGCCGCAAGCATCGTCGGGTCCGCAGCAGCCACCCTCACCGGGGCGCTTCTGGCCGACGCCGCCCAGGCGGCCACAGCCACCGCGGTAGCCGCCGCCACCAGGGCGGCGGTCTGCGACGCAACCCAGGCAGTCGTGGCGGCCGCGGCGGCGAGCGCCAACACGGCACTCAACGCAAACGCCGCCCAGACGGCCACGGCAACCGCCAGTGCCAGCCTGACCGCGGCGCTGCTGGCCAATACGGCGCAGACCGGGATGGCAGCGCCAACCGCCACCCTGGCCGCGGCGCTGTTGAGCAACGCTGCCCAGACGGCCTCGGCAACCGCGACAGCGACAGCGACCGCCGCGCTGCAGGCCAACGCCGCGCAGGCGGTGACGGCCGCCCCGGCTGCGACCCTGACCGGGGCCCTGCTCGCCAATGCGGCGCAAACCGCGACGGCCGCGAGTGCCGCCACCCTGGCCGCCGTACTCCTGGGCAACGCCGCACAGGCGGTGACCGCGACCCCAACCGCGACCGCGGCCCACAACGCGACCGCCGACACCGCCCAGACCGTCACCGCCACCGGGTTGGCCTCATTGACCGCGGCACTGAAAGCCGACGCCGCCCAAACCATCACCGCCACCGCCGCGGCCGCCGCCGCCGGAGGCGCCGACGCACCGCAAACCGTTAACGCCACCGCCGCCGCCACCCTGACAGCAGCGCTACTCGCCAACGCGACACAGACCGTGACCGCAACCGCGGCGACCACCGCCACCCGGGCAGCTGTCTGCGACGCCGCGCAGAGCATCACCGCCGCGCCATCGGCGAGCGCCACCAGGGCCGCAATATGCGACGCTGCGGCGGCAGTGACAGGCAGCGCCTCGGCAGCACTGACCGCAGCACTGCAAGCCAACGCGGCACAAACGGGCATAGCCGCTGCGGCTGCCACCCTCGCGCACAACGCTCAACCCGCCGCCGCGCAGACCGTCGCAGCAACCCCGGCCGCAACCCTGACGGCAGGCCTGCTGGCCAACACAACCCAGACCATCACAGCCACCGCGGCTGCCAGCGCCACGCGCGCCGCCGTCTGCGACGCAACCCAGGGCATCACAGCGACAGGAGCGGCGTCGGCGCAGGCCGCGCTGCACGTCGACGCCACGCAAACCGTCAACGCCACCGCGGCTGCCAGCGCCACACGCGCCGCCGTCTGCGCCGACGCCCAGGCGCTCACTGCCGCCCCAATCGCCGCGCTGGGTGCGGCGCTACTGGCCAACGCCGCGCAGACCGCGGCCGTCGCCCCATCTGCGAGCGTCACCTACGGCGCCCTGGCCTCCGCCGCGCAAACCGCGACGGCCGCACCCGCCGCCACCGTCAACAAGGCAGCCGCCGCAGACGCCGCCCAAACCGTCAACGCGACAGCCTCGGCGGCCCTGACCGCGGCCCTGAAAGTCGACGCAGCCCAGAGCATCACTGCGTCCGCCTCGGCCAGCTCGGCGACCGGCCCGCAGGCCACCCAAACCATCGTCGCGACCCCCTCCGCGAGCCTGACCGCCAACCTGGCGTTGGCCGCCAACCAAACAGTTGGCGCCACCCCGACCGCCGGACTCGCACACAACGCCCCCGCCGACGCGGCGCAGGCGCTCACCGCGACCGCGACGGCCACCGCCACCCGATCCGCCACCGCAGACGCCGCCCAAACCGTCAACGCCACCCCGACGGCGAGGGTCACCGCGGGCCTGAGGGCCGACGCCAGCCTGACGGTCACCGCCACCACAACAGCTGCCGCCACGACCGGGCCGATGGCAACCCAGGCCGTCACCGCCACCGCCGCCGCCACCCTGTCCGCAGGGCTGAGAGTCGACGCGACCCAAACCCTCACAGCGACGGGTACAGCGTCGGCGACGCGCGGCGCGCCGCTGGACACCGCCCTCACCGCCACCGCAACCCCCGCAGCCGCCGCCAGGCTCGATGCCCGAACCGACGCCACCGCAACCGTCAACGCCTCGATAGCGGGAGTGCTCGCCCAGGGGTTCCACCCCCACCCAACCGACCACGTCGCCATCACCGACGTCTACTACACCTCCGGGGCCGCCACCCCGGCCGACGCCGTCGCGCTCACCGACATCGCCACCTTCCAACTCGCCCACCGCGTCGCCGCCGCCGACCCCGAAAACCTCATCGACAAGCTCGCGACCCGCCTCGACGCGCAACGCCCCCACACCGACCCCTTGGCCCTGTCCGACACCGTCGTCGTCAGGCTCTACGGCGGGCCCGCGGTGCTGCACCCCCAGCAGGCCCGGCCCGTGCCCGGCGAACCCAAGCTGCGCGCACCCGCCCGCGCGCCGCAGCTGTTGACCGTAGCCGCCGAACCCGACCTGCGAGTGCGCCCCAACAGCGAAAAGCTCACCGCCCCCGCCCGGCGCGGCACGCTGACCGTGGCGGGGCGCAGCCGGCTGCGCGTCCCCGCCCGCACCTGAGCCGACTACCGTCAAGCCCGTGGGACTCCAATGGCCCGTAGATTTGTTCTGCCTACCGCCGCTGTCGTCGGCCGACGACGAAGGCGCCGCCAACCAGAACGCGGCGATCAACCTGGCGATCACCACCATGTGGGCCCTGTCCGGGCGCCAGTACGGGCTCGTCGACCAGATCGTGCGGCCCTGCATCCAGACCATGCCGTGGTGGTCGCGGCGCAGCAGCTACGGCTACTCCGGCGACTACGCCGCCGTCACCAGCTACCTACTGTCCTGGGAGGGAGACCGCTGGGTCAACTGGTGGTGCGGCTGCGGCTCCATGTGCCGCCTGTCGGGGCCCGGCGCGGTGCACCTACCCGGCCCGGCACGCGAGGTCATCGCCGTCACCATCGGCGACACCATCCTCGACGCCGACCAGTACACCCTGGAAGGGGACATGCTGTACCGGGTCCGCGGAGCCGCCGACGTCGCCCACGGCCCCGAGAGCCGCGGCCACCACTGGCCCCGCCAGGACCTGTCGCGGCCCATGGGCCACCACAACACGTGGTCGGTGGAGTACCTGTGCGGCAACCCCGTCCCGCCGGAGCTGGCGCATTTGACCGGGGTGCTGGCCAAGGAGTTCCTGGCCGCCTGCCAGGGCGACAAGTGCCGCCTGCCCCGCAACGTCACCAACGTGAACCGTGCGGGCGTGTCCTACCAGATCGACACCACCCGCATCCTGGAGGCAGGCAAGACGGGGATAGCCGAGATCGACCTGTGGCTGGCGGCGGTCAACCCCGCCAAGCTGCAATGCGCACCGTCGGTAATCTAAATGTCGTCGCCCGCCCCCACCGATCCCGCCATCGAGGCGGTCTCCATCGTGATGGGCACCCTGGCCGACGCGTTCGACCCGAACGGCCCCTGGCCCCCGGTGCAGGGCTCCACCGACGTGCACTTCTTCGCCGGGGAGGGGCCCGCCACCGCGGCGTGGGACGCGCACACGACCCAACCCGGCTGCGACGCCCCGTTCCTGTGGGTGCGGGTCGCGCAGCGCTACCGCACCAAGCGCATCCCCGCGCCCGTCGTCGACCCCGCCAACTGCCAGCTGCCGCGGGCGATCACCGTGGAGGTGGGGGTGGCGCGCTGCGCGGTCGTCGACGTCGACGCCACCTGGGACGACTACGCCGCAGAGGCCGCCACCAGCCTCGACGACTCGTGGCGCATCGAGGCGGCGCTGTGCGCGGCGCGGGGCCGGCTGCTCACCGACTCCTACCTGGCGGCCACCCACCCGGTCAGCCCGTACGGCCCGGAGGGCGGGTTGTTAGCCTGGAGCGGGATGATCGACATACAGATCGGAGACTGACGCGATGAGGCTGGTCACCGTGCGCGGCAGCATCAACCCCTGCGTCGATTTGGCCACCGGCGATGAGATGACCTTCGAGTACAACGAGTGGGTCGACCGAAGAATCCAGCTTGGCTACTTCGATGTCGTCGAATGGTACGGCGACGAAGACACGCCACTGCCCCCGGAGGAGCCGCAACGCGAGCAGTCCATCGAGGACGACATCACACCGTGGCCCGTCCCGGTGGCCGAGCCGGCGCCCAAACGCCGCCGCGCCGCCAAAACCGGAGACTGACATGGCCGAGATCGCGCTCATCGAGGGCAGCATCAACCCCTGCACCGACTTCGAGACCGGGCGGCAATACGTCGTGCCCTACACCGAGCACATCGCCCGCCTCGCCAAACGCGGCTACATCAACATCCTGGCCCGCCAACCCATACCGCTAAGCGGACACGTCGACTGAGAACACGACATGACCAAAGGGATCGTCACCTACACCATCCACATCGACCGGCCCGCAGTGGAGGCCGAGTTCATCAAGGTCGCCACCAGCCGCGTCGACCACGTCACCGGCGAGATCGCGAAGACCGCGAAGCTGCTGGCACCGTTCCGCACCGGCCGGCTCAAGGCGCGGATCGGCGCGACGCACGCCAAGCGCACCGGGCCGTGGCGGGTGCAGGGCGAGGCGGTGTCGCGTGCGAAATACTCCGCGTACGTCCACGACGGCACCCGACCCCACATCATCCGGGCCCGGCGCGCCGCCGCGCTGCACTTCTTCTGGCCCAAGGTCGGGCGCGAAGTTTTCTTCCGGCACGTGCACCACCCCGGGACCCGGCCGAGGCCGTTCATGCTTGAGGCGGCCGAGGAAGTCGCAAGAATACAGCGCGCCAAAGAAGCGCTGTACCATCCCTAAAAGGACGCAGCGAGATGAAGGACCAGCCCGAACCCATCGAGGTGCTCGACGCCGAACCCGAGGACCCGCCCGCGCCCGCGCCCGCTGCGAAGCCCGGGAAAGCGGCGGTGCTGCTGTCCAACATCGAGGGGTGGGAAGACCCCGGCACCGACGGACGCTACGACGTGTGCGTCGAATTCTTCGGCGACAAACTGAGGCTACGTAAACCCAAATCGCAGTCGTTGAACGCGCTGAGCTGGGCGAGCCTGCCCGGGGTGGACCCAATGACCACCAACCGGGTCACCGGGAACTTCGTGAAACGCCACATGTCCCCCGAATCGTGGGAACGGCTGTTCGCCGACCGGCTCGTCGACCCCGACGACCCCGACTGCGACGAGGAAACCATCGGGAAACTGATCACCGAACTGTGCGACCTGGCGGTGCGGGAACTCAACGAGAAACCCGCCAACCGGGCCGAGCGCCGTCACCCGACCGGTCCGTGACCCGGCACCCGCAGCGATAATCTGAGCCGGTGGTCGACGCCGGTCAGGTCCGCATCAACGTAGTTATCGATGCGCGCGACCTCGGCAACGAAGTCAACGCCGCCGTGCGCAGCGCCGTGACGCCCGCCGTCGCCAAGGCCCAGGCTCAGGTGAACAGCCTCAACACGGCGATGGGCAAGGTCGACGCCACCAAGTTCCAGCAGATGGCAGCCAACGCCATCAACACCAACCAGGCCGTGCAACGGGCGCGCCTATCGGTGCAGCAGTACGGCACGGCGGTAGCCGACGCGCAGAAGGCCTCACGCAAAGCCGACGCCGAATACCAGAAGGCGATGAACGCCCGAACCACCGCCTACAAGGCGTGGCAGAAAGTCGTCAAAGACAAAGGCGAGATAGCGGCGATCCTCAACGCCAAGGAAGCCTACGAGGCCACCGCCAAAGCCGAGCAGAAAGCCGCCGCCGCGAGCCAGAAATCCCACGCCGCCGAGCAGTCGGCCATCTTCAAGGACCAGCAGGCGCGCCTGCGGGCCGCCGCAGCCGAGCAGGCCGCCGTCACGAAGATGATCACCCTGCAGCAGCGGCTCAACCGTGAACGCGAACGCTATACACGCGGCGGCGGGGGTGGACGTGGTGGCGGCGGCGGCGGAGGAGGGGGCGGAGGCGGGGGTGCCGTGCCCTTCCGGCTGGAAACCACCGTGCTGCAAATCTTCACCCGGCAGTGGCAGACCCTGGCCGCCACGATGGGCTCCGCCACCATCGCCGTGGCCTCCCTGTCGCCGGTCATCGGGGCCCTGGCAGGGGCGCTGGGGGTGCTCGCCGGGGGCATCGGCATCGTCCTCGGCGGCCTCGGGCAGCTGACCACCGGGATCGGGGCGCTGATACCGGCGTTCGGCGGGGCGGTCGCCGCCATCAAAACAGGCCTGAGCGGGCTCGCCGAGGGCGCCAAAGAATACATGAAGCAGTTCTCCGACGCCCAAACGCAGCTATCCGTGCAGATCGGCAACCTGATGGGCCCCATGCTCAGCGCATGGACAGGGGTGTCGTCGCGCATCAAACTGGACTTCGCGCAGACCCTGGTGCCCGCGTTCAACAACCTGGCCGCGGTCATCAACAAGGTCGCCCCGGCGCTCGACGCGGTCGCCACCGCGGCCGGCGGGGTCATCAACGACATCACGGCCACCCTCAACGCGCTCGCCCCCCAGCTCAACGCCGTCCTGGAGGGCTCGCGGGCGCTGATCACCACGATCGGCCCAGGTGTGCAGGCCCTGCTCGCCGGCATGGTGAGCCTGTCCGCCGCGGCGCAGCAGTCGATGCCCCTGATCTCGGGGGCGATCCGCGATGCCCTGTCGGCGATCGGCGCGGCCATGAGGGAGGTCGCCGCCAGCCCCGAGCTGCAGGCCGCGCTGGCGTCGTTCGCGCAGGGCGTGAAAGTGCTGGGCGACCAGCTCGCCGGGTTCGGCAAAGAAATGGTCCACCTGGCGGCCGTGGCGGGCCCCGTCGCCAACCAACTGGGTGTCGTGTTCGGGCAGATGGTCCACCAGGTCGCCGACGCGTTCGCCGACCTGGCCACCAAGGTCGGGCCGATATTCAACCAGTTCGTCGCCGCGACCGGGCCTGGGCTGTCGCGGCTGATAGGCGACTTCGGGCGGCTCGGCCAGATCGTCGGCCCCACACTGATCCCGCTGTTCACCGCGCTGGGCAACGCCATCCACAGCATCATCGAACCGCTCGGCGCGCTGGGTAAACAGTTCGTGCAGGGCCTGACCTCGATACTGCCCGACCTGGCGCAGGCCATCAAATCGGTGATGATCCCCATGGAGCAGCTGCTGCCCACCTTCGGCACCCTGCTCAAGGGCGCGCTGGACACCGTGATCGCGCTGGGCCCGGCGATCAACGCCGTCGCGGGCGGCATCGGCGACCTCGCGCAGGGCATCATGACGGCGCTGCACCCGGTGCTGCCGACGGTCCGCGAGCTCGCGGAAACACTGGCGCCGACCCTGAAGCAGATCGGCGACGCCGCCGCGCAGCTCCTCCCGACGCTCGGCCCGGTCATCGCGTCGCTGGTGGCTGCGCTGACACCGGTCGCGCAGATCCTCGGGCAGGTCATCGTCTTAAGCCTCAAAAACCTCGCCACCATCATTTCGGCGATCACCCCGGCGCTGACGACGTTCTTCACGATGGTCGCGCAGGGATTCAACGAGATAGCGCCGCAGCTTGACCAGCTGCTGGGCGAGCTTGCCCAGCAGATGCCGCAGATCATGGCCACCCTGGCGCCCGTGCTCAACGACCTGGCGGCCGGGCTGGGGCAGGTGGCCATAGAGGTGATCAAGCTGCTACCCCCGCTGCTGACCATCGCGCCGAAATTCCTGGAAACCGCCGCCAACATCGGTGGGCGCCTGGTGCCGACGATGATTCCGCTGCTGGATGTCCTGGGCAAAGTGCTGTCGATAATGCAGCCCCTGATCGACGCCATGACTCGCCTCAAGGCGCCGATTGATCTGATCAACCTGGCGCTGGACCACATGAGCGGCGTGGTGAACGCGCTGGTCGGGCCCTTGGGGCGGCTGATCGGGACGATACCCGGGCACGGCCAGGGTGCTGGCGCCCCCCCGCCGTCGGGTCAGCTGCCGGCCGGGCCGCCCCTGTGGGACTACCTGCCGTACCAGCCCAACGTTCAAGGGCAGATGACCAAGCCGCGACAGTTCGTCCCCGGCGTGACACCGGGGGCCACACCCGCCATCCCCTACCTGCAGGCGGGACCGCAGCCGTTCACACCGGTCACAGGCGCGGCCGGGGCTGGCGCCAAACCACCCCAACCCCCCGAGCTGCCCATCCAGGAGGTGCCGCTGGGCCTGCTGCCCCAAACCGCGGCGCAAACCGACCTGCTCAAACAGATCCGCGACCTGCTCAACGGCACCGGCAACGCCAACGCCCCCTTGAACAATTTGAAGGATCTGCACGACGCCGTGCGCCAGATCGGCACCGACCTGAAGAAATCCCTGCCCGCCAGCCGGCTCCCGCCGGGGGCCATCCCCGGCCGCATAGGGCCGTGGGGCACGCCCATCCCGCCGCAGAACCCGCCCGGCTACCAGGTGGCCGCCGCCGTGATCCAAGCGCTGGGCGGCAACGTCGAAGCCGCTATCGGCGAATCCCCGATCCAGTACGCGCAGGAGCAGTGGGAGCAGGACGTCGACCGGTGGGTGGACAAGGCGGATCAGCAGATCAGCCAGTGGGAGCAGATGCTGCAGGAGATGCAGCAGTGGAACGCCTACCAGCAGGAGTATCTGGACTGGCTGCAGGGGCAGTCGCAGCAGAAGCCGATACCGGGGATGCCGTGGACCGCCCCCAACATTCCGCCGCCCGCGACGGGGCCGCGGCTGCCGCAGTTCGGACCGCCACCGGGCTGGCCACCCGGATCAGCCCCGCCGCAGCAGCCGGGCTGGCCATCCGCGACACCCGGCTGGCCCTCGGCGCAAGGTTACGCGCAGATGGCGCCACCGGTCACCCTCCAGCCGGCTGCCGGCGCCCACGCCGTCATACCGCCCAACCCCACCAAGGACCAGGTGATCGCCGCGATCATCGCCGAAGGCCGGGCGCGCGGACTCAGCGACCAGGAGATCGCCGGTGTGCTGTCGGTGGCGCAGCAGGAAAGCGGCTTCAACCTTGAGGGGTTCATGGGGTTCGCGACGAAAACCACCGACACCGGCTACACCGGCGGGGCCGCCTACGCCAACCAGTGGAACCCGGCCCTGCAGAAGTTCTACGACAACTACATGGCCGGTGGGTACGGGGCCGCCGGTGGCCCCCAAGCCAAGGCCGCGGCGCTGCAGGCCCTCCAAAGCGGCAACCCGCAGCCGTTCCTGAACTGGCTTCAGTCCGGTGTGCAGGGCATACCGAACACGGTGGGACTCAACGCCTCGTTCGGCCCCAATATCGCCGCCAACTATCCGCTGTGGCTGTCTAGGCTGTCCACGACATCCACCATCGGTGTCCCCCACCTGGGCACCGGACTGCCGCCCGGACCGACAGCACCCGGGCTGCCCGGAGCCAACATCGCCACCGCAGGTAGCCCCATCCCGGTGTGGGTCGTCGGCAGCGGCCCGATGACCGGCGCCGGGTTCGGCCCGATGCCTGGAGCCGGGTTCGGCCCGCCAGGAGGCCTCGGCGGCCTCCCAGCGCCGCCGCAAGGCTCCAGCTTCGCCGGTGCCGCAGCCAGCAGTGCCGGTGTCCAAGCCGCGATCCAGCTGGCACAGCAGGCGGCGGGCGGTCAATACCAGTGGGGCGGCGTGGGACCGCTCTACGACTGCAGCGGCCTCATCTCCACGCTGTACGCGGCGATCACCGGCAAGCCCTTCGGCGGCGGGCAACGCTACTTCACCACCGACTCCAACTTCGCCTCGCTGGGGTTCGTGCCCGGCTACAACCCCGCGTCGGCGCTGAACATCTCCACCACCGGGGAGCACATCACCGGGCAACTCGCCGGGGTGCCGGTCGAGGCGCACGCGCCGGGCATTCCCACAAGTGTTGGCCCCGGCGCGACCTTCCCGCTGCCCGGCGGCACACCCTACTACCTGCCCATCGACGTCAACGGCCAACCGCTGGGACCCCCAACCGCGGCGCTGACATCCTGGAACGCCCCGGCCCCGCCGAGCACCGCGAACGCCTCACCGGCCTACTATCCAGGCCTGGGGCAGCCCGGCGGGCTGGGCTCGGTGGGCTCACCGGTGCCCGTGTACGTCACCAACTGGCCGTCCAGCGGGCCCGCAGCCCGCGGCGCCCCCCTGCCCGGCAGCACCGCAGCCCAGCAGATCGGCGAAGGGGTCGGGAATGTCGCCGCCAACGTCACCGGCAACATCCTCGACGCGATCGGTGGCCTGGGCAACCAGCCGTGGCAGCCATGGAAGCAGCAGCCCGCCGCGTCGGTTTGGCAGCTCGCCAACCAGGGCAACCCGCTGGCCATCGCCGCAGCCGCGGGTTTCACCGTCCCGTCGTTCGCCATGTCCGGCTCGGGTATCGGCCCCAACCAGATCGCCGCCCCGCCGAGCCCCGCGTTCAACGCGCAGGGGCAACTCTTCAGCGACACCGCCGCGCTGCTCGAACGCTCCTTCTCCTCGCTGTCCGCCGAACTCGACGCGATGCGCAGCCAGCTCGTCGACGTGCTCAACGAGATCAAGCAGATGCTCACCCAGGAGGCCCTGGAGCCGATCATGGAGGCCGCCGTCAAGGCGGCGATCTCCTCCATCCCCGGGAGCGTGCTGGACACGATCGGCCAGAACATGGGCACAGCCGCCGCCCCGCCGATCGCCGACGCCGTCGACAGCGCCATCAGCACCGCCTCCCAAAGCGCCACCCCCAACACGAGCCTGGGAGGGGCGGTCACCACGTGGACCAACAGCGCCGAGAACGTGGTGCTGGGCCCGCAGTCCTACGACGAAGGCGGCCCATGGCCCACCGGCACGCTGGGCATCAACACCTCGGGGGCCACCGAATACGTGCTGACCGCCGCCGAGTACGCCAACCTGGGCCGGTTCCAGGGCATGGACCCGGCGACGCTGCAGGGTGCCGGGTGGACATCGGCCGCCCCCGGGACGATCGGCAACGCCAACGTCGGCGCGCAATGGTTCGGGGTGGAAAACATCCCGATCCTCAACGCGCTGGTCAACATCCTGGTGGAGATCCTGCTGTCCGTGCTGGGTGTGCAAATCCAGGTCAGAGACACCATGATCAATTTGACCCAGCAATTCCGCCAGTTCCGCGGCGACTCGTTCAAGGCGTTCGACGCGCAGGGAAGGTTGTTGAACGACACGAGCGCGCTGATGGACCGCAGCATCACCTCCGCGCAGGAGGCCGCCGACCAGCGCATCCAAATCCTGGAGATCGTCCTGGCGGCGCTGATCAAGTACATCGTCGACAACATCATCATCCCCATCGCCGACGCGGTCGGCCAGGCGCTGGTCAACGCGGCCGCCTCCGCCGCCGGAGCGGCGACCAGCGCCGGCATCTCCGCGGGCACGGAGGGGGCCGGCGCGATCGGCGGGCAGATCGCCGGGGCGGTCGTCCAGGCCGCCATCTCCTCGGCCGGGGATGCGGCGATCACGATCGCATCCCAGATCGCCGAGGAGGTCGTCAACGCCGCCACCCCCGTGATTCTGCAGGCGATCGGCGAACTCTTCCAGTCGGTGTTCCCCGGCGTAGCGACGGGCATATTCGGCGGCGGCCTGCTGGAGGCGATCACCAACCCCATCGGCACGCTGCTGTCCGACGCACTCGGCGCGATTCTTGGAATTCTCACCGTGGCGTTCGGCGGGCTCACCAACGTCGGCGGTGGGTTGTTCAACTTCGACGACGGCGGCATGGCCTACGGGACCGGCATGATGCCCAAGGCGGTCATCGAACCCGAGCGGGTCCTGTCCCCCGCCGACACCGACCGCTTCGAGCGGATGGTGTCGGCGCTGGAGGGCGGCCAGCTCGCGCGTGTCACCCACGTCAACGCCCCGTTCACGGTGCTCGGCGGCCAGCACGCCGGGGCGGCCGCCCGCAACCAACTCCTAGCGTTGCTGTCCTAGAAGGGGGTGGTATCCGAATGCCTTACGCCGGATGGTTCGTGCTTGACGGAACGGAGATAGCGAACAGCGCCCGGGTGATAGCCCACATGGGCGCAGACACGCCCGTCTCGGACTCGATAATCTTCGGCACGCCCGGGGACTGCTCCCTGCGGCCGCTGCCCACCGACTCCGGGCTGGCGCCGATGCCCGCCGACTCGTCGATCGTGACGACCGGTCTGGCGTCGCCGCCCAACGGCAGCGCCCTCTACGACGCCGGGCTGGCCGTGATCGGGCCGTGCTGGACGGCCTCGAACCTGTGCGGGAACTGCCGCCCGTGGGTCACCTACGACGACTCCTGGTCCGGGCTGCAGGCCTTCCTCGGCGACACGATCTACCGCCCAGAGCTGGCGCCGTGGTACTCGGTCGGCACGCCGCAGTCGGGCGAGTTCGGCGGCGTGTGGCCGCTGAGCGTCACCGGGCTGGGCCCGGCGCCGGTGCAGCGCGAGGTCACCGAGCTGGTCGGTTCGGGGGCGTCGGCGGGGCCTGCGCGCGACACGAGCCGCGTCGTCACGTTCACCGCGCTGCTGATCGCCTGCACCAACGCCGGGCTGATGTACGGGCTGGAGTGGCTGGCGTGCCAGCTGCGGGAAACCAACGAGCGCACCGACGCGGTGCTGCGCTACCTGGCCGCCCACCCGGGCGGGTCGACGGCCTACCCGATACAGCTGGTGCGGGAGCTGCACGGGGTGGTGCTCACCAAGTCGCCGCAGATCACCAACGAGTACCAGGGGCATCTCATCCCCAACAGGTCATCCACGATGTGTCAGGTGACATGGGAGCTGACGGCGCTGATGCCCTACGCCTACACCCCCATGGAGAGCTACGACGTGGTGTGGGACTCGATCACCCTGCAGCCGATCCAGTGGGTGCACGCCACCGACTGCACCGCCCCCGCCTCCTGTGACCCGATGCCGACGCTGTTCTCCGCCGAGTGCACACCGGCGCAGGTCGTCGTGGTCACCCAGCCGCCGCCGGTGTGCGGCGGGTGCCTGCCGCTGTGCGAGATGGACGTCTACACCTACGAGATCCCGGTGCCGTCGTACGCGCTGGTGTGCAGCCAGTCGGCGGTGTCGCTGACCCTCACCAACAACGGCGGCTCCGATCTGACCCTGCAGGCCTACTTCCAGGTGTGCGACAGCAACGAGGCCTGCCAGCAGAACCAGTACCCGATACAGGTGTCGGGGCTGCCGCCCACGGCGCAGCTGGTCGTCGACGCGATCAACTCCCGGTTCTGGGTCTACTACCAGCGGCAGAACCGCCGGCCGGTGGGGATCGTGTCGACCCCGGGCGGGTCGCCGTGGGAACCGGCGATCCTGGACAGGAGCATGTGCTGGGAGTTCGTGGTCATCGCTCCCGGTGGCAGCGTGTTCGACGTGACGCTGAACATCGCCGACCGGGAGGCGTAGGTTGACCGCCTACACGTGCAACTCGGCGCAGACCGCCGTCGCGGCACCGGCAGCCACAGCGAAGGCGGCGCTGCACACCAACTCGGCGCAGACCGCCGTCGCCATCGCCTCGGCGTCGCTGACCGCCAGGCTTTTGGCCAACGCCGCCCAAACCATCACCGCCGGCCCGGCCGCATCGGGTATCCGCGCCGCCGTCTGCAACTGCGCGCTGACCGTCACCGCGACCGGGGCGGTGACACTGGCGCACAACGCGACCGCCAACACCGCCCAGGTGATCACCGCGACGGCGTCCGCGGGCATGAAGGCAACGCTGCAGGCCAACGCCGCCCAAACGGTCACACTCGCCGCGGGCTCGGCCCTGGCGCATCACGCCGCCCTCGACGCCGCGCAGGCACTGGCCGCGACCGGGCGGGCCGCGCTGGGGATAGCGGGGCGGGTCGACGCCGCGCAAACGGTCACCGCCGCCGCAGCAGCAGGCCTGAAAGGGCTGCGCACCACAGACCCCATCGCGCTAACCGACGCCCTGTCCGTCGTGCTGATACCGGGCACCCTGACCCGCTGGAACAGCCTGCCGCCCGCCCTGCCAGCCCGGGCGCTGCGGCACATAGTCGTCATCTCCGGCATCGACGGCGTCGCGCTCTACCAAATCAACCAAACCCAAACCAACCAACTGACCTGGGGGCGGCAGCTGCGCGACGTGTCCACCTGCACGCTCACCATCCCGCCGCTGGTCACCGCCGACCAGAAGCTGCCCGACATCGTGCCGTGGCTGCACTGGGTCCACGTCTACGACGCCCCCACCGCCGCGCTGCTGTGGTCGGGGCCCATCCAGAACCTGTCCACCACACGGACCGCCGCCACCATCACAGCCAAGGACGTGGCCGCGTTGATGACCCGCACCCGCAACCCGATCACCAAAAGCTACGACAACACCGACCCGGTCGTCCCCGCGGCCGACATGTGGAACGCGCTCATCGAGCAGCACAACCTGCCGATCACGCCGATCGTCAACTACGACCCGTACGGCGGGCGCTACGAGTACGCCGTGACCGCCGACTCGGCGATGATGGACCAGGCGATCTCCGACCTGGTCGGCATGGGCCTGTACTGGACGGTCGTCGCCGGGACACCGATACTGGGGCCCGCCCCCAAAGCCCCCATCATGACGCTCGGCGAGAACGACTTCATCGGCTCGGGCATCGAATGGGTGCGCGACGGCGCGTCGGTGTACAACGACATCCTGCTGCGGGGCCCCGACAACCTGGCCCGGGCCCGGGTCACCCTCTACGGGCTGGAGCTGCAGCAGATCGTCAAAGTCGACTCCATGTTCGGGGTGAGCAACGTGAACACGGCCACCGCACAATATGCCACCTACTACGGGGCGATCCGCGACGCCATCCAACTGCCCAACGACACGGTCGTCAACCCGCAGACCCCGCTGGCCGTCGCAGACCTGATCCCCTCGACGCGGTTCACCATCTCCGCGTTCGGCATGAACGTGAAGATGGAGCTGGAAGCGATGACCGTGGACTGCGCCGCCGGCACGGCGAACCTGTCTGTGAGCCTCGAATCGGTGATCGACCCGCCCGATCTGCCCGAGCTGGCGCAGGTCACGTCCGCGCAGTCCGTCGGGGCCACCACCACCACCCAAACCACCCCCGCCATCATCGGAGGCTGAAAAATGGGCGCGAAACCTTACCACGGTCCATACGACTTGTGCGCTGCCGCACTTCCCGTTCCTCACGTTGTTCCCCTCGCGGCAGGGGTCGCTGAAGGGAGGCAATGATATGAGCGGATCGCAGACCGGCAAATCCCCGCGCAGCGACGCCGAATGGGCGCGGGAAGTCAACCAGCGGCTGCGCTCCCTGGAACAGTCGGTCGTCGCCCGGATAGGGCAGTGGACCCTCTACAACACGGGCACGTCGCTGCTGGCCGCCCGCCCCGGGCAGGTCGTGGCCCTGGACACCACCGCGCAGCAATCCGACCTGTCCGCGGCGACGGCCCAGCTCAACAAGGGCATCACCGCCGCCTCACGCGCCGCGGCCGCCGCGCAGTCCACCGCCAACACCGCCCTGGCCGACGCCACATCCGGCAACAACCTTTGGACCGAGCTGCTCGCCGCCCTGGGCCTAAGTGATGTGCCCGGCCTGAGCGCCTGGCTGAGCACCGCAGAAACCGACGCCGCCAACGCCATCGACAACTGGACCAGCTTCTTGGCGACCATCGCGCAGGGCACGGCCGAGGAGGCAGCAGATCTGATCAATACCATAGAAACCGACGCCTCCACCGCGCTGGCCAACTGGACCAGTTTCCTGGCGGCCGTCGCGGCGGCGACGGTAGCCGACGCGGCCACCCTAATCACCGACGCGCAGGCGTGGCTGGCCCGGCTGATACAGGACGTGATCGTCCTGCTCGACGTGTTCCACCTGACGTACCAGCTCGGCTCCCCCAGCGACTCGATCACGCAGACCGGCAGCAACGGCAAACTGACGTGGCACGCCGCCTGGAACAACCTGATGGACCTGTTCGGCCTGGCCTTCTCGCAGTCCGCATTGACGGACCCGACGCCGACGACCGGCGACGTGATCAACACCAAACTGGACTCCACGTCGAACCTCGACGCCTCGAAGCTGACGAACATGGCCAACCACCCGACCCTGTCCGGGTCGAAGGTGACCGGCATCGCCAACGACATCGTCACGGACCTCCAGGACCACCTGGACAATGTGGTGTCGAAGTTCCTGAACGTGTCCGTGTCGGGATCGAGCCTGGCGGACGCCGCGACCGCCATGTCGGGAATCCAGGACACGGTCGCCTCCACCGCGCGGGCCGTGCAGGCCCTTCTGACGACGCAGCAGGCGGGCGGGTCGTCGGGACGCAACTACCAGGTCGACTTCACCACCTACCCGGCGGGCTCGTTCAGCCAGTGCCCGTTCGACGTGTCCTACACGGGCCTCGGCACCGGCTACATCGAGATAGCCAACAACGAGGCCTACTGGTACAAGGTCGCCAACGGCGACTGCATAGCATTCGCCCTGTACGACGACGGCACCAACACCACCACCGACACCGACTACCAGTGGGCGCAGGCCACGGTGGCGGCGCCGATGGACTACAGCAACGGCGTCAGCGCCAGCAACAGCCTGGTCCTGCGGTGCGATGCGACCGGCCAGAACTACGTCTACGCCAGGGGTTACCGGGCGGGGCTCTTCGGCGCCGGGTTCTACGCCGAGCTGGGCTGCGTGGTCGGCGGTGTCACGACCGTCTTCGACACCGGCGTGCCCGCCGGCTACAACCTGAACCTCGGATTCAAGGCCGGGGTGGCGGGCGTGGCGAACCGCTTCCAGGTGTTCTCCGGCGACACCCCCGTCATCGACTACACCGACAGCGGCAACGTCTCCCAGATCGGCGCCAACTACCGCCGCTGGGGGTTCATCTCGTCCACCGGCAACAACGGCAACGCGGCACCGGCACCGGCGACGTACATCGGCTGCGCGGACACTGCCACACCATCAGTCACGGGCACCACGTTCCGCCGGTGCCGCACCGGCACGGGTGTCGTGACGTTCACTTCTGGCAACAACCTGCTGGGAGGAACGTTCTTCGACTCACCCGACTACATCACCGACAACATGGCCTTCGACACAGGTGCCGGGAAATTGACGGTCGGTAAGCAGGGCAACCTGCACATCGACGTCGCGGTCCTCGGCAACGGCGGCAATCCGACCTCCGCGCAGCAGGTCAGGTTGCTGCTGTACAAGAACAACGGGATCTTCCGCAGCGGCCGCACCGTCTGCTTGGTGCCCTCCTCCACCGCTGGGGCCCTCGGGGCCTTCTGGGGCTTCCAGGAGACGTTCATGATCCCCGTGGCCGCCAACGACTACCTGCAGCTGGGGTACAACTCGACTGCGACGATATCAACGCCGGGGATGACCGGGGAGGCGTCGGGCACCCAGACATGGTGGGACGCCGTCTATCTGTGAGCGGGCGCAGGGCGCGGCGATAAGCTCCCGCCGTGACCACCGGAGGCAGTGGCTACGGCCCTCAGGGCGCGGCGACGATGACACCCGTCAGCGTATGCGTCGGCCAGCAGCTCACCACCGTCTGGGACGACGAGCAGCAGATCTACGTGCTGCAGATGGCGCCGTGCTCGGTCCCGCAGCTGGTCGCCGACGCCCGGTTCGACTCCGGCGCCGACGGCAACATCACCGAAACCACCACAGCCCCCGGCAAGCTCCTCATCGACGGGCAGCTGTCGTGGCGCAACAACACGCCCGTGGTGCACAACGTCGTGATCCGGGTGACGCGCCGCTACCGGCACTGGATCACGTCAAACCCCAACGCCGTGCAGTTCAGGGACCGCTGGACGTGGGGCATCGACACCGCCGCGCTCACCGAGCCGATCACCACCAGCATCTACAACGGGCAGGTCGGGTCCGCCAACGACATCGGCACCAACACCGTCGCCGAACCCAACCAGGGCCTGTACGAGCAGTGGTGGGGCACCGGCTGCAACGACGAATGGGTCGGGCCGATCAACCCCGGCTCGATACTGCAGGTGTGGTACCGCTGCTACGTGTGGACCCCGCCGCCATGGTCGGATAATGCCAACCTCAACAACCCCAAGCACCTGGCCGAGGCTGGGTGGACCCGCGTGCAGCTGATCGCCTACCCCAACCAAGGAGCACTGGTCTCCGGATGAGCAGCCTCAAGGTGTTGTGCGCCGAGTTCATGTTGAGCGACAACAACGGCCTGGGGGTGCGCCGCTCGTGGTTGCTGCGCAAGGTCGCCGAGTCCTTCACCGGCTCCACGAAGGACGGGCCGATCCAAATCAGCCCCGACCCGGTCACCATGATCGACGCCGACCTGTACTGGTACAACGACACCCCCGACCCGCAGGACATCTGGGTGATCGTGTCGCGGGCGCCGCGCTCGGTGGTGGTGCAATCGCCCTGCACCGTCATCATCCTGGAGGGCTCCAGCTCCCAGATCGGTGAGAACCCGCAGGCCGACTACCCCAGCATGGTCGACGACGCGTTCGGCGGCGGCATCGCCATCGACCGCCTCGAAGTCTCCTCCGGGTCGCTGCAGTACGGGCGGTTCTTCTTCGACGGCGACGACACCCAGTCCTACAAGCACGTGGGCATCGTCCCGCCGGGGCAGGCGTTCCACTTCTGGTACATAAGCGCCGTGCAAACCCCCGGCCTGTGGACCGAGGCAACAGACTTCGTCACCGACTGGGAGGCCGACGCCCGCTGGGTGCGGCTGATCGCGATGGCGATGCCCGTCGACGTGGCCACCGCCCTGATCGTGGCACCCGGCTCGGGGGGCAGCGGCTCGTGACCGTGTCGGTGCTGTGCGTGCCGGGCCTGTTCGAAACGGCGGCGTCGATGAAGAACCTGCTCGCCGGGACCGCCGTCGCGGGAAACACGCAAGTCAACTGTCCCTACAACAACTGGGCGCCGCTGGACGGCAACGTCGACAACGGGGTGACCGCGTTCGACGCGCTCGCCAACTCCACCGGCGGCGTGAAAATCGCGTTCGGCGACGGCCTGGGGGCGTGCGTGCTGACGCGGTGGCTCGCGCAGAAGGGCCCCACGTCGGGCATCCCGCCAGCCGATTTGACGTTCGTGCTGATCCGCAACCCCGACCGCACCTACGGCGGGCTGCTGCACTCCACCACCTACGACGGCACGTTCGTCGACCCGGCGGGCAACTCGTGGCTGCTCACCCCCGACACGGTGCCCGCAGGCACCCCCTACACCGTCGCGGACCTGGCGGTGCAGTACGACGGGTGGTGCGACTGGCCCGACATCACCACCTCCCACTGGTACTGGCTCGCCGAGCTGAACGCCCTGGCCGGGATAACCGACGCGAACTACAAGACCCCCACCCTCGGCGACGTCAACAACACCGAACTTATTGAGGGCAACATCACCTGGCTGCTGGCCCCGACCGTCCCGGTGCCGCTGCTGGGCACCCTCGACAACCCGGCCACCGAGGCGATCGACAAGAAGCTGCGGCCCCTGATCGAGTCGTGCTACAGCCGCGAATACACCCCCATCGGCTACACGCCCCCGTCGACGATCCCCTACCCGGCGGTGGCCACCGTCGCCTGCGCCGACCCGGCCCACTTCTACGTCCACAACGGCGGCCTGACCCCGCAGCCGTGGATGCAGCTGCAGAGGGTCACCGGCGCAACGTTCCCCGCGCAGACCGTCAAGTTCCCGATCACCAACACCGGCACCAACTACGACAAGCTCCTACAGACCGCCGGGGCGACGTGGATCAACCTGTCACCCGTCGCACAGTGGGTGTACGGGCTGGTCACCTGCGGCCCCAACCGGGTCACCCTGCAGGCCCGCAGCAAGGGCTACATCGCCGTGTGGACGGCCATCGACTACGGCTACAACACCAGCCCCACCCTGGTGGAGGCCAGCCGGTTCGGCATCGGCGCCGACGACGGGTTCGCCGGGGTCATCTCCACGGGCATCGCCTACTGCGAAGCCGAGGTCCGTGCCAACACCAGGACGTTCACCGTGGCGCCCGAAGAGACCGGATGGATGAGGGTCGAGCCGGGGCAGGCCGTCACCGCGATGGTGCACACCCGTTTCACGTCGACGAACTGGGAGACCAGCGACATCGACGGCGGCGACACCGAATGCGTGTCGTCCATCGACTGCGGCGAACTGACGCTGGACATGTTCGCGACACCGGTGATCGAACCCGCCCCGCCCACACTCGGCGTGCTGGGGGCCCCGGCGATCACCGTCATCGAGGTGTACGGCGGCAAGGTCTCGGGCTACAAACACGCGCCGTACACCCCGACACCGACAACCGACTGGCTGAACACGGCGCTGGACCCGTCGGTGTTCATCTGGACGGCCGTCGACTTCCCGACGACCGTGTTCCCGCTGTCGGCGGCGATCGCCGCGGGTGTCGCCGACACGGTAGCGGTGATCAACGCGGTCAGCGGGCCGTTCATCCTCGTCGGCCACGGGGTCGGCGCGTCGGTGATATCGGGGGTCTACGACCAGATCCGCAGCGGCTCCCTGACCGCGCGACGCGCCGACCTGCTCGCCGGTGTCACATTCGGCAACCCGCGGCGCCAAAAGGACCACCTGTGGCCGGGCGTCGCCAACCCCGACCCCGGTGCGGCCGGGATCGACCCCAGCCCGCTATCAGGCACGGAAGGCCTGTGGTGGGACTTCGTCAACGCCAGGGACCCCCTGGCTGACGTGCAGGCCTCCACCCAGGCCGGGGGGTGGGCCGCCAACGTGTGGGCGATCCTCACCAACCGGATCGCCGACGGCACATGGGCCTCGGTCACCGCATGGCTTGGCAGCGTGTCGGAGGCCGAAACGGACCTGGCGCAGCAGATCTGGAACTGCATATACGGCGCGCCACTGGCCGGCGCCAACCCAAACCTGACGTACAACACCACCAAGCCGCTGGCCCCGCACGACAAACGCACCAGCCTCAACATAGCCCTGGACTACATCACAGGCTTCGCGGGCAGCAACTGGGGCCCCTGATGCTGAAGGTGCCGCCGGGCTACGACGACCTGCTCGGCGACGCCGCCGCCGCGCCGATCCGCGGCGAACTGCACAAACTCGACGTCGAAGGGGTGGCGGCGCTGCTGGCGCGCCGACCGCAGCCGCGCTCGACAGCCGCACTCGCGGCCGCCACCCAGCGCGGCAGCCCCCCGGCCGAGAAAGTCAAACACCTGCACACATTCGTGTGCGACCACCTGGAGCCCGGCGGGTTCGATGCGCTGCTGATCGGGATGAGCCTCGACGAGCTGCCCGCCGACACGTTCGGACTGGTCACCCGGGCGCTGGTCACGTGGGGCACCGCCCGGCCCTACACCGCGGCGGCCACCCTCGCGTCGATGACCGGGCACCACTGGCGCACAGTGCGCGCACACCTGATCAACCACGGCATCGCCGACCCGATGGGCCTGCCTTCGATGCACGCCCTCCTAGACATCACCGAGACGATGGTGATCGAGGCCATCCAGGAGGACAAGCCCGAGAAGACCAGGCTCAAGCGGGAGCAGTTCTACAACCAGCTCTACGTCCCCGACCGGGTCGCCGTGTCGGTCGACGGCAAGACCAAACCCGCGCTGGCGGAGCCGGAGGTGGCCGAGGAGGCGTTCGACCAGTTCGCTCGCGCGCTCGGCGGATAGCATCACGCCATGCCCCTGTGCTACGTGCTTTTCGACCCCGACCAGCCGCAAGGCAGCCAGTTCGAGTCACCGGCGGTGCGCGCCGAACTGGGCTACCTCGCCCCGACGTTCGTGGCGCCCGGCTCGGTCGGGCCGGTGCAGCTGGCGCCCGGCGCCGTCACCAACACCGCCCTGGCGGCCGGGGCGGTCACCAGCGACAAGATCGCCGCCAGCGGCGTCGACAGCGCCAACTTGGCCCTGGCGTGCGTCGAATCCGCCAACATCGCCGACGGGGCGGTGGGCCCCACCCAGGCGGGCATCGGGATACTCACGGTGGTCAACTCGGCGGGCAACCCCACAACCCTGCAGGCGATGATCCTGTCCGCAGCCCAGTACGCGGCGATCAGCAGCCCCAGCCCCAACATCCTCTACCTGATCACACCCTGATGTCCGGGCCGTTCGGCATCCCCTGGCACTACAAGCTCAAAGCGGAGCAGGTCATCACCGCGCAGGCCAGCGCCGCGCTGGAAGTCTCCGAGCTGCCCCAGGTGTCGGCGGTCGGGTCGACCCAGCTCGCAGACATCCGCATCGGCCCGACACGGCTGATACTGGTGTGCATCGGCTCGCAAATCGTGTGGCAACCCCAGACGATCTCCGCCCTTTTCAACCTGTACACCGACGCAGACTCGCTGCCCGACCCGTGGATCAACGAAATCCCCTACAACATCCTCGACCCGACCACCTGGTACACGGCCGGGGTGACCGGCGGGGCTATGCGCTTCGAGATGCCCCAAGGCCTGGTGGGCTGGCCCGCGATATTCTCCTCCCGCTACCGCAACTCCAACCAGACGTTCGGCGACGACGGATGGATCGAAATCCAAGTCGCCAACGCCGGGAGCGCCCCCAGCTACGGCAACACGTTCAACACGCAGGTGTACCGGCGCTACAGCAACGACGGCTCCTACGACAACGGGGTGGGCATCGACCTGTCGGTGGGGGAGATCAGCATCGTCACCCGCGTCGGGGGCACCGAAACCCTGCAGCAGGACTGCGGCCCGTTCGTCAACGGCGACGTGATCCGACAAACCCAGGCCGGCAACGAGTTCGCCGTCATCGTCAACGGCGAGCAGACCGGCGCGTGGACCGACGAGGGCGGCATCACCGCCTCGGGCCCCGCCGAACGCTCGGTCGGGATCTACGTGTCGGGCACCAAAGACTTCCTCGGGCCGCGCCGCTTCTCCCCGTCGCTGTCCTACATCGAAGCGGTCTGACGGGGGGGTAGGTTCGTGTCGTGACGATCTTCTATCCCGACGTGTCCAACAACAACTGGGGCGGCCCGGGTCTGACAGACGGCGGGGCCAACAGCCTGTACAGCTTCCTGACGCCGCTGCTGGCGCAGGGGTTCGCCGGGGTGTGCCACAAGATGAGCCAGGGCGGCGGCGCGAACGCCTACGTCGACCCCTACGGCGCCCTGTGTCAGGCGTGGTGCGCCCAGAACGGGGTGCCGTTTCTGGGGTACCACTGGGTCACCTGCGACCCCGCGCAGGCGCAGGCCGACAACTGGCGCGCCGCGGGCGGCGGCGAGTGCGCGATGCTCGACTGGGAGGCCGGCGGCGGGCCCGGGGCGGACGACTTCAGTGGCGACATCGACAACTTCTGGGCGGTCACAAACGCGTTCAACGCCGCCAACGTCAACGTGGCCGTAGGCTACAACCCGCGGTGGTACCTGGAGGGCGCCGGGTCGGGTGCGGGCACCGACCTGTCGGCGTTCGCCACGGCCGGGATAGCGCTGGTCTCCTCGGGCTACCCGGCCGGGTCGACAGCCGACTACGCCTGGAGCCTGTACTTCAACCAGTGCGGCGGCGACGGCGGGGAGGGCTGGGCGCCCTACGACGGCGCCACCCCCGCCGCGTGGCAGTTCACGTCGTCGGCGATCGTGTCCGGCGTAGGAGGTGTCGACGTCAACGCCTACAAGGGCGCAGACATCAACACCCTGTTCGGCACCGCCGCCCCGCCGAAGCCGCCGCCGGCCGGGCCGCCCGACAGTGTCGTCGTCAACGGTGTCACCCTGTACGTGTCGCGGTCCAAGTACCGCGACCGCACCGCGCAGCCGTCCTACAGCCTGGTCGACCTGGCACGCAACGACGACGCCATGATCCACGAATCCGACGTGATCCGGCGCGCGATCGAAGGCGACACCGCCTGCCAGGCCGTCATCAAGACGGTCGCCACCCAGTACGGCGACCCCGAATCGGCGCTGCTCGTCAAAAAGTACGGATGGTGAAGAAATGGCCAAGCATGTCGTGATCTGCGCGCAGGGCACCGGGGTGTCCATGTGGGACGCCGACGCCCCCCAACCCTACGGGGTCGCGATGGCGCTCGACTCCAACCGCTGCTACCCCCAGCCGCTGGGCAACTACCCCGCGTCGGTCGTCAACCCGCAGATGGGCGAATCCGTCCAGGACGGCGTCAACGAGATCGTGCGCCTCCTCACCGACGTGTACTACCCGGGCTGCACCAAGGACGGCTCCGGCGGGGCCGGGTCGAGCATCATCCTGCTCGGATACAGCCAGGGCGCGTGGGTGGTGAGCGCGTTCATGGCCAACGAGTGCCACAGCCCCGTCGGGCGCTGCCACCAGCGCTGGCTGGGCGGCGACATCGTGTGCGTCGCCGTGTGGGGCAACCCGCTGAGATGCCCCGGGTACGCCTCCGGCAACCAGTTCGCCGGCTGGCCGATGCCTGCCCCGCTGGACGGGTTGACCACCGGCGGCATCGGCGGCCCCGAGGACCTGCAGCCCGCTGTGATGGCCTGCCAAAACCCCCACCAGCGCCACTACTGGGGCGAGTTCGTCAACACCCTGTCCACGTCGGCGCGATCCATCTACGAGGACTGCCCCGTCGGCCCGCCCGCCGGGCAACCATCCGGGGCGGCGATCAACACCGCCGGGCCGCCGTGGACGAACGAGCCCGACGAGGGCATGTGGTCCACCCAGATCTTCGACCTCGTCCAGGCATGGTTCCCGGCCCTGTTCACGTTCATCCTCAAGGTCGTCGAAATCTTCGGGCCGGGCCTGCTGCCCCACCTGATCGGCATCGGCGAGGCGGTGTGGAACGCGGGCATGTTCGCCGCCGCCGGGCCCAACGCGTCGCACTACACCTACCAGACGGGCCCGATCATCGCGTTCGTCGGGCTGGCCGCCAACGAGGTCGAGCCTAGGGGCTGAATGCTACGCGGGAGGCGCGGGCGGGTCCGGGTCGGCGACCTGAAGGGCCTCCAGCCGCAGCCGGTCCCGCAGCGTCTCAGCGACCGCCCGCAGCGTCTCAGCGACCGCGATCCTGGAAACGTCGCACTCGAACACGCCCTCCGGCTTGCCGCGGATCGTCTGCGCCACGTCGTCGCACCACCGCGCGGCGCCCTCCAACCCGTCCTTGACGCCCTCCACGTAGGACTGCCGGATGAGGTGGGTGGTCCACGAGCTGATCAGCTCGGCGGACGCCTGCATGGCCGCCCACCGCCCCGGCTGCTCGTCCGGGCGCACCGTCACGGCTGGTCCCGAACCATCGCCTCGGCGGCTGCCAGGCTGCGGCGCGCCGAGGCGATCGGGTCCAGGCGGGCCCGCAGCGACGGCCGCGGGTCGCACCCCGGCAGCTCGGTCGACAGGAGCAGCTGCTCGTGGTCGTAGACGTGTCGGGTCTCCTCGTTGCGGGCCCGCACAAGGATCGGCCGCCACCCGTCGGTGTCGGCGGGGAAGTCCACGCGGTCGTGGTAGATGACAAACCAGTAGGCGGCGCAGCGCTCCCGGGTGGTCCAATCGTAGGGGTAGGGCGGCGGGTCGGGCGCGGCCTTCATGTTGCCCGCCGCCTGTATCGCCCGCTGGCGTTCGTGCCACTCGTCGCTGCCGCTCACAACGCCACCCCCTCCTCGGTGCCCGACGTGGCGCGCAGCCGGCGCACCGCCTCCCGGACTGCCTCCGCGGCGGCGTGCTCCCCCAACTCGGCCAGCAGCGCAGCATCCCGCTCAAGCGCCGCGAGCCTGTCCACACCCACCGGGCCGTTTGTGCGGGCCTGGCGCGGTGACCCGCGCGAGCCGGTGATCCTCTGTCTCATCGCAGCTGCCTCTCTTTTGAAGACGTATTCGGTTGCAGGCCGAGGCGCCATGAACCCGTCCACGGCGGCGACCCAGAATCGCAGGCCTCATGCCACGTAAACACTTCCCACGACTGCCCCGGGTCGTCCTCGGCCAGCCAAGGGAACCGCTCCCGGGTCAATACGTAGATCGTCTCGCCCTCGCCGACCGCGACGCCGCACGCCCCGCACGCCAGCGGCCCGGCCTCCTCGCCGACATGGGTGGTTAGCAGAACGGTCTCACTCACCGACGATGTCTTTCATGAGGGCGGCCAGGGCCTCCTGCGTGGGCGTCACGGTGGCGCGCTGATATTCGACTTGCTCGGCTCGCATGCGGACAGCCCGCACGAACTGGCGGGCAGCATCCACCGCATCCACGGTCGCGTCTTCATCCGGCCACTCGACATAGGCGGCGACAGCGCGTTCGAGACTGTCGTACGGGTCAGTACTCATAGCTGCTTGCGACAACGATAGTGCTGTTGCCGCCACGTAGATCGCGAATCCAGTCCGCGAAACTCACACCCGCCGGGCATCGGGCCGTGATGTGGGACTCCTCGTCAAAGCGGCGGATCGTCTCCAGGCTTTTGGCGGCGCAGCACGGTCCATAGCCGCTGCCAGCGAAGATGTAGCCACCGGAGCGCGGGTCGTCGGTGAGGTCGGCGTCGCAGATGTCGCACAGCACCATTCGGCCGATGTCGATCACCCCCTCGCCGGTTTCGAGCGCGGCCAGGCACTCGGCGCGGATGCGGTCACGTTCACTGCTCATCGGCAATGGCCTCCCTCGGGTTGTCCAACAACCACCTCATAACGCCACATGTCGGCGTCGACAAATTGGGTGACCAGCTCGTAGTCGTCGGTGACCAGCACCAGATGCCCGCAGTCCGGGCTGGGCGACAGCCGGTCGTACACGCGAAACGTCACGGTTCACCGGCCCTCGGGTGGTGGACGCACGGCATCCCGGCCAGGAGGGCCATCCAGCATGCGGGGGGCAACTTGCCCGGGTCGCGCGGGTCGATGCAGCCGTCGTCGTCGAGCAGCACCAGATGCCCCCGGTACAGCACGGGTACCTCGGCGGGGTCGGCGTCCTGTGACACGAGCAGCCCGGCGTCGAGCGCGGCCGCGCGGTCCGTCTCCGCTGCGCGGTGGTCACAGGCGCACAGCAGGACCCCGTTGGATGCGCGGCTGGACCCGGGACGGTCGGTGCCGCCCATCCCCCGCGGCCGGCGGTGGTGGATGTGCTCGCCGGGGTGGGAGTAGTTCACCGCGCACCGGGAGCCCTCCCTCTCGATGATGAGCCGGCGCGTGGCGGGCGTGAACTCGGCGGTCACGAAGAACGCCGACGCCTCGCCGCCGTCGGCTTCTTGGGGCTATCCGGTAGGCGAAGGCCGCTGTCGGCGCCTTCGAGCATCCGCAGAAGCGCCGCCGTCGGGACACGGATACGGTGGGTGCCGAGCCTGATCGTCGGCAGCTGACCCTCCCGGGCCATTTGGTAGGCGAAAGCGCGTGAAACCCCCAAGTACTGGCTCGCGCGTCCGATGCTTATCGTTGCGCCCTCACGCCGAAGAGCGTCCAAAGTGGGTACCTTGCTGTGTCGTGTCGTCGCCATGTGCTGAAGTGTGTGCCGGTATTGACACATTTGTCAATCCCTACATGCGGTCATCGTCGCCGGGCTGCTCGTCGTCGCGGATCGACCCGACTGGTGGCGCCTGATCCCACAGGGTGCCCTGATTGGCGTCGACGGGCTCCGGCTGCCCTGGGAGCCACGCCCCGACCAGGCGGCACCGCTTGAAGTGCACGTCCTCGCCCTCGGTGGTCAGATGCACGCAGTCGTCGACGACCTGGAGTTTGACCATCAGCGTGACCGTGCCGCCGCGGTGGGGCGGGTTGGCGAGCACGACGAGCGTCTTGTTGCCCATGCGGATCTCCGCGGGAATGTTGTCGGCGGCGTCGAACCTGTCGAGTTCGTTACCGCTGGGCAGCCTGGCCGGCCTGGTCGTTATCTCCGCCATCACTTTCCTTCTTCTCTGCTGTCGGGAGTTTCTTCAGCGTGTTATACAGCAGCCGGTACTGGTCGGCGGTGAGGTGTTTACGGCTGTCGACGTTGGCGTCCAGCGACATGGAGCACCAGTTGAGGTGCTCCTCGCGGTCGGCGGTCCCCAGGACGCGGGTCAACTCGCGGACCAGGAACGTGATTTGGCCCTGGGTGATCATCTTCACCTCGCTAGTCGTGGTGGGCTCGGTCGCGGGTGCGGCTTGACCCTCCTCGACCAGTCGGTCGGTGAACGCCCTGAGCGCATCGGTGTCCAACGTGTCCATCAAATTCTGGACACCGTCGCGGGTGGTGATGAGGCCCTTCTGGCAGTCGCCGAAGAAGCGGTGCATCAGGCGCTCCTTCGTCCAGCCCAGCGGATCGGTCCGCTTCTTCATGTCCCTCAAGGCGTCATTGGCGTCGGCCCTGAGCCGACGCTCCTCCGGGCTGGGCGCCCCCGCGGCATACTCATGCTCTCGGCCATCATCCTGGGTTGTTGCGTCGTGCAGGTCACCCTTGTGCCACAGCTCCAACGCCCACCCGAACCTCATACCGCTGTTCCTCAGTGCATCGCCAATTGCCTCCTTGACGGCGTTGGGCCCTCTTTTGCCCCCCGAGTCACCGTAGCCGATGCGAGTAACTCCACAGATGGTCAGCTTGATCCACAGGCCCCCATCCCTGTCGAACAGAGGCAGTCCGTTGTCGTCGACCGCCATCGGCTCCCAGTTCCACTCCGGGTCGGCGTCAAGGAAAGCATCGGTCGTCGCGGCGTGCCCCACATAGTCCAGGTGAATGGTGTTGGACGACGGGTGATAGCCGCCGCAGATGTTGCAGCGCTGCTTAGGCTGGTTGTCCCACGCGTCCTTGAAAGTAGGCTGCGGCTTCTTGGCGATCAAGTTGTCAGGGACGGGCTGGCGCAACTTCTCCAACCCTGTCACCACCGCCTCGGGGGCGGCCGGTTGCGCGGCGGCCTTGTTGTCGGCGGCGGGTTTAGTAGCGGTCATCATGTGTTCCTTCGGTTGCGGTTGACGAAGATTGGCGGTGGGATTGGCTTGGGCAGTCCTTGCCGCAGCCCCAGTCGGCGCAGATGTGCCCTCCGGTGCCGTACTGCTCGGAGGTGCACGAGTATCGCTCCGGCGCGTAGCCGTCGCCCATAATGGTCATTGCAGCTCAACCCTCACGCTGCCGCCCTGCGGTATCGCGCGCCGCTGCGCCCACTCCAGGAAATCCGGCACAGGGAAACAGTAGGACCGGCAGATCACGTGGTCGTCGGGTGACCATAGCGCGATGTGCTGCGCATGACACTGTGGCACATCCTCGAACAGGATCACCCCATCGGCCGATACTGGCGTGCGGGCGATCTCGGGTATCGACTGATCCTCGATCAACGAGCCACCGGAGTCGAGTTCAAAGTCCCCGTCATGCAGGGTGGCGTAGGCGGCCATACCCAACACGGCCTCGACGAACGACTCGTCGACAGCTTTGACGAACGATCTATTGGGGGAGTGGGCCATCATTTCTCCTTAGCGAAATGCCCATGGGGGCAAGGTCATGTCGTACATCTGGTCGTAGCCAGGCCACTGGTCGGTGACACGGCACTGGTGGTAGAGGTTGATGGCCTGGCGCATCCGCGTCGCCCCCAGCAGCAGCTCGTCGCCGCGCTGGTTGATGACGCTCACCAGGTAAGGGGAGGCCTTCTCCACGGCGACGAAACGCACGATCGGGTCGAGGGCCAGGCCCATCAGCCGCGCCAGGGCGTGATACCACGCCCCCGCAATGTGGTAGCCCAAATCGAAGGCCTTGCGGCTGAACGCCCGATACTCGGCGGTGGACGACGTTTTCAGGTCCGCCAGCACGAGGCGGTCACCCTCGAACGTGATCCAGTCCACCCTGCCGGTGAGAAGCACACCAGTGTCCGGGTCGACGAACTCCAGCGGGACCTCGGGCTTGCCCTGCTCGAACAGCGGGCCCGCGAGGGGATGCGACCGCACGGCGGCGACCATCGCCGCCGCCTGCTCGTACTCGGCGGGCGTGAACACCAACGCCCCGCGGTCCCGTACTTCTTTCTCGGCGGCCTTCCACGCCGCGCAGGCCTTCGGGTTATCGGAGACCGTGCCGTCGCGTTTACGGCCGTGCACGGCCGGGTCGAGGACCTCGTACTCCTCGCCGACGCCCAGAAGCAGTGTGTGCACCAACTGTCCGAACTCCATCGCGGGCGTCGACTCGACCGGGGTGTCGATGGCCTCCTTGAACAGGCGGGGGCAGTTGGGCGGCAGCAGCAGCGGCGCCCTGCTCGCCGACAGCCTCCACGGGTCGCTCAACGCTTCGCCTCCCTGGTCAGCCGGACCGAAATGCCGATCCGGGTGTTGTGCTCGGCGGTGCGGGCGTGCTTGCGGTAGGTGCAGCCCGGCGCGCACGGCCGGGTCAACGCGGGGTGCCACATGGGGATTGCTCCGCCTCTCATCGGTCGAGGTCCGCGACGCAGTCGGGGCACAACACGCCGTCGTCGCGCCGCTGGGGTGTGAACAGTTCGAGGCAGCGCGCGCAGCGTCGCCACCGCCTCGGCTTGGGCGGTCGACCGCTACGCAGACAGATCACGGAGAACCCGCTCACGGCTGGGCCCAGCCCTGGGTCCAGCCGAACGCCTGAGACTCGCTCAAATTCTCGCGAATCGCGGCCAGGGCCAGCATCATCAACGTCTCCAGCTCCGGGCGGGGGGTTCGGGCGATCCACGCCAGGACACGGTTGGGGTCCTCGTCGCGCAGAACCTGCGCCCAGTGCAGCACGGTCCGGCTGCGTATGCGCAGCCACGTCGCCGCCAGCTCCTCCTCGGTGACGAGCTGGCCCGAGCGTACGCACTGCGGGCCGGTCGGATAAGTGGAGTGGCGCACCAGCTTGCGGCGGCAGATACGGCGCATCTGCCCGCACTCCGAGCACTCGACCAGCTCGGGCATGACCTGCTGGGTTACCGCCGTCACGGCCGGCGCCTACGTGCCCGGCGGGCGGCCAGGTCGACAACCGTGGCGTCCTCGACGATGACGGCTCGGCCATCTCGTAAGTGCGCTGCAAGATCTTCGAGGGTCTGGGCTGCGTCCAGGGGTGTCCAGACAGGCTTGGGGCGAGGCGGCATGGCGGTCCTTGGTTCGTAGCGGACGACGGGGACTAACGGCTAATTATATACCACAACGCCTACATCGCGAGGGGGTTCTTTAATGGGCGTGGCCCCGGGTGCCGCTACTCACCCGGGGCCACCATCACCGATACCACCCGAACACCATGCCGTCGTGGTAGCCCACACGATACCACAACCCCTACACTGAGGGGCGTGGTAACGAAGCCTAGCTCAACGAAAGTCGTCATCGACCCGCGCGAGGTCGAGGCACGCCCGGTGCTGTGTTTCTTGAACGGGGCGCAGGTCGCGTCGCGGCTCGGGCGGACCCGGGGGTGGCTGGCGACGGTGGAGCTGCCGACCCACGACGCGCAGATCGGCGACCGCAAAGGCTGGGCGGCCGAAACCGTAGATGCCTGGGGCGCGCACCAGCCGCTGGGGCGCCGCGACGAGAAGCTGGTGCTGCGGTTCCTGAGCCGCACGGAGGTGGCGAAGTACCTGGGTATGCGGGGCTACCACTCCCTGTCGGGGGTGGAGCTGCCCGCGCCCGACGCGCTGATCGGCGACTGCAAGGGCTGGACGCCGGCCACCATCGACGCGTGGCAGGCCGCCAGGCCCGGCCGGGGCCGGTGGGGTGCGCGCACCGGGCAGACCCGCGCCGGGCTGTCCGCGGCGCGCGCCTAGGGCGTCTTGTGCAGCAGGGCGTCGGCGGCCTTCAGCGTGGAGACGACGATGTTCAAGTCGTCGACCACCTCGGTGAAAAACTCCTGCTGCTGCTCGGACAGGATCAGCTTCAAGATCGGGTTGTTCTCGGCGCCGTTGGCGACGCCGTCGATGAGCTGGGCGGCGGTGGTGACCGGGTCGAGCACCTTGGCGATGGCGGCTTCGATGTCGGCGAAACTGAAACCTGACAGGTCGGGCATGGGGGGCTCCTCGGGGTGGGGGTGGGTCCGCCGCCCGATACTACGCCGGCACCGTTAACGGTCGCCAGCATTAAAAACGCCGGAAGGATGTGCGGTTGGAGCCAAGTCGGCGGCGGTGAGCTAAAGTAGGCCGTTAAAGCGGAAACCCCGGGCGGGTGGCCCGGGGGTTTCCAATATCTCAGCGCTCCATGCGAGATAGGAGGAGTCTAGCAGACCGATCGAGTCTGCACCCACCCATTGCGCTATCGGCGAGTCCGCTCCACCCCCTAGACCGACCGCCCCGGTGTTGTCAAGTCCATGAACCGGCATGGGCGACCCGCGGCCGAAGGCCAAGGCTCGGGCAAGAATCCTCGCCGCAGATGGTCCGTCTGGGGTGATGACAGCTTGCCCACCACCTGGTTTCCCGTGGTTTCGACCGCGGCGGTGGCGCGTTTTTTTGGGGGGCCCGAGCTATGCCCACCGACAGGTGGGCAAGACAACCTCGACGAGTGCCACCCCCCCGGAGCAAGTTCCTAAAAAAAAAAGCGGGGCATCGCGTTGTTGGCCCCGGTTGAGAAGGAAGGACATCGAGATCGATGAGCGTGAAAGGTCGGCGTACGGTGTCGCGTGCGGGCTACGCGGCCTACATTCAGAGCGACGCCTGGCGCGCCGTGCGTAGAAGGTTCTGGGCGTCTAAGTTGCCGAAGACTTGTTTCATTTGCGGCGCGGATCCAATGCCGGGAATGCACCTGCACCATCGGACGTATAAGAACCTCGGCAACGAGATGCTGAAGGACATTGTGCCTACGTGTCCTGGTTGCCATGAGGAGATTCACCGGTTGTACGAAAGTGATCCCAAGTGGAGAGCGCAGGGGCTGTGGGGTGTGACGAAAGCCCTGCGGAAGCGCCGCGGTGGGGGCAGGGTTGGGATGGCTAAGCAGTATAAGGCGAAGGGTCACCAGTTGCCGCGGAAGTTCATTGAGAAGTACGGCGAGGATGGTCGCGACCGGCCGAATAGACGCCGCCGCGCTCCGCAGGCACAACCCCGTCATGGGGCGTAGGATGTGCCGATGGCTAACAGGCCGCCCAACCCCTACCGCTCCGCTGTCGTGTTCACCGACGCGCGCACCGGTTTGCAGGAGCGCCGGCTGGTGATCCGGTGCAGGGGGTGCGGCGAGAAGTGCGTCACGTCGCCCCTGTCGCTGCTGGACCGCACCCGCCGCTGCATCCTGTGCCGCGCCGCGCCGAATGCGGGTGTTGTGCCACACTCTGCTCTGTGAGCAGATGGTCTGACGCGGCCCGCTACCGGGCGAAACCGGAGCTCGCCGCGCGGCGCGGCAAGGCGCTGACGATGCGCAACGCCGGGGCGACGTGGGAGGCGATCGCCGAGGCGCTGGGCGTGTCCACGGAGACCGCCCGCAAGGATGTTGCGCAGATGATCCGCGAGGCGGTGCGGATACCGGCGGAGCAGATGGTGGACCGGCAGCGCGCCATCCTCCTGGACATCGTGCGCACCGAGTACCCGACCGCGATGGACAAGAACGCGGCGCCGGAGGCCCGGCACGGTGCGCAGGGCAGGATCCTGGACTGTTTGGCGCACGAGGCGAAGCTGTTCGGCCTGTACGCGCCGACCCGGGTGGCGGTGGCGCCGACCGAGGCCGAGTTCGCCACCCGGGCGCTGGAGCTGTTGGCGGTGGTGGGGGTGGAGCCTTTGGCCGAGCTGGCGCGCGCGAACGTCGGCGAGGCGCAGGTCGTCGAGGAGGACGACGATTGGAGCAACTTGTGACACGGCTGGCCCCTATACTTGAGCCGTGAGCGCGCAGGTTACACAGACCCGCGACCGGGTGAAGGTCCGCTACGGGCGGGCCATCGTGTCGTGGCACGTGCGCAAGACCACCCCGAACGTGACCGTGGGCGCCATCCTCGCCACCGCCCCTCCCGGCTGTTTTGAGGAGTTGTCCCGCGCAGTGGCCGCGGCCCGCGACGTCTACGCTTGCCATGCCGCAGCCTAGCTGCGACGGCGGGATCGACCTGTGGGCGCACGCCGCGCGCCTGGCGTCCCGGTTCAAGGTCCCTGTCAGCGTCGAGCGGGTGTCGGCGGACCTGCCTGCGATTCAGTGGATGGTGCGCATCGGCGGCCGGACCGTGGGCCCGTTGACGACACGCGACACGCTGCTGGCCCTAGACATCCTGAACGCCGGGTTCGCCGCGAGTAGGAGGGACTGATGTCGAAGCGAAGCAAGCCCCGCGACCGCTGGGTGCAGGTCAACGCCTCCAGCCACACCCGGCCGGCCGACTTTTGCGCAGGTTGTGGATATTTTCGTGTTGTCTACGGGGTTCACCGAGACGATTGCACGCGCCTCAGGACAGTGACTCGCCGCAGCCGAAAAACCAACCAACTCCGTGGGGAGAACGCCTGCATGGCCTAGAATAGATCTTGGCGCGGGTTTAGCGCCACTTCAGGGCGAGGCTAGGCTGGGCTGGGCGGGGTTGGGCGGGGCTAGGCTAGGCAGGGCTACCTCAGGGCAGGGCGTGGCTGGGCCCGGCTGGGCGCGGCTTGGCAGGGCGCGGCAGGGCGCGGCCTGGCTCGGCGAGGCGAGGCAGGGCAGGGTGGCTGAGGTGAGCGGGTTGAAACGCCGCTCACCTCAGCTCTGCCTGCGGGTAGGATTCAGGGTCATGCTGGGAGCCCCGGTCACATGGGACATCACCCCCGAGGGTCAGGTGGTGTGCCGCTGGTGCAGGCGGCCCATCCACATGTGCGGGATAGGCACCCCCCGGCGCGGCGAGTCCTGCCGAGGCCGCCTCGAATACTGGCGGCGCGCCACCGCCTAACACTAATCCGTTAACCGTTAACGTATAATTCGGGTCATGCCGCGAGGGGACCCCCACGTAACCATCGGGCTGCGGCTGCACCCCGACATCATCACCGAACTCGACAAGTGGGCCGAGGGCCGCAACCTGTCGCGCTCCGACGCGTTGAAGGCGCTGCTGCGCTACGCGTGGGCCCGCCGCGACGCGGTCGCCCTCGCCCAGGGCCTCGGGCTGGAGACCATGCCAGCCGAACGATCCACACAACGACGCGGCTCCTACCAGAAAACAGACAAACCGAAAGGCGGATAGTGGACGGGCAACGACAGGCTGAGCTTCGCGAGATACCCATCGACGAGCTTTACCCGCACCCCGACAATCCCCGGCTGATGCTGCGCGAGGACGTCGTGGAGCAGATCGCCGAGCAGCTGCGCGAGCAAGGCGCGTTCGGTCGCGAGCACGCCCCGATAGTGCGGGAGTTCAACGGCGGCTACCAGATCGCTTCGGGGCACACCCGGCGGGTGGCCGCCGAGCGCGCCGGCGTCCGGGCCATCCCCTGCTGGGTGAAGGACATGGACGACGACGAGGCATTCATGATGCTTGTCCTGTCGAACGCGCAGGGCGAACTGTCTCCGCTGGAGATCGGCGTCCACGCGCTGCGCGCTGTGCCGCTCGGCAAGCGAGGGCGAGGCAATATCGGTGACGGATTGAAGTCATATGCCAAGCGCATCGGCCGGTCGGAACAACAGGTCGGTCATTTACGGTCGGCTGCCGAGGTGCTTAAAAATTGTATGGTTGACCATACAATTTCTGACTTTCTCACCCGTTCCGAGCACCTTTACGAAGTCTCGCGAGCTCCGCGCGAGTTGTGGCCCCAACTAGTTGATCGGCTACTCAAGCAGAAATGGACTGTTGCCGACATAGCCGCCGAGGTCAACAGGATCAACAATGCCGAGAAGTTGCGGCAGGCCGAGGAGGCACGCCTGGCCGGCGAGGAAACCGAGGCCCAGAAGTTCATCGAGGAGCACGCCCCGGACCTCGCTGCGGCTGTTGGTGGTGACATCAAAACCTACGTCGAGGCGCTGGCGGTGTGGGAGAAACGTAACCGCGAAGAGGCCAAGCGAATCCAGGACGAGAAGGACGAGCGCGACCGCGCCATACGACACGCATTCCTAGCGGTCGCCAGGCTGGAAACCTCTTTCATGTCCGACGTCGCGTCAATACTTGAGGGTTATCACTACGGCGCCAAAGTGGACTTGGCCAAAATTCATGCGCTGCTGATGCGCGGCGCCGACGCTATCAAGGAGGTTGGACGTGTCGGAGAAAGAACCGAAACCGCGGACGAAGAAGGCCAGGTCGAGTACGCAGGCGGAGCTTCTGGCTCAGTGCATGGCGAGGCTGCCTCTCGATGAGGACGGCGCGGTAAATCAGAAACAGCTTATCGACGAGGTTGCCAAATGCATCGACTTCGATGAGGACGCAGCGCGCCACGAGAGGGCGCGCAACATTGTTGAGAGCGCGCAGAGGCCGGGCAGGACGGAGCCCGAGGGGCAACTGAAGTTCGAGGGCATGGACGCCTACGACTACGAGCCGAACCGGCTCGTGCTGGGTTCAGATCAAAGCATCGTGGAAAACCGCAAGGCGAAGCCGACACATAAAGCCGCCGAGGCGCGCCGCACCCAAGACAACGCCGTGCGGGCTCAGCTGCAGGCCAACCGGCGCCAGCAGGAAGCCAGCCTCTACAGCGAATGGTTCGTGGAACAAATCCTCGCGGGCCGCCCGAAGAAGGAGCTGACGTTCGGCGTGTTCGTCAAGGAAACGAAGACCCACCAGCCGCCGCAAGAGCCCGAGCCCGAAGTCGGTCCAATTTCTTGATTCCAATAAATCTCAGCGTTGAGGCTAAGTGAGAGGCTGAACCCCAAACATGGCGAAAATGCCCGACCCGGTCTCGGTCTCGGTGCACATCCATTTCGACGACGACACTGTTGCGACGCTGCGCAGGCTGATCCGCGAGGAGATCTGCAACCACGCCCGCGACAACCTGACCAACGCGGTGGACGCCCGGGACCGCTGCGAACCGCTCGACCTGGCCCCGAGCAAGGCGCTGGTCTGCCGCCACGGGGTGCGCCGGGCCGGGCCGCCGACGAAGCTCGCATTCGGTAACGCCGTCCACGACTGCGTCTGCTGCTCCGATCCGTACGCGTCGTTCGCGGTCAACGCGGGCCTGTGCCCGTGGTGCCGCGGCCGCGAAACGGCGAAGCCGGTGGACATCCGCTCCTACGACGAGGCAGAGTCGTGACCCTCGTCGACAAAGTGGCGATGCGGCTGCTTCTGGCCCGCCACGAAGTCCACGGCCTGCAGTTCACGCCGGACGGCACCGGCCGCTCCGCCCATGGTTTCTGGGTGCCGGTGGCGACGTGCGGGTGCGGGCACACCAGCCCGCCGGAGCGCCGCGCCGACCACCTCGCCGACGTCCTGATCAACAACGTCGACACGTGGCTCGTGCGCGACCCGACACTGGCCCGAGAGTGAACTGGGAGTGTGGCGACCCCCCGATGGGGGAGCCGTACGACTGGGAAGCCGAAGAGACGGACCGGGAGAAAATTATCGGCGACAAGCCCGGACTGCCCGAGCCGGGCCAGTTCCCGCCCGACCCGTACCCCGAACCGAACCCGTACATCCACGACGAACCACCCGACCCATATCCCGAGCCAGGCGAACCGCAGGCGCCCGGCCGACCAAAGAACACGGCGAAGACGGTCCTGCTGATCGTGGCGGCGGTAGTGTTCGTGGCGGCTGTGGTGGCCGCGCTCATCTACACGGGAGTGGGGACGTGACCGATTGGCCGTACGCCGGGCTTCGTGTGCTGCGGATGAGCATAGCGATGTAACATCGTGCCAGATAATATCGAGTTGATGTGAGATTATCGACCCGTGATTCAACGTTCATGGCGTTAGTGACACCGTTACCAGAACAGCTGCGGGGCCGTATCCTCTACCGCAACTCCGGCGCACCCGACACGCGCCGGTAGCCGAACGGGTCGAGCCGTGAAACTGCCCGCAATCCCGCACCGCCCCACATGCCAATATCCCGGCTGCCGGGGACCGGACGGGCCGAACGGCCGCAAGCCACCCGCCGTGGCCACGCTGCGAAACCTGTCCGGATACAAGCGCAGATACTGCCGATACCACTACGACCTGATGGCGGCGAAGCAGCAAGAAATCATCGCCAAATCCCCTGCCGGGCCCTGGCTTTAACCCACCGCTAACCCAGCCCTAAACCACGCTCGATCCCGCGCTGCATCTGTTGCTCGTCGTCGGCGAACCGCTCCGCTCGCGCCTGGCGCAGGCGCGCCCGCTCACCCAGAGCCGCCACCACCGAATCGGGCAGCACCGCCGTGTCGAACCGGGCGGCCTGCACGAGAACCGCGTCGAGGTCGGGGCGTTCGCGGCGCCGCACCGACGCGGCTGCGGACAGCGTCACCGACCACGGCAAGTCACGCTCCAGCATCCTCAGCAGCCCTCCCGACGGCCCGTCAAGGCCGTCGTCGAGCAGCACCACCCGCGCCCTGTACCGCTCCGCCCGCTCCGCCACCTCGCGTATCCGCTGCGGCTCCAGCATGTTCGCGCGCTCGACGACCAACACATCGTCGATGCCCAGCTGCGCGTCCATGTCGGTCACCACGGCCCGCCCCGATGCCCGCATCGCCGCCGTGAAAACGTCCAGAGCCTCCGCCGCGTCACCGGCCGCGTGCGCCACCGACACCGTGTAGTCGTGGCGGGCCAGCGACACCACCGCCCGCGCCGAGGCAAGCCCCAGGTGCGCAACATCGGACTGTGAAACCTCCACGCCGCCGCCGCGGGTCACCCCCGCCGCCAAGTCCAGGACCCGCAACTCGGTGTCGACCTCAGCGGTCCGGCCCGCGATGTAGTCCCCGCAGCGATGGTAGGACGCGGCGAACGCCGCCACCGTCGCGGCCTCCGCCGCGTCAAGCGCCCGCCGGGCCTCGTCACGACGTCGGGCGCACTCGGCGAGCTCGTCGTCGTCGCGGGAGGCCACCGCCCTCCGCGCCGCCTCGACGTCCTCGGCGTCCACAATGCCAGCCGGTGCCGCGGCGAAACGCGCCGCGACCGCCTCGTCCAACCGGCCCGCGAACCGGGCCGCCGGGTCGCCCATCTGCACCAGCGCCACCCAGCTGCGGGCCGACGCAACCTGGTCCTCGTCGCCGGACAGCAGCGCTTGATCCAGCGCGGTGCGTGCCGCATCCATGTCCTGCCGGTAGGCGACCTCGGCGTCGGCCCACTGCGCCACAACCTCCTGCACAGCCATCCGGTACGGGCGGTCCGCGTCGGCGCGGGCCCGTAACTCCAGAAGCCGCGAATCCGCCGCCAGCATCGCCGGGCCCCGCCCCTGCGTCACCGCCGCCCGCAGCGACGCCAACCGTTTCTCGGCGTCGGCCAGCCCGCGACGCAACGCCCGCACATCGGCCACCGCCTCCGGCAACGGCACCGGGGCGGCTGCAGTTTCGGCACTAAAATCTTGCACGGTTTCGTGCATGTCGTCGGCCAGCATCTCCTCCTCCTCGATGCTCAACGGGGCCTCCGCTGCCAGCATCTCCTCCTCCTCCAGGCTGACCGGCGGCACCGTCACCGTCGGCGCCCACTCGTAGCGGTGCGACGTGAACAGGTCGATCGAGACGGCCAGCAGCCGGGCGTACTCGTCGGGCCGAACAGCCCCCCCGTCGCGCAGCCGCTCGTCGGCCATCGACAACAACTCCCGCGGCCCGCACAGGCGATGGTCGGCGGCGGCGACCGCCGCCACCAGGCCGGGGAACGCAGGGTCGGCGGCGATAGTCTCGGCCAGGGCCGACCCGAAAACCGCCTCCAGATCGGCCATCCACGGCGGCCGCAGCCGCTGCCCCGACACCTTCAGAACAGCCGGGCCGACCGCCCCGCACAGGCGCCACAGCAGGGCCGCCGCGGGCATCTCGTCGGGCAGCGGACCAGCCCGGGCCGCGTCGGCGAGGACCGCCCGCACGTCCGTGCCGGTGCGCGCCACATCCGACAGCTTCGCCGCCAACAAAGGCCAGTAGGCGTCGCGGCGGACCCGGACATCCACATCGTCGACCAGGTCCCGCCACCGCGACACCCGCGCGTCCCCCGCCCCGATCAGCCGGTCGATCGCCTCCCGCCACATGCCCTGCAGCTTGGCCGCCCGCGGCTGGGACTGGGCGGGCCCGACGATCCGCGAATCGGTGTCGGGCACGCCGTGCGCCGCCCGAAACACGGCGATCTCGGCCACCATCCTCGGCGCCGACAGCAGCGGGCGCGCCCACACCGGCGCCGACGAAACGTCCCACGCGTAGGCCACCGCCCGCACCTGGTCGGCCAGGCCGGTCACCACGAACGCCCGCGCCGCCAGATACTCCGCCAGGTCCTTCGGCGCCGAGTCGGGGATCGCCGGGAGCCACTGCAGCGGCCCCACCCCGCCCGGCTCACCGGACCGCCACACGGCGTCCATGTAGCGGGTCGCCGCGGGTGCCAAACGCTTGAACACGTCGGCCGCATCATGGGCGGCCGACGTCGCGGACACCTGCGCGTCGTCGCGCCCCAGGGCCCGCGTCAGCACGTCGATCGCCGTCTCCGGGTGGGTGGCCTTCGGCGACAGGATTCGGTGCGGGTCGGCCTCGGCGGTCGACAGGTAGACGTGGTTGGCGGCGGTGCCCCGCGACAGACCGGTGGTCACCTGCTGGCGGGTCAACCGGTCCCCGCCCACCATGTGGCAGGTGCCGGGCCGCTGCCGCGAACCGATCGTGTCGCCCTGCGCGGCGTCGATCGTCGACGCGTAACCCAGGGTGGTGTGGGCCTTCACATAGTCGGCGGGCAGGGTCACCGTGTGCCGCGTGCCCACCCGCGCGACCCGCAAAGCCCCGCCCCGCAGGACCTTCGTCACCTGCCAGCGGTAGCCGTTGCGGACGTAGTCGCGGCCGCCGCGCAGCCGCAGGTGCCGCGCGTTGTCGCGGGTCGCGACCAGGTCGCCGACCGAGGCGCGCAACCCGTCCGACAACCCGGCCGTCGCCAGTGCGACCGGCCCCCCCGAGGCGGCGAGCCGGTGGGCGCGGGCCCGCTCGTTGAGCGCCGCCACCACGTCGTGGGTCGGCGCCAGGAGCAGCGAGTCCCAGCCCTTCTCCCTGTCGGCCACCCACGCCGCGAACGCCATGTCCGCGGCGGTCGCGTCGGCCCCGACGTGAATGCGGTGATGGTCGGCGTAGAACCCCAGACCGGCCGGGTCGCCGTCCCGCAAAGCCAGGACGGCGGCGGCCTCGGCCTGCGAATCGAACCGCATCACCTCGCTCAGGGTGACGGCCCCCACGTCGCGGGCGATGTCGGTGAGCACCCCGCCCGACGCGATCGACGACAGCTGTTTGTTGTCGCCGACCAGGCGCACACTGGCCCCTCTGTCGAGCGCGAACCCGACCAGGTCCGCCAGGGCGGCCGTGCCCGAGCGGCCCGCCTCGTCCACGATCAGCACCGTCCTGGGCCCGATCCGGTCGAACCACTTACGCGCCGGGTCCAGCCGTGTCTTGTCCTTGTTGCGGGTCAGCCACACCAGCTTGTCGACCGTGTCCACCTCGATCTGCACGCCCTGCCCGGCCATGTCGTTGCGCAGCACCGCCGCCGCCCGCGCCGAGGCCGCCAACCCCACGACATGCCCGCCGTCCTCCCGCCACGCCGACGCCACAGCGGCCATCGCCGTCGTCTTGCCCGCCCCCGGGGGAGCCAAAGCCAGCGCGAGACGACGTCCCGAACATGTGAAATCTCGGACCAGGGCCTCCTGCCCGGGGTTGAGGGTGCGACCGTTGGCGGTCGCCTCCAGCAGGGCCAACCCGACCGCCCCGTCCGACACGCGTCGCCCGCCCGTGAGGCGCGCGGCGCCGAGGATGCGGCGCTCCGCCGCCAGCACCGCCTCCGACGTGTACAGCTGCGCCCCGTGCACCGAATACACACTCGAACCGTCGCGGCGCCGCAGCGACGCCGGCTCCCCCAGCTCGGCGTCAAGGTCGACCGCCCACGTGACACAACGGCCCAGGGCACTCTCGGTGATACGCTCCGCCAGCCCCTCAACATGGTGCAGGTCGTGGGCCCTCACCTGCCGCTGCGCCTCGGCGAAAACATGCGTCCGCTGCCACACCGCCCGGTTCTGCGACACCGTCTCCACCACCCCGGCGGCCTGGCGCGCAACCCACTTGTCGTCGATACGCCGTGATCGTTTGCGGCCCCGCGAAAGCGCGTCGCCCAGCATCGCCGCCAACTGCGCAGGCCCGCCCAGCACCTGAACCGCCTGCCCGCGCCACACGCCGCGCTGCTGCGCAAGCGAGCGCGGCTCGTGCTTGGCCTGGCGGGTCTGCAGCGTCGCCGTCTGGTACAGCGCAAGCGACTCCGCGGCGATCGGCTCACGGCCGTGCGCCGCCTGAAACTCGCCCGCCAGCTGCGCGTAGCGGGCCTCGATCAGCTCGCGGCGCGACGAAAGCCGGGCGCACAGACGCTCCGACACACCCACCACCTCCCGCACCGGACGCTTACCCGCCCCCATCGCCCGCTCGGCGAAAGACAACCCCAACTCGGCGACCAGGTGCGCCTCCAGGCGCGTGTTGTACACCTCCGAGATCGCCACCTTGGCCTTGAACAGGACCCGACCGTCCAGGGCCAGCCACCGCCCGTCGAGCGCGCGGACCTTGCCCGACGCCGCGCAGTGCGTGTGCAGGTTGGGGTCCCCGGCGCGGGAGTCGCGGTGCGTGAAGGCCGCGATGATCACCCCGGCCGTGTCGACCTGCGCCACCCCGCCCGCACCTGTCCGGGCGAAACAGGCATGGTCCTGCATGTAGTCCAGGGCGTCGGCGACCGCCATGTAGTGGCAGCGCTCGACGGCCTGAGCTATCTGCAGCGGCGCCAGCGCCCACAGCACCGACACGGATTTGACCGGGGTGAACGTCAGGTCGTAGCCGGCCACCGAGATAGTCGACTCACGGGACTCCCGGGCGATGAACCCGGCCAGCTCGCGGTCGTCACCGGGCGGTCGGCCGTACTGCTGCGCGAACAGCCCGGTGGCCACCCGCGTGCGGATCGCGGCCTTCGCGTCGTCTTCGACCGGCTCCGCCCAGTGCCGCCCGTGGGCCACGTTGTGCTCACTGAAGGCCACCGCCAGGCGACGATCCAGCTCCGAGGTCTCGTAGACGATGCGAAACGGCCGCCCCAAAGGCTGCGACGAGTTTGGGTGCAGGCCGAAGCCAAACAAAGCCTCCATCTGCGCCTCGGTGACCTGCGAACCCGCCGCGACGTCGCCCAGCGCAGACAGGCCGCGCCCCATCCACCGCCCCGGCGACTCGCCCTTCTCGGTGTAGTACGCCGACAGAGACATGCGCCCGGCCTGCGTCGCATCGGCCCGCGCGACCTGCCGCGACAGGTACAGGTAGCCCGAGCCAGCGGTGATCTTGTGCACGTCGGCGGTCATTAACCCCCTCCCTCGGCGCTTATCGGCGGTGCGACACACCTAGGATGAGACACGATCTGCGTCACGTCAACCACCACCGGCCGACACGCCCACGGATCACCAGCCCGACCACCGGCGGACACAGTGCACTAGGTGTGTGGTGTGGGGTTGGGGCTGAGAAGTGGTTAAGGATTGGTAACGGCCAGTATGGGGGTTGCGGGGGTGGCGTGGCGGGGTGCTGTGTGGTCGGTGGGGGGTGTTGACGGGGTGTATTACGATGCGTGGTTATGAATCGCAGGATTGAGCGGGAGGCCCGCGCGCGGGTGGTTGAGGCGCGTCGTGAGGCGGCGTCGCGGCGGGCTGAGCGGGAGCGTGCAAACTCCGCGGCGCTGGTGGAGTTGGTGTCGCATGTGGTGGCGGCGGATGGGGTGTTGCCGGAGTTGGAGGAGCGGATCGCGGCGTTGCGGTTCGAGGCTCGCGCGCGCCGTGAGGAGCATCGGTTGTTGGCGGCTGCGGCAGTTGAGGAGTTGCGCGGGCGGGGCGAGTCGGTGGAGGAGATCGCGGAGCAGTCGGGTGTGCCGGTGGCGGTGGTGCGCGAGTTGGTGAGGGTGGCGCGTCGCCGGTCGGTGGACGGTGAGGCGGTTGCGGGTGAGCCCGAGGCGGTCGCGACACCTGGGGATGCGGCGAAGGCGGACATGGATGAGATGGCGGCCTTCGCTGCGGAGCGTGAGGCGGCGGAGGAGCCTGACGTGGTGGCTGTGATGCAGACGCCGTCGGGGCGGGTGTGCGGTGAGCTTGTGATGGCCCGGTCGGTCGGGGATGTCGAGTTAGTCGGTGTGCCCGAGTGGCGCGGTGCACTAGCGGCGGGCGCGCAGCGGTAGCGGTCGTGGGCGGTTCGGTCGGTGGGCCTGCGCGGCTCGCCAGGCGTGTGCAGGCGAGGCTTCGGGAGTTGGGCTTGTCGGTGTTCGCGGCGTCGAAGCTGGGTCTGGTGTCGCGGTCGACGCTGATCCGGTTGGGGGTGTCGGAGCCGTCGGGGCGGACATTGGGGCATCTGGACGAGCTGTGCTCGTGGGAGCCCGGTTCGGCGGCGGCTGTGCTGTTCGGGGGTGAGCCGGCGGCCCGCGAGGAGGATGCGTTGCCGCGCCCGGCGTATGACCCGGACGCCGACGACGACTACGGGTGTTTGATCCGCGCGGTCGAGGCCCGGCTGCGGGAGCTGGGGATGAGCAAGGTTGCGTTCGCGCGGGAGTCCGGGTTGAGCCGTTCGACGCTGGTGACGCTGGGGCGGCGGGGGTACCGTCCGACGCCCAGGACGCTGGAGTTGTTGGACACGTACCTGCTGTGGGTGCGGGGGTCGGCGCTGGCGGTGCTGAAGGGCGGGCGCCCGGTTTCGGACGTCGCCCGCATCGCAGCCCTGTAAATAGCCCCTTAGCCTACAATGCCTCCACGGCGTATAATGGGGTAGGCGGGAGAACCACCGCTTAATCACCAGCCCAAGGAGGGCACCATGAAAAACGCGGTTCTCGGCATGAATTTTCAGGGCAATCTCGGGTACGGCCCGGATCAGGTTGCCTTGACCCGACGCATCGCGGTTGAAATACTGCGCGACGCGGACGGGGGCGACGCGCGATGAGCGTCAGGCTGTCCAGAGCGCAGCGCCGGGCAGTGGAGCTCGTGAAAGCCGGTCGCGTCGAGTGGGGGGCCGAGGATCAGGCGATGGCACGTCGCGGCCACTGCTGGGTGCCCGTGTGGCTTATCGACGGCTACTCCGCCTACGGCAGCGAGCATCGCATTTACCAGGCGCTGGAGACCCGCGGTGTGATCAGGGTGCGTCACGACTTGGTGCCGTGCCATCGAGTGCCCGAACAGGTGAAGACATACCGGTCGTTGCTGGGCCCTGAGCAGAGGCGCACCATTCCGGCGCATGACGAACCCGTCGACTCCGGTTGGCGCGCCCGCGTGGAGATTGCCATCGACCTCGACGAGGACGAGGACGACGAACGATGACCGCCGCTCACGACCGCGTTCAGTGTCAACATTGCCCACACTTCCTCCACAAGCAGCGTTTGAGCTTCGAAAAGCGGGGCACCTGGGTAGACAACTGGGGGGCAGCTAACGGAGTCGACGGCCACCGCCACAGGCCCTTGCCGCCGGCTCTGCGCCCGCATAGTTGATAGAAACCACTAGCCCAACAATGCCTCCATCGCGTATAATGGGGGTAGGCGGGAATCCACCGCTCAACCACCAGCCCAGAGGAGGGCACCAAAAATCATGGCCCACGAAATCGACATCACCAACGACATCGCCTCCTATGCGGACTCGCGTATGCGCGCGGACGGGCGCACCGACGCCTGGCATCGGCTCGGCCAGACCATCGGCCGCACCATGACCCCTGATGAGGCGCTGGAGCTGGCCCAAATGAAGGGCTGGGACGTGCGCAAGATCCCGCTTGTCGCGGACATCCGCGATCCGCGCGCGACGGCGGGTCGGCCCGCGTGGACGCCTGTCCCCGGCAAGCATGTCGTGGTGCGGACCAACCCCATCACCGGCGCTACCGAACCCCTCGGCGTGGTCGGCGACTGGTTCGCCCCGTTCCAGAACGAGGCGACGGTCGACCTGCTCTACGACATCACCGAGCAGTCCGGCGCGCACATCGAGACGATCGCCGCCCTCGACGGGGGCCGGCGGACGTTCGTGACGATGCGCCTGCCCGATCACCTGGAGTTCACCAGCCCGGTCGACGGGTCGAGGGACCGCACCGACCTGTACATCGCGGTGTTCAACCACCACGACGGCGGCGGCGCCCTGCGGGCCATCGTCAGCCCGGTGCGGGTCGTCTGCGCGAACACGCAGCGTTTGGCCGAGGCCCGGGCGGTGTCCACCGTGAAGCTGCGTCACACCGGCGAGCCGCTGATGCGGCTGTCCGAGGTGCGGCGCCTGCTGGGTTTGACGTTCGCCTACCGCGACGTTTTCGCTGCGGACTGCCAGCGCCTCATCGACCGCGAGGTCAGCAACATTGAGGTGATGGACGTCATCGAGCAGGTGTTCACGCCGCAGGACGCGGCCGTCACCGAGTCGGCGCGTGAGCGGCGCGCGAAAACGTTCGGGGCCGTGATGGACGTGTACGCCGGTTCGCCGACCGTGGCGCCGTTCCGTGGCACGGCGTACGGCGCCTACAACGCGGTGACCGAGTACCTGGACCACTTCGCCCCGGTTCTACGTAAGGGAGCCGATGCGGAGACGGTTCGGGCTCTGCGCACCATCGGCAGTGTGGACGTGGCGGACCGCAAGGCCCGCGCGTTCGAGCTACTGCTGCCCACCAACTAGCCGACCCAATGGGGGGGTCCGCCCGCTGCAAGGCGCCGGGCCCCCTGCTAGAGGCAAGGAGCGAAACGAAATGAGCAAGACACTGATCACCCGCGCCGCCCCGACCCGCTACGTCGCAGACACCCTGCCGTTCGACGAGCTAAGCGACTGGGATGTCAACGGCATCATTGACGAAATGGTCGAGCGGTGGCCGGCGCTGGCCCCGGGCCATCATCCCGAGCTTTTGGACGCGCCGATCAGCGCGGTGGACCGCTTCGGCCGGTATCTCGACCGCCATGTCGACACCGACGAATACTGGGACATCGTGGCACGCCACCAGCGCGACGTGGTGACAGGAGAATGACATGGCCGCCTTCACCAACTACGAGCTTATGGCTCTCACCGGCGAACTCGACCTGTACCGCCGCGCGCAACGAGAATGCACCGACAAGCTCACACGCAACGCGTGCGGCTGCGCGAACGCCTGCGACATGCTGGCCGATTTAGCGGAGCGGCTGATCGCCCGCCTACTGGAGCCATCGACATGACCGCCACCGTCGTCGAGTTGCCCAACATGTTTCGTGACGATCGCCTTCGTGCTATCAACCGCCGCCGCCTGGAGTGGTTCGTCTCGGTGGACCCGGTGCACCGCAGCGCGCGCCTGGCCGAGACCGGCGTCGTGTTCTACGACGAGCATGGCGTGTTTCACTACGCGATTCCCGGGGAGCTGCCCAGCGATGCGGTGCTGCAGGCGTTCTTCAACCAAACACCTGTCCGGTACTGGACGAGGGGGGTCTGACATGGGCAAGTTCAATCCCGGCGACACCGTCATCCTCTCGGGTGTCAACATGCGGGACAGCGAGACGGTCACCGTCACCCGCGTCGGCCACAAGAACGTGTACGTCGAACGGTACGGCCGCGAGATGGCCTTCGATCTGGAGGACGGCACCGAGAAGGGCTACTACGACCACCATTGCATCTACACCGTGGGGGAGTGGGCCGAGACCCGCCGCCGCGACGCCGTTATCGACGCGCTGCGCGACCGCGGCGTCTCGCTTGACCGGTCGCGCCGCAACATCGCCACGACCCGGCTGGAGAGGTTGCTAGCCGTTCTGGACGAGGAGGAGTGATGACCAAACCAAGGACCACCTATGCGACGCTGGCAGATGCTCAGAGCGACGGCTGGCGCTGCTGCTCTGAGCCGGGCTACGGCGACCGCGACGTGTCCGGTGTCGGCCTCTTCGGATACGACTTCGAGGCGCTCGACGGCCGCAAGTCGGTCACCATCTGGCTGACGCTTGAACCGAACAGGCTCGGGAAGCCGGGCGCGTTCCGTCCGATGATCCGCCGCAACCGGTCCGACCGGCCCTCGTAAGCCCCGCGAGATGAAGGGACAACTATGAAATCGAGATTGAGAGTGATCACATTGTTCGACCGGCCGCCGGTGCGAATCGACGAGGACCGGTGGCCGGTGATCGCGCAGGCCTACGACTGCGACGATCACGACACGCCAGCCGAATCGACCCGGGAGTGGACGTTGAAGATCCGCCGCCGCGGCGGCCAGTATCTCGTGTACGGGGTGGCACGCTCGGTGCGGCCCGGCGAGCCGGCCCTTCGGCGCGGCGGCTACCTGGTGGACAGCCTTGAGGACGTCGGCCTACTGGTTGTCAGCCTGGTGGAGCGGCTGGGTTTGTCTGGGTGGTTTCCTGCTCATCTGGGCGATGCGTTGCTCGCCGATCTTCCCTCCGAGGTGCTGTGATGAGCGTCTGGCGAAGCGCGGGCGTGGAATGCAACCACGATGGTTGCCCCCGAGGGGTGAAAACAGTCAGCTACGTCGGCGGCAAGCCAGTTCGCGCGTCGTACCGTCGCTATCCCTGAGTGGCGCACTGACCGCTAACGGCTTCTTCGTGCTACATTGACGCAAACCCGCGACAGGGAGGCTTGCTGCAATGACCAACCCGATTAGCCGCGACATCGAGGCCGCTGCGGCCGCTTCCGCCGATTGGCGGGCGTACGCGGCTGCGCTTGAGGCGCACGGGGCCACGCCGCACGTGCCCCTCTCCGAGGTGGCGGTGATGGTCGGCGACGTGTACGCGCCCTACGCCGCGGCTAAGGCGGCCGAGTACGCGGCCCGCGCCGACGCCTACCGCCGGGCCGCCGACCATGCGCGGGCCCACGCCGCGAAGGGCGACCACGACAGCGCCGTGCTTTCGCAGGCCGATGCGGACTCCGCGCGGCGGATCACGTCGGCGGTGTCGCTGGTGTGACCGCGATCGCTGTCGAGTCGGAGGGCCTGACCGCCGCCGGGTGCGGGTTGGCCGGTCTCGCCGCGCCGACCGTCCCGGCGGTGTGCGCCCCACCGGCTGCGGACCCGACATCCATCGGCTTGGCCGCGGTCCTCAACTCGCACACCGCCGCCGCCACGGCCCTGCTGGCCGACGCCACCGTGGCGCGGGTCGCCGGTGGCGTGGCTGTGGCGGGGACGGCCGACACGCTGGCCGCCGCGGATGCTGGCGGCGCCGCAGTGATCAGCGGTAGCGTATCGGCTGCCGGGGCCCCACCCGTTCTCACGGCCGCTCCGACCCCACCCGCAGTCGCCCCGCCCGTGATCGAAACAGTGGGGCCCCCGGCTCTGATGCCCGGCGAGGCGATCTCCGCGCTGGTGCATGCCGGTCCAGGCTCCTCGGGTCTGCGCGAGCTGGCCACCCAGCTGCGAGCGCAGGCCGGTGGTGTCGACAGCGCCGCCACAGACACAGGCTCGCAGGCTGGGCTCGTCGACGCGACCTGGCGCGACGGGCGCCAGCAGGCCGGTGCCAACATCGCCCGCCACGCCGACTGGCTGCGGGTCATGAGCGCACATCTGGGCGGGTTGGCGGCCGGTGTGGACGCCGCGGCGGGCCACGTTGATCAGGCGGTGCGCGACACTCCCACCCCGGCCGAGTTCGCCGATTTGCGCGCCCGGGCGGCCGGGGTGAGCGACCCCGCGACCGCGGCGGCGCTGGCTGCCCGGTGGGCGCAGCTGCAGGAGCAGGCGATCAGGGCGCAGCAGGATTATCACGGCGCGGTGAGCGACACCGTTGACGGGCTGCCGCACCCACCAGGGCCTGCGCCGCGTGTCACCCATCCCGGCGACCCCGCACCTGACGGCAAGCCAGCCCCGTCTGGTGATGCGATGCAGGCGTTGAGCGCCGTGGAGCAGGTCGGCACCCAGGTTGCGGGTGCGGCGACCGGCGCCGCTACGAGTTTGTTGGGGCAGGCCGGTCAGGGCCTCGCCGCGTTGGCGCAGATGCCGATGCAGGCGCTGTCGTCGCTGACATCAGGTGCGGCTGGCGGGCCGCATGTGACCGGGTTGGACGTACCCGACATCGGCGGCGGCCCCGGTGGCGTCGGCGACTTCGGCAACCCCGGCGGGGGTGGCGACCCGGGCGGCAGCGCAACGACACCGGCCACCGACACGGGGCCCGACGCCGCGCCCGCCGCCACCCCGCTGTCCGCCGCCTCCCCCGCCACCGCGACCGTCGCAGGTACCTTAGCCTCGCCGCCGGACACGCCCGCCACCGCAGGCGGGGGTGCGGGCATGGGCGGCATGGGCATGTTCCCGCCGATGGCGGGCATGCAGGGCGGGCAGGGGGGCGCGAAGCCGCAGCCGGGACGCAAGGTCGTGATCCGGCCCGAACCAAACAGCGAAGCCGTGTTCGGCGAACTGGACCGGCCACGACGACGAAGGGAGCAGCAATGAGCAGAGCACAGCGGGCGTCCGACGCGATCGGCGCCATCCTGGCCGCGGTGTACGAGTGGGAGGACGACGTCGACAGCTTCTTCGTCACCGGCGGCGAGGACGACGACGTGTGTGTCGCCCACGACGCGACGGGTGCGCTGATCGAATGCGTGCCGCGGCGCGGTTTGCAGCAGGAGCTGACTTTGCGCGAGCTTGAGGACGCGGTCAACGCCGCGCTTAGGGCGAACGCGGCCCGCGTCCAGGAGGGCCTGGCGCAGATCATGTCCAGGTTCGGTGAACGCTGCCAGGTCGCCACCGCAGGGCTGGGCGGCCATCCGGTCGGCGCGGACATGGTCGCGGCGCTGAGCGGGTCGCGGCGGTGAGCGAGGTCGCGGTCACACCGGAGGCATTGGCGGCCGCCGCCGGGGAGTTCATCGCGTCCCAGCCTCCACCCGCCGCGCCTCCGCTGCCTCCATCCGCCGATGCCGCATGCGCGGTCGTAACGGCCGCGACCGCCTCCTGGCCTGCCATTGCCGCCGCCATGTGGGCGCAGCGCCAAGCATCCGCCACCGGCATCGCGTCCGCGGCTGGCTACACCAGTATGGATCTGGCGGCCGCCGACATGGACAACGCCACCATGCTAGGGGCAACATTATGACCATGACGCTTGAAACCCCGACCGTCCCGCAGGCGCCGCCGGTGCCGCGTGCGCGGTGGTGGGTTCGCAACCCGCCACCCGGCTGGGCGTTGATCGTGTTCGCGCTGTCCGCCATGATCATCGCCGTGGCCGCTGCGATCGGCTGGCACGACGCGATCGACGGGCCGGCCGAGCAGAAGGTCGTGGGCCCGTCGGCCGCGCAGGTCCGCGCCGAGACGGTCGCGGTGTGCTCCGCCTGGGCGACGGCCTACGGCGCCCTGCCCGTCCCGCAGTCGACGGCGATGGACGTCCTCGCCCCCGCCCTCTACGTGCAGGCGGCCGTGGCAGCCAACCCCGCCGCCGACCCGCAGGTCCTGACGGCCGTCGCCGACCAGGCCCGGCTGATGACCGCGCAGGCCGCAGTCCTGTCCGGGGCGCGGTCCCGCGGTGCGGTCCAGGTCCCCACCTGGGACTACCGGGAGGCCAACACCTCGGCGGCGCACACCGCCCAGGTCTGCCACGACTACGGTGACTGACTACTATTCGGTCATCGCCTCCGGCGGCCCCGACCCCACCGAGGCGATCCGCTACACCGCCGAGCTCGCCGAGCACCACAGCGGGCAAGCCTCTCAACTGGACCAGGCGCATTCGCAGACGCTCAACGGCTTCCGGCCGCGCTTCAACGTCGCCAACCACCCTTCCGGGCAGGCAGGGGCAGCGCTCGACAGCGCTATCCAAGGACACGCCCAGCTGCACGCCGAGCACGCCCAAGCCCACCGCCAGGCCGCCGACGCAGCAGATCAGGCCCGCTACACCCTCCTGGACTACTCCGCCGCTCGCCACGCCATCGCCACCGACGGCGCCGACGCCTGCGACACCGCCGAACAACAGGGCGGCAAGTACGGCCCCATCGAGGCCGCCGACCTCGCCCAGCAGTACCAGGCCCAGGTCACTCAGGCGTGGAGCGGCACCGCCCCCGCAACCACGGCTGCCCTGGACTCCAAGTTCACCCCGCCGCCGGGCACTGCGAAGAAACCGCACAAGCAGGGTGACGACCCCGACGACCCCGACAGCGGCAAACCCGACGCCGGTGACCCCACTGACGACCGAAAGTTCACCCCAACCCCAGTATCAGCCGCCCCACAACCCGCAAGCGCAGGCGCAGGCGCAGGAGGGTCACCCGCCAGCGGTGGCTTCACCCCGCCAATGCCCGGCTCAACCCCCAAAATGCCCTCACTGTCCTCTGCTGCCAAAACATCGCCAGCATCGGCCCCAAGCCCCAAGATCAGCCCACCCCTGACGGGGTTAAGCCCAGCCAGCCCAACCCCGTCGCCGTCGGGCCTGTCCACCGCGGCGCCGCGTACAGCCGCAGCGCCACCGGCCCAAAGCGCCGGTGTGGGCAACCTGGGCGCGGCGTTCAACTCGGGTCTGGCCTCGACGGGGATGCGTGCGACCCCCGCTCCGATCGCCCAATCAGCCCGGCCGTTGGCGCCGTTCTCAGCCCCGCAGCCCGCGACGGCCGCCCCATTAACGGTAGCGGGGCAGTCAACGCCGGCGGTGCCTGCGGGGGATGTGCACGGCCCCGCCCCTGCTCTCGCCTCGGCCCCGTCCGGTGGCGGTGGTGTGCCGATGATGGGCGCCCCGATGGGCTCGGGCCCGCTGGCGCCGTACTCCACCCCCGGTGCGGGCAGCGCAATCTCCGCTCCACCGGCCACGTCGCCTGTGTCCACTGCCGCAACCGCGGCTTCGGGCTCCGGCTCCGCTGGTGTAGCGCTGGCGCCTCCCGCAGCGGCGTCGACACAAGCGGCCGTGACCACCCGGGACCCGCACCTGTCGACGGCCTTGACTGTCCTGGCGGGCCTGGTGCGGGGCACCGACCTGTGCGGCCTGCGTGTGGCCGTCGGCTGGGCCGTGGGCGTGTTTGAGGTGGCCTGCGTGCAGCACGTCGTCATCGCGTCTTCGGTGGGCGGGGGCGATTGGATACCGGCCACAGTTTTCCCCCCGGCCGGTGTCAAACTCGCGACCCGCGACCCGCTGCTGATTGCAGGCTGGGCGGGGGAGCGGTTCATGGGCTGGCAGCGGCCGACGGCCATCCTGGAGGCCCACTTCGAGGCGCTTCGGACGGCGCCGGTGTTCGACCCGCGGGTGTTGGCGATCGCCACGACGGAGATGTGGCCGCGCCGCCCGGCCTGCGGCGGCGCGTACGAATCGTTAACAGATCGGGAGGTGCTGAGCCGCCCCGGCATGGCGCCGGTACTGGACGCGGCGCACACCCATCGGCTGGTAGTGCTGGACCCGGTGTTCGCGGCGCACTTGGGCGGGCTGTGCAACTCGGTGCCGCCGGAGGGTAGGGCCGCCCGGTACCGGGAGTTGGCGGCCGCGGTAACCGACGCCGTGGTGTCGGCAGCCGGGGAGCCGGACGGCACCGGCGAGATGGTCGCGGCGCCGGCCGACGCGGACATGTGGGCTAAGGCGAAAGCCTCGGCGGCCACCGAGGAGGATTGGCGGGCGTGGCGCGAGGACGTTGACGGCCGAGACTTCCCGGAGATGTACGCACCAAGGGACTTGGACGATTCTTCGGCGTCGGCGGCCGCGCGGCTGTTCTACCGGCACCACTACAGCCGGGCCCGCGTCGCCGAGCTGGTCGGCTGCTGGCGCAGCTCAGGCGGCTTGTTCGACGTCGCCTATTGCGGGATCACCGCCGGCTACGGGCCGCAGCTCGCCGCCGCTGTGTAAGTGAAGGTGTGAGGTGATGGGGGTGAGCCAATGAGCGGGGATATCAGCCTGCGCTGCTGCGACGCCGGGTGCAACGGAAACCACTATGGACTGACGGCCGACGAGTTCCACGACTTGGCCGAATACAACGGTTGGCGCTCCTGCGGACTCAACGTCGGTGAACCCTTACGACCCGATGGCGACCTAGACCGAGAGCACCGCATGATGCTGCTGCAACACCGCTACGACAGCTACACGTTCGGCGATGAGTGAGATGACGACAAAACACGCCGGTGTGTGCGAATTGACTCACACTGTTGCTCATGTGAGGATGACCATCAGTCGAGCAAGAAGGAGCCACCTTGACCACGGTCGACCAGGTCGCTGCTACCGCAGTGTCAGCCCTCGGCACCATTGAAGTGGAGGTGTCGGCCGCCGGTTTCGTGACCGGCGTGCGCCTGCACCGAGACGAGGCGCGGCGCTGGAGCTCGTGGCTGTTCGGCGACCGGGTGGTCGACGTCGCCAGGGTGGCCCACGACAGGTTCCGCTGCGCCCAGGTCGGCACACCGTCACCCGGTGAGGTTGCCGCCCGCGAGCAGAAACTGAGGTTCTGAAATGCGCAAGCGGCCCGAGCCGCCCATCGGCGGCCTGCCGGTGCTGCCCGACCCGCTGGAGTGGCACATCCTCGAAGTCGACAACTTATCGGTACCGGGTGAACCGGCAATCGGGATAGTCATCCGCAACCGGCTGACCCACCTGGACGCCCAGGCGATGTCCCTGAACGTGGCCGGGCTGCGACTGGAGGAGATACCGGGGGCGGTGGAGCGCGCCGCCCTGGACGTGTGGGAGGCCTACCAGCGCCGACGGGCCATCTCGGAGCTGATCGCAGAAAGGTGGCGGTAGATGGACCCGTTCGAGTTCATCCGCTCGATGAATTCCCTGTTCAGTCTGCTGTCCGGCAAACCCGACACCCAGCCCGCCCCTACCACCGGGCCCACCGACGGGCCGACACCCCCGCCGGGCCCGATCTTCGGCCCGGCCGCAGCCCCCCCGCCACCTCCCGCACCGCCCCCGCCCGCCCCTGGTCCCCCGCCCCCTGCGACAGGGCAGGCCGCCGACGCAGCCGCCGCGGACGCGGCGAAAAGCGGCGTCACCGTCGAGGCTTTGGCTGAGCTTGACCGCGACTCGGCCGACACCCTCGCCAAGATCCAGTCGGCCGGGCAGGAGGGGCAGCGCCAGCTCGATGCCATCCAAAGCGATTTGAACGCCGAGATCGCCCGCCTGGGCCCGACGCTGAACACCCCGTCCGGGCAGCAGCGGCTACGCGAGGTGCTTAAGGACAAGCTGTCCGCCGCTAAGGGCGTGATCGATGCGCATATGGCCGCGGCGTCGGACGCGGCGAAACGCACGCACGACCTGACGTCCAAGTACGCCGGGACGGGCAACCCCGACGACACCCCGACCACCCCGGCGGCCGCCCCGCCACCGGCCGACGACAACCCGCCACCCGCCCCTGCTCCCACCCCGCCGCCGGCACCTGCGGCGGACACGTCGGCAACCCCGGCGGCAGCGCAGCCGACCGGCATGCCGATGGGCGGCGGGATGCCGATGGGCGGCGGGATGCCGATGCCGTCGCTGGGTGGCATGGTGCCGTCGTTGAGCGGGCTGCCCGGCATGGGCGGCGGCGGCCCGTCGTTCGGCGACCCCGGAGGCGGCTCGGGTGACCGACCGCCGTCGTTCCACGACGACACCGGCCCGGCGAACGACAAGCCCAAGGCCACCGCGTTCCACGACGACCCCGACACACCCAAGCCCGCCGCAGCGCACGACACCACCGACCCGGCGCACCCCGACCAGGCGCACCCCGACCCAACTGCAACTACACCGGCCGCGACGACACCCGCCGCGCCAAACCAGCCCCCCGACCCCGGCCACGGGACGGACGTGCGCTGGCCGGACGGCACCACGGTCGTGCAGGCCCGCAACCCCGTCGCCGCCGCGGCAGCCAACGCCGCCACGCACGGCGCCACCGTCGAGGACGCCTATAAGCGGGCCGGGATCACGCTGCCCCCGCCGGGCACCCCGGTAACCGACCCGCTGCCGCCGACCGACCTGCACGCCGGTGACATCGGTGTGTACAAGGACCACATGGTGATGGCCCTGGGCAACGGCAAGGTCCTCGTCAACGGGCAGCCGCAGCCGCTGGGCTCGCTCGGGTCGTCGGATGCGTTCCTCGGATGGATCGACCCGACGAGACACGCCCCGCAGCCCGCATCTGCGCCCACCCCGCCCGCACCTGCGCCGCAGCCGGTGCCCCTGGCGCTGTCGTAAAAGGGGCGACTGGTGGGCCTGGCGGCGTTTGTGCAGTCGGCGGGTGCGGCGATGGGGGCCGCCCGCGACAGCTTCGGCACCGGCGGGGCCGTGCCGCCCCCGGCCAGTGTGGGCACCCCACCGGGTCCAGCCCCCGCGTCCGGGCAGGCCGCCGCCGCCGCCCTCGCCGACGGCAACACCATCCACGGTGTTGTGGCCACGCTTGAGGGCCACGACCAGGCCGCGGCCGAGCAGCTGATCGCCGCCGCGGCCGCCTCCAACGCCGGGCGTGACGCGATAGACGCCGCGATCACGGCGGCCCTGGCCGACATCGCCGCGCTCGGCGAATCCGTCGACACCCCGCAGGGGCAGGCGGACCTGGTGGCGGCGATCAAAACGCACCTGCAGGACGCCAAAACGGTCGTGGACACGGGCAGCGCCGACGCCTCGACGCGGGCCGCCGCCGCGCACACCATCGCCGCCACCTACGCAACCCCGTCGGCGCCAATGACGTCCATGCCGTCCGCGCCGACAGCGCCGCCGACCGCGACGCCGATGAGCTGGGGCCCCGCGCCGACACGCGCCGACGCCAGCCCCGTCTACGGCCCCGCCGACCCCCCGCTGGACGCCGCCGCCCACCTGCCCGCCGCCTCGGTGTCCGACCCGCCGGTCAGCGGCGACCGGGCCAGCGTCGCCCGCTACATCTACCGCACCGCCCGCGCACACGGCTACAGCCCGCACGACGCCCTGGCGATCACCGCCTACGCCGACGGGGAGTCGTCATTCCGTCCGACCGTGAGCCCAGGCGCCCAGTACGCCGCCGGTTCGGGCGGCGACGCCTACGCCAACACTGTTGTGGGGCTGTTCCAGGAGAAACCCGCCTTCGCCTCCGATGTGGGGATCGACCCTGCGCTGCGCTACACCGTGGAGGGCAACACGGAGGCCTACCTGCGCCAGCTCGCCGCGCATCCCGGAGGCGACATCTTCGACCGGCTGCTGGCGACCTCGGTGGGCGGGCCGATGTACACCGGCGGTAGATCGAAGATGCAAGAATTGATGGCCGCGACCCGTCAGCTGATCGGCGAGCCGACGTGAGCGGCCTGGCGGCGTTTGTGCAGTCGGCGGGTGCGGCGATGGGCTTCGCCCGCGACAGCTTCGGCACCGGCACCCCCGCCGGGCCCGACCCTGCGCCGCCGCCCGCGCCCCCGGCTGCCATACCCGGCGCCTCCGGGCAGGCCGCCGACGGGTTCACTGGAGAGTCCGACAACATCGGCGGGCAGGTCGACGGGTTAGACGCCAACGACACTGCCGCCGCCGCGCAGCTGGCGGCCGCCGCGCAGGCCTCCGGCGCCGGCCGGGGACGCATGGAGGCGGTGATCGCCGCCGCCGTCGCCGACGTGCACGCCCTGGGGTTCGCCACCAACACCCCCGCCGGGCAGGCCGCCCTGATCGCCGCGATCAAGACACACCTGCAGCAGACCCAAACCAACCTGGACGCGGGCAGCGCCGACGCGGGCACCCACGCAGCCGCGTCGGGCGCCACCGCCGCCGCCTACCGCGGCGCCACGACACCGGCCGCTTCGGGCGCCGCGATGCCGCAGATGGGGCAGCTGGTCTCCGGGATCACACCGCTGGCGTCGGCCGCTGGCGCCCCCCTGCAGGCCCTGTCCGGGCTGGGCGGTTCGATGCCGCAGATGATGGCACCGCTGGCGTCCATGAGCAGCCCCGCCGCGCCGCACTACGGCAAGGCTGAGGACGCTGCGGCGATGCCCGAACTGGCGGGTGAGCCGCTGGCCACCGGGCAGCCGACCGCCGCGACAGAGGCCGCCCGCCGCGCGCTGTCGCAGCTCGGGAAGCCCTACGGGTGGGGCTCCGCCGGACCGTCGTCCTACGACTGCTCCGGCCTGTGCCAGTGGAGCTACCGGGGCGTCGGGGTGAACCTGCCGCGGGAAACCTACGACATGGTCCACGTCGGGCAGACCGTGCCCCGCGACCAGGTACGCGCCGGGGATCTGGTGTTCTCCAACTTCTCGGCCCGCGGTCCCGAGCATGTGCAGATGGCGATAAGCCCGACACAGGTGGTCGAGGCTCCCACACCCGGCGGGCACGTACAAGTAAGCTCGATACCCAATAGCGTCATTGTCAAGCGGGTGGTGGTGTGATGGGCGGGTTCCTGTCGCGGCTCGTCAGGGTGATCGTGTGCGTGCCGACGTTCGGCGACAAGCACATCAGCGTCACCGTGAACATCACGGTCCTCGGCCGCTCGGAGCTGAGATGCTGCCGGGACTGATCCGTCTACTGAGGTCGTGGCGGCACTACTACCACCACGGGCCCGTCTGCCATCCCTGCCCGTTCTGCTGCTGCCCCACCTGCTGGGGATGCGACGAGCTGGAGGCGCGATGCCGGGGCTGAACTACGCCAGCTGGGAGCAGGTGCAGGGCTGGCGGTTCCTGGCGCACCGCGGCGCCGTCGCGATCGGCCGCCGCAACGTGCGCCTCGTGCACGACCCGAGCAAGAACGCGGGCGCGTCCCTGCTCGTCGGCACCGTCCTGTCCGTGTTCGTCGTCGGCCTGTGCTTCCTGCTGGCGGTGCTCAAACCGATGGGGCTTGTCGGGCACAACCGCATCGTGTCGGACCGGGCCAGCGCAGCCCTCTACGTCGACATCGACGGCGTGATGCACCCCGCCCTCAATCTGGCTTCGGCGCGGCTGATCACCGGCTCGCCCGACGATCCGAAAGCCGCCCCGATCAGCGAAATCCACCAGCTGCCGATCGGCCCCACCGTGGGCATACCCGGCGCCCCCACCGACCTGGCCGTGCGCGGCCCCGCCGACACCGACTGGGGGATCTGCGACACGCTCGGCTCGACCGGCTCGCAGGTCACCCCCCGCACCACCGTGCTCGGCGGCCGCCCAGTCCTGCAGGACTGGGCCAGCGTCCTGCAGGCCCCGCGGGCGGTGCTGATGACCTACGGTGCCGACAACTACGTCGTGACCGGCGGGCAGCGCTCACAGATCGATTTGACCGACCGGGCGGTCACCCTGGCCTTGGGCCTGCCGGTCGGGGACCTGCACCCCGCGCCGATGTCGCAGGCCCTCTACGAGGCCCTTACCCCGTCGCCGCCCATGCGGGTGCCCGACATCCCCGGCCCCGGCGGGCCCGTGGGCTACGCGATGCCCGATGCCCCGGTGGTGTCGGGCACGGTGCTGCGCACCGACGACGTCGGCACGGTGCAGTGGTTCGCGGCGCTGCCCGCCGGTGTGCAGCGCATCCCAGCCACCGCCGCGGAGATGATCGCCAACTCCGGTGGTCAGGTGATGAACGTCCACTCGCGGGTGGTCGCGGCGATGCCGCAGGCGGTCGGGTTCGACACGTCGGTCTACCCTCCGGGCCATTTGCAGCTCGCAGACAAGGGCGACGAGCCGGTCACGTGCGTGGCGTGGCGCAAAACGTCGGGGGAGCCCCGCGCGCAGATCAGTGTGGTGAGCGGGCGGCGCCTGCCGATCCCGATGGGCGACGAACGCCGCGTCATCAGTCTGGTGCAGGCCGGGCAGGGCGCCGCGGACGCAGTGTGGCTGGCCCCTGACTCGGCGAACTGGGTGCAGGTCACCGGCGTCGAACCCGCCTCGGGCCGGGCGGAGAGCCTGTGGTTCGTCAGCGACACCGGGGTGCGGTTCGGCGTCCCCGCGGGCCGCAACGACCAGACACGCCGGGCGTTGGGCCTGGAGGATGCGCCGACACCGGCGCCGTGGACGGTGCTGCGATGGCTGCCCGCCGGGCCCGCCCTGACGAAGTCGGCGGCCCTGTCCGAGCACGACACCCTGCCCCTCGACCCGACCGCGCAGGGGGCGTCGTCTTCGGTGCTCGGAACAACCGTGGCTGGCCTAGCCTAGATGCGCTACCGCGGCACGGGTCCGAAATTCTACAAGGTCAGCCAGCGCAAGGTGGTTTACCGCTGGTCAGATATCCGGGCCTACTTGGAGGCCAACATGGTCGAGGCCGACCAGCAGATCACCGAAATTCTGAACACCGCAACCATCGTAGAGGCCACAGAAAAGGGCAGCCAGGAATGAAACCTCAGATAAAACTCGGGCAGCCCCTGACCGGCGAACAACTCGAGCGGATACATGAACTACGTGATCAATGGATGGAGACCGGGCTGTCGACCGAACGGTGTGATCGCCCGGCCGCCGAAGCCGCTGTGCGAGCCGTGTATCGGTCCGCCGGACTGAAAGAACCTGAACTTTTCATTTGGATGGACTCACCGCTCGGAGGCGCTCTCGCCGCTGCGACAGTGCGTCAGCTGCTCTCAATGGGCCAGCTCGGCGACCGGCTCGCGGGCCAGCTCACGGAAGAGCTCAGGGGCCAGCTCAGGGGCCAGCTCACGGAAGAGCTCTGGGACCAGCTCAGGGGCCAGCTCGGGGGCCAGCTCTGGGGCCAGCTCAGGGGCCAGCTCGCGGGCCCGCTCGGGGGCCAGCTCTGGGGCGAGCTCGGGAACCAGCTCACGGAAGA